TGTTAAAACTTCCTCGTTTGTGCGACCGGCTCTAACCATTTCATACATTTTATCGAGCATATCTACAGATAGACTATCGCCCATTACTGCATCAATTTTTTTAATTGCAACAAACTCTCTAGGGCCTGTGCCTGTTTCAAGTCGTTCAATAAAATCAGTAGGGTCTGGAATAAAATACTTGTTGAATCCCATGGTTTATGATTTAATGTAATCGTATGTGCCTTTGATATTGGCGTTTAGGAATTTACCAAATGATTCAGCTTCACACAACTCAGCATAGACTGATTCGGAAACTCCAACATAGGTATAGGTTGTGCCACTTTTAAATTGAACATAAAGTTCGTTTAGGGACTGGTCATATCCAAATGCATCAACTGTTGATGATGTTACTGAGGTTAATTCTACGTTCATATTAATAAGTTTATAGAGATAATATACTAAGATTTCTTTGGTTTTTCCCTAAAGAATAAAAAATAAAGTCCAAAAAAGAATGCCGATAGGCAATAGAAAATAGCGTCCGTAATCCAGTATGAACCGGTCCATTTCATTACCAGAGCAAAGAGGGCATCGAATCCAAGAGGGTTGAAGAATGTAGCTAGGATCAGGATCCATGTCCCTATCAGGCTCTTCTGATTGTTTTTTAATTTGGTGAATACTGTCACTTTCCATGGTATTAGATATTTTCTCAGTAGAGAAAAGGATTAATTGAATAAACTGAGGATTTGTAGAAATCTTAATTATTTATTACCACTTAGGTTCTTCCAATGGACAGGACTCGCCTTTAGTTGCAGTCTTTGCAAAAATATAGCAGCCGCACTCTCCACACTGGCCGCTTGCTCCTAGAAATTTGTCGCACTCATAACAAATAGAGAGCCTTTCATTTCTAATATCGTCGCCAACAAATAAATCATCAAAGATTCCTTTGATTTTTGTTCGTACCTCGGTTGAGTTACAGTTCTTGCAATCGCTCATGCTCAAGTTGAATATAATTTTCTAATAAAGTATTATACTGCTCACGATATTTTAGAACAGCTAAGTCTTTGGCTTTTGCCTCGACCTCAATATCTAGAGTTAGGCCATATGGATTAATTTTTTCATAGATATAATCAGCATGGGATCTAGCAATAACTGACGAATCCTCAAATGTTTTCCTTGAACTTGAGTAGTGAGTTAGCGGCGTACATGACCAAGTGGAAGCTGCAAGTTTTAGTGCAGCCTCTTCAGTTAAGCCGCTAGTATTAAATCGGTGGTGGTGAAAGTCAAAGGTGATTGGCGTACCAATTCTTGCAGTAATTAAGTCAAACAAGTCTTGTACTGAGTATTGTGTAGATTTATCGTCATTTTCAACGACAAGCCGACTTTGTGCAGCTTTACCAAGTAACCTAAAATTTTGACAAAATCTATCAGCAGCTGATTCTTTATCACCGTAGGTTCCACCTACATGAATATTAACAGGAAATCTATGATCGGTTGGTAAACCCATAAGATCCATAATTTCAGCATGTTGGTTTAGATCCTTGATTGTTTTAGTAACAACACTTGGCGTTGGCGATGGTAAAACATCAAATTGGCCTGGGTGCATTGATAACCGGATATTATTTGCAAGTACAAATTTGCCAATGGCTTGCATATCTGGTAAAATTTCTTGGAAATTAGGCAGCTCTTGAATTTCATATTCTGACATCCATGGAAAAACATCGCTAGACATACGATAAACGTAAATACCATTTGCAAGATTCCATTCCAAAATAGTTAAGATATCTTTGATATTTTGATGAGCCAACTCGCTGCAATATTGCACGCCCTTTTGTTGAAAGGTTTTTTTAATCATTCCACGATTTGCAGTAACCTTTCTGTCTAGTGACAAGTTAATGCAGCAATAGCCAAGGCGAGTTGTTTCGTTTATCATAAAACTAATATACTAAATACTATTCATTTTTGTGAGCTCTTCACACTTTTCAAATTCTTCCTTTTCTTCAAAATAGTCAATCATTTCAACTAAAAGGTCTGCTTTTTCTTTTTCATCAAATGGAATATCGGTTGGCCATGTAAAAGAATTTGCACTTAGGTGTTTGTACATTTCTTCCATCATGTCAAGGTACATGCTTTCTAAAGCTGCACTATAATCAATAGTTCGCATTCTGATAATTATTTGTAGCTTTACGGATTACCTCAACAACATCAATTGCGTCATCTAATCCATCGTGCGTAACATGATTTTCAAGACCAATTCGTTCTTTACATTTTCCAAGACCAGGCAAAGATTGATCGTTTTTCCAATCTGTAACCAATACAGCTGGATCAATAATACGATTTCTAATTTTAATCTTAGTATTCCAAGTTGGAATTAGTGTCTCTAACCAAACTTTATCAAATGCTGCAAAGTTTTTACCAGCTGCATTAATAATTACCCGATCTCCATCTACTTCACAACCATTAAATGCTGCCCAATTTGCAAACGCAGTAGCAACCATTTGTGGAGTTAAGATATTGTGTTTTTTGCGATAATCTCCGCGCTCTTCTCTTGGAATCTTTTCCATTCCAGCAATTATCTTAATGAGGTTCATATTCATATTAAAAGCATATGCTGAACCACTATAGTGTGGATGTTCAATTACACAATTGAAGGTAGGCAACTCTGAGATTGGCTTAACATCGTTTGTGTCTTCAATTATTGCGCCAATCTGTAAGACCTGACACGTCTGTGGATCTAATCCAGTTGTTTCTAAATCAATTGATATGTATTTCATTTCTTTATATTTTATACTATTATACTAATCTAATATATCCCATGGCAAATCTCCGTCTTCAATTGGCGTAGATTTATTTGGTGTATTCGGAGATGCTCCAAATAAGTCATTCATGATTTCATCGTCAGTCATGTCTTGTTCATCTAAAATTTGATTAGATTTTGCAATATGAATTTGAGTTGCTTCGATTGTATTAAAGTATTTGATTTGGCCGCTAGGGCTTTCCCATTTACGACCGGCTAATTTATAGCCAACCTGAATTTGATCTCCAGGTTTTGCTGGATCCAGCATTTCGCATTTTTCTTGGATTGCAACAAAGGTTACATACTGTGGGTACTTATCGTTAGTCCCGACTACAAATTCTCTTTTTTTGAATTTGGCTGATACAAATTGAGTATCGTCTACGTTAATTAAGGTTCCGCTAAATGTTGACATATTAAAAGTTTGGGTTTGTTATTTTTAAATCATAATTATTAAAGTTTGCAAATAATTCTTTATCTGCTTGTAGTCGAGCATCGACTGTGTGACCTGGCATAACTCGGTCTGCCAGCCGTTGTCTACGTGGGTCTTCTGCAATATCAAAAAATATTACAAATGATTTTGCACGATCCTCTGGTGAAAGATGTGATAGGCCGCTTGGCGTCATAATAAAAACATCATCACGATAAAACTGTTCGATGGTGGTGCCATACGTCCAACCATTAAAATCAATTACTTCATAGAATTTACCGGAGTCAATCATTTGTTGACACTCGGTTTGACTTAAAAAGAAGTAATCTTGACCGTCTACTTCACCTGGCCTTGGTGGACGTGTTGTATAACTTACCGCATACGTCATGCCTCTGTCCTCAAGGCGTTTTCTCATAAAATCTTTACCTGATGCGCCAGGTCCCGCTAAAATAATTCTTGGCATTATATTGTTCTTGTTTTTTCGTAAATTGCTTTAATAACTGGAAATCTTAAAGAGTGCTGACCGTGTTGGTCTGTTGTTTCTTCAAAATATTGAACTGTAATTATTTTACCAATAATTTGACTAGGGTTTTTGTAAAATTGTCGACGTTGTTCAATTGAAAAGCCTGAACCTACTCTAACTTGATTTCCTCTATGCGTAATAAAAATATTACCTAGCATTTCTTCTTCGACTTCGCGACCATCTTCAATAACTCTATGTGTTGAATTTTCAACTCCTTCTACAATGTATTCAGCATCCCAGAATTTTTTAACTTTAAGAATTTCATCACTGCGTTTTCCAATATATGGGGTATCTTTTCTTAACATTAAGCCTTCCCAACCTTGAGCAGTTGAATTAGTAATTTCAGTTTGCAGGTGCTCCTCTGACTCTATTAGTGTCTGCTTTAGTAGAGTAGTATTTTTTAAGTCAATTCCACTAAACAGTAGAGCCGCAATTGTAATACGATCCCTAAATTTTCTGTCACCAATTGAAGTTTGGCTATTAAACTCTTCTAGGGTTAAACAGTCAAATACTAAATATTTTGGATTTTTTATGGTATGGTTTTTTCGGCCAATTTCTTTAATAATTCCTTGAAAATCTTCTTGACCTGCCTCATTCATCATACAAACCTCGCCGTCAAGAACAGTATCTACTAAATTTAGTTTTTTAATATCTGCCTTTAACGTATCTAGAGTTAAGAACTCATTACCGCCTCTAGAAAAGAACTTAACTTCTCCATCTGCATCAATTATTGCAGCACAGCGAACTCCATCTAATTTACGGCTCATGTACCAGTGATCTTCTAGCCTAACTTTCTTTTTAGTCCTATCATCATATGGCATGGCTAGTGCAACGTCAAAGGTTGGAATTGTTCCAGGTAAGATTGAATTAATTAAGGTGGTAGTTGCTCTAGTTTTTAAGTTGCGATCTAAGATACTATAGATCACTTCTGAGAACTCCAAATTCCTAGCTATAAAACCATTAACACAAGCTATTGCAGAGTTGCCAGTGACACGACGTTCATTCAGGTCGTCTAACAGACTAAATAGATCATCATAATTATCAAAAGAAAGCTCCTGTCTCTTTTTTAAGTTGGCCGGCGTAACGTAATACTGCTTGAATGGAGAGTATGTATACTCTAGGATCTTTCTAAGATATGGGCTATTGAATTGTTGCAGGACTGCCTTTTTATCGTTGGTCGACGAAGTTACATTCATTGCCTCAATAAAGTCCTGGATTAATTTGAGATTGTTCATATACATATTATACAAAAAAGGAGACCAAATAGGTCTCCTTTAGCTATATAAAAGACGCCAATTAATTAGGCGGGAGTTTCCTCAGTTTGCGGAGCCTCTACTGGAGTTTCCAAAGTCTTGATGGCCTTGTCTAACTCATGTACTTTAGAGTATGCAGTGTTTAATTGGAAAGAAACTTTGAATAGAGCCTGTGCATTGTGTAACCCTGTGAATTTTGCACGGTTTAGGAAATACAGACAAGATTCAATACATGCGGCTGGCAATCTAACTGGACTAGTCTCAGAGTTTTTACCTTCGCCTTTATGGTTTTCAATTTCTCCCAATAACATGTTGTGATTTTGTAGAATAACGAAAGCTTCGTTAGGTCCAGTAAATTCAACACTGTTTTTTAGGAAATTTCTTAACCACTTAAGATCGTCTTGTGTCATTGATGGAACATCAAAATGACCACGTCTTTGTGCTTTAAGTTTTTCGATTTCGGATAATTCTTGTTGAGGCTCTTCCACCTCTGGAGTTGCATCAGTAATTTGATCAACCTGTTCTAAAATTTGCTCGTCTTGAGTTACAGTTTCGTTTGACATAAATATCTTTGTTTTTGTTAAGATATTATACCAAACTCTATTCGATAGTTTCAATCAATCGTTGAGCAATTATCTGCTGAGAGCGCGATAATTTAGTAATTGCCTCTTGTATTGGGACAAATCCAGCCCAATCTACCTCCTCGGCCTGTAGTTGTTCTTTAGGTACCTTCGGCGAAGCAAGGCCAATTTGTTCAAGGCTCTCAATGCGTACGTCAAAATAAGCGCAGCGACTGTGAGGAATACCGCGACGGTAAAATACAAAATATTTCTCATTTTTATCAATTAGTTCTGGATCTACCGTAATCCCGGTCTCTTCCCTTGTCTCACGAATTGCGCAAGTTAAAAGATCTTCACCATCTTCGATTCCACCTTTAGGAATGCCAAACGGTTGGTTCTTCCAACTTGCATCAGAAGGATGAATTAATAAAAGTTTGCCTTCCCAGATAATAGCCAAGCCAGCTGCTCGAATTTCAAGCTGCTTTTCGCTCTCTGCTAAATAATCTGTGAATGTAAAAATCATTTATTGTCTGCATCCCACTTTTTTTGAATGTACTTTGCTTTATTAATTTCAGATCTTCGCTTAACACTAGGTTTTACAAATTCTTTACGATCACGCAAATTTTGTAACTGTTTAGTATCAATGACCTTTCTTTTTAATTGTTTGAGTGCTCTTTCCAGAGACTCTGAATTTCTTATATCAATTATTAGCATAAATTAAAAATCACAATCTACTTTATAAGTTGAAGTTGGCGAAACGGTAGATGGCGCGCCTCCTCCAAATGGAGTAACCGTTGCAGTAGTATAATACATAGTCCATCTAAAGTTATGATCATCGTTATTAATTACCTTCATAACCATTCCACGTAAAGTGTCTGAACGTTTTCCAGCTGGAGCAGTTATAGTATTGTTATCCTTTTGATTCATTCTATTTGCTTCGTGCAAATTATGAGAAGCTCTAGTTTGAACCAATTTAGCAGCATCTTGATTTGGATATTTAGCAAGGTTTGCAGTAAATTCAGTAACCTTTGTGGCAAATTTAGTGTATGCAGCAGGGCATCCTTCCGCTCCCCAGTTTTGCCAAATAATTTTCCAATAGCAGGCTTCGTCATCGCTCCATGCAAGTAAATTACCATCACAATCTGACATTGAGGTTTCATCGTATTTAGCTAGGGTTTGTGCTTTATTTGCAAAAAATAGTGCAAATCCATCTAATTCTGCAACAACTTTATCAAACTCTGCTTGCGTAATGGTTGTAGCAGCAGGCGGAGTTTTTGGTTCTTCCTTTTTTGGAGCAGATGTACTGCTTTTTTGACCAGATGAGCTTGAGGAAGAAGCTTGTCCAAATCTTCCGGTTTGTTCGACTATAAAGTCTGAAAATTTTTTAATATTTCTCATTTTTTTAATTTATTTTAATTATTTATTTAATTGGAGAGGCTGTTATGGCAGATTTAATAATTGTAAGCAACCCATCATCAAATTTTCCAGTAGCTGTTCCCTTTACCACAGATTCAAAATCCTTAAATCCTTTTGATCCACTATACGTTTGACCGTGTTTAAATCCTGAGAATTTTTTAATAGCAGCAAACATATTTTCATAAGATCCTGCACTAGTTTTATTCATATTGGTTTTAAAGTGAGTTTTAACTTTATCGATTGTAGAAACATCTGGGGTTCCCCAAAGTGTCTTGTCAGATACGACTAATCCTGCAAAAATCTTTAACACTTGATCTTCAGTTGTTATAGCAGTTCCATCAAATCCAGACGCGGTTGTCGCAGCGGCTGCAGTCGGATCAACAAGTGTACCGGATGCTAAATCCGAGATTATGAATGGAGCATAATATTCCGCACTTTCTGGATCTTTCATAAATTCTAGTGAATTTAACTTAATTTTTCCAGCGTTTAATCCTAATACCACTACAGCATGGGCCATTTTAGAGTAAAGATCTCGTGTTAATTCATTAACGTTGACTTTAGAAAAATTTGACGGGTCAAATTTAGCAGCTTTGGCAAACAGATTTATTAAAGCAGTCTGCAGCGGTTCCGAATAAATTTTGTGCTGATCCGAATCGCCTGGCTCAGATTTAGCCATTCCATCTGGTAGTTTAGAAATAAATTTCCAAAATATTGGAACAATATCACCGCTTGTTGTAACTGCAACCCTTGCCCTTCCAATCTTATCAGTGACTTTCTTTATGTAAGTTGAATACAGACCAATATCATTATAAAACCATTTGTATGCCGGTCCGTCTCCATCTAAAAATGAAGCTGCCGTAAATACTGTAGCGGGTTTTACATCAACATCGGTTTTCTTAGCGTCGACTGTTGGTTTACCTGTGCCTGGCTCCTTAAAATACTTTTGAAATGAGCCATCTGCACCCATTAAATAGGTCAGTCTGGCATCAATACCAGAGGCTATTTTTTGATTTGCTGGAATAGCTTGAGTATTAATTGTATCGGGATAAAAAAGATAGATCCATCCTGTAAATTCTCCTAGATCTTTTCCAATTATTCTATTTTTTTGAGTTGATACATTAGCTCTAATAATACCTACTTCATGCGTTTTGTCAGATCCTTTAATTGCAGTTAGAACCTGCTGAGCATCACCATCCTTAGCATTATTAATTGTATTAATTAACTCCTTAACATCTCCCAATAGTGGATTTTTAGCTGGCCAGCTAAATTGGTATTGCCATTTTATTCTAATGCTACCTTCGCCAGCTGGTAAAGTGATAGGCTGCGCAAGCAGCTTAAACTTAGTTTCAGTTTCAGTAGCAGTTTGCTCAAATAGAGCAGTTATGTTTTTTATGGTTTTCATTATATTAAAACATTTTAAGTAAGTCGCTAGAAGTCACCGAACCTCCAAAGAAATTTGGTCTATACGATGGATCGGCATCCAGTTTTTCAAATTCAGATTTGATTAATTGTGCTTCTCCAGGAGATGGATAAAAACTAATTGAGCCAGTTGTTGCTTTATTACCGGCTGTACGCTTATAATTATTTTCATACTCTTTAAGGGCACTCTTAAGTTTAGATTTAATTGATTCATATTCCATGTCCTGTGTCATTACCGCAGCTAACATATACCATAGGCCGCCGTGTTGCCAGTCGGTTCCAACTCTTTCTGAAATTACTTCTTGAATAGTGGCATCGGCTGGTAATTCGGTCATCATACCTGCATCTGAAATTGGAGAATCTATTCCCATTTGTTTTAGGGTAGCATCGACTGCTTCTTGATTAGCAATAGTAGCTTCACTACTAACTCCGGCTGCAACAAAATCTTGTTTTGGGCCGTTTTTAACTAGTGAGCTACCAGCTGGAGGAATGGTTGCAGTTAGTGCAAGTTCGTCTATTGCTTTATTTACGTGACTTTGACAAATATCAACATAGCTAAGAGGACCTACTATTGCATTACCTCTTTTTGCTTTTTCTAATTCCTGTGATATTTCATCTGCTGCCGTAGTAGGTGCAGCATCTTCTGCCTCTAACAAAAACTGAGATCGACTTAGGATAAATTTAGTAGATTCCTTTTTTAAACCTAACGTACCTAATGCCTCAATACCTCCCATATTTCCTTGTCCTAACTCTGCAATTGGACATCTAAGTGGAGCACCAATTACGTTTTTAGCAATAATTAGTTTATTTCGCATAACTCTACTTTTTCTAAGAGCTTGTGACCAGGTTCCTCCAACTTTTGCTAAATCGTCAAACCTTTTAATTGCACTAGATCCAGCTTTTGCAATATCAACATATACTTCTGGATTTTTTGCAAAGAGTCTATACATTCCAACTACACCAGGGCCAGCTTCTTCTAATTTGGCTAGTGCCGCAGGGTTAGATAAAATTCCATTAAAAAACTTACTTAATTTGGCTGGATCATCTGAAATCTCTGCAACTAATCTAGCACTAAAGTTTGCACCTTTTTTAGTTGATATTTCAGCAGCATTACCAGTTAATCTAATTAGATCATCCGCTGGCAAATCGCTAATACCTTTCATTCCAGCAAATAGCGCCTCAGCTTTACGACCTTCCATCCAAGCAGATTTAAGCTTTTCAAGTTGACTAAGGTCGCTTGCTGTAAGAGGAACTCCATCTAGCTGTTTAAGTTCTTTCCATACAGAAATATATTCATCCCAACCTTTTTCTAAGAATTCGTCTAGATTCTTTCCTCCGGTTTTAAGAAGATCATCACTAATTTTAAGATTTGCATTTATAACATCAATTAGCCTGCCGCCTTTAACAAAGCGCCCTGCTCCAGGTAAGCCTTTTCCGATACGAGTTTGAAGAAGTCCTTCAATACGTTTAACTTCTGCCATATTACCTGCGGCTTTTGCTGCAGTTAATTCATCGCCTAATTTAGTAATTAAACCGGTACCGGTATCTGCAACCTTTGTTGCATCGCCAGCTTTGATTGCAGAGGTAATATCGTCTGAGCCCTTAGCTGTAAGAGCTGCTATATCATCAATTGCAGAATCTAGATTTTTGGTAATTGGTGTAACTGCCGTGTCTAGCCATTTTCCAAGCTTTTTACCAAGTCCGCCGAATAGCATACTTACTGGCCATGATCTTAATAGTGCTTCAATTCCTCGACCAACTCCTTTTGCAAGGTTTATAAAAAATGTAATAACTGGTTTTGCTCCAGAAAATATATTTAAGAATTTAGCAAGTGTTGCAGGATCTTCTTTGGCAAGAGCCTTAACAATACCTGGGTCAGCTTTACCTGTTTTAAATGCAACTTCAGCCAAATTGTTTATTTTCTTAAAGCCCTTTGCTAATTTTAATGCTTTGGCTGCATCACCAATTCCTGGTAGAGCTGCTGCAATAACACTAATTAATGCTGATCCATATTGACCTTCTAGCAGGTAAATTACGGCGTTTAGTCCATCTGCAACAATATCAATAGGAAAGCCAAAATATGAAGCTGGAATAAATCCAATAATATCTAATAATAAGTGTACGATTCCTAGTGGCGAGCCGTTTTCGGTTAAGGCGTTCCAAATTGATCTAAGTGTATCAAAAAAGTCCTCGTTAACTGAATAGTAATGTTCAATTACTGAATCAAGGTTAAAATTAGATTCTGTAAATAGGGTAACTCCGGTAGTTCCCATTGCATATAAAATATGCTCTAATTTAGAATTTTCAGAAAATCCAGACTGGCTAAGAGCAGCATCGTATCTTTGCGAATTTTCAATAAATTCATCTGATACTGATTCAGGCAAGACTGGTTTAATTGTGTCCAGCATTTGCATTAGGTCTGGACCAACTTCATTTAAGAAGTCAAATAGTGGATTAGAGTTATCAGATTCGTTAATTACAAATTGATCTCTACTTAAAATATATTTTGATGCCATTTAGTAGTAGGGCCATTTTTCTTTATTTATCTACACGGAAACAGGTTTGAAATACATTTAGAATAGATGGCAGCTCGGTCAGAAGGGCTAGAATCTTTAAAAAATGCTAAAATTTCTTCTAACTTATGTAAATCTGTAAATCCAAGAGCTTCATGGATACGATAGTCCATATAAGATACTGGTATTGCACCAAAAATAAGGCTTTCGTATACCCTGGCTGGATAAAATCCTCGCTCTAGATATAGATCCTTTGAGATATTTAGACTTATTGCTGAACTAGCATATTCATTCCAAATATCAGATCGGTCAGTTCTCTTTATTAATTTAATATTCTTTTCTTGAAAATCACTAGTTAGGGCCGAATCAAGTTTACCAGCAATTGCAACATCGTATTTTTTACCAGTAAATGATTTAAAATCAGCAGACGTCTTTATTGCATCAACCACAATTGGATTTTTAGCATGACCTACTTTATAATTACCAAATGAAATATTTCCATAATAAAATACTTTGTCATTTCTTTCAAATCTGTCAGTTTCGTCTAACCATACCTTTTCACAGGCTTTAATAAAATCCTTTGATACATTTGGATAGTCTATTGATGGAATTTCAAATGTTATTCCTTGAGATTTACAAAAATCAACAAATTCTGGATCAAGCGAAAGATCCGTATCTAATATTACAACTTTATTGGCTTGACCAGTTTGAATTGCTGCTTTAATAAGAAGTTCAAACTGCCTTGCATCAGTTAACTGTTTAGTTAAGGTTGAAAGATTTCTAAATCTGGCTTTTAGGAAAATTTTATCGTATCTGCCCTTTTCAATATTTTCAGCGACTTTAGCAAATCCTAAATTATAGGATCTGATTCTTTCTTTAGTAAACTTTTCAAATACTGGGGTAACTGGACTGGTTGGCCAAATTGGAGACTTTTGAGTTGCGCCAACTTGATCGTGTGATAAGTATGAATAGAAATCTACTTTATCAATCTGGTGATGCTTACACAATTGATCTATTAAACCAATTTGGTAAAAAGTATGTCCTGGTATATCAGTTGAAAAATCTCCAAGATATCCAAAATATGCATATAGTGCAGCTGGCGTGTTCATATCTTTATTATACAATAGTTTCATCATAGGATTACAAAAAAAGCCGAGTAAATACTCGGCCTTAATATAAAGTTAATTTAGATTAGCCTCTCTTTACTGCAGCAAAGTGAGTAATCCAGGTTTTAGTGTTTTCAACGTTTGGACATACATAAATGTCATCAAAGTTGGCTTTAAAAATATCTAGGATTTCATTAAATTTTTCAACTCGGCCTTTAGACAAGTTACGATAGTGGAAGTGGTATTCAATAATTGCGATTCTGATATTTGACCAATCCTCTACAGATTTGATCAAGTCATATTCTAAGCCTTCAACATCCATTTTTAGGCAAGTTGCCTCTTTAAGAGCATCTTTAAAGTTTTTAGCTGGAACTGTTACTTGAGTACGGCCTCTAACTGGAAGCAGCGAGTGTTTACCTGAATCCCATGCTAAAAAGAAATCTACATTTTTTGTATCATCGTCTGATACAAGTGCAGCTTCAATCATTTCGCATCGATCAGCTACGCCGTTTTCTCCAAGATTAAGTTCAGCAAACTCAATATTATTATGGAAAGGCTCATATGACAAAACCTTCTTGATACGAGGAAACTGTGTTAGGAGTCTAGTTGCAAAAATGCCGATATGACCACCCGCATCTAACCAAACGTCTTCCTGATCTAAATTTTCTAGTTGAAATTGATGACCATTAGTATTCCAATCGGTTCTAAATAGTGGACTAAAGTATTCCCCGCCTGTAGCAGTTTTACTGATGTTTTGATTAATATTGTATTTAACTTCATCTTCTGATCTTACGAATAAACTGTAATTGAAATAGGGTGTGTCTTTTTTGGTATGGATTAAGAGTCCGCGTTCTCTAGCTTCTTCTAAACTAATCAATACATCTGCTGTTTTCTGTTTTGCCATGTTACTACTTTAAGTATGTTTAGAATATTATACTAATAAAAAAGCCCGAGTTACCTCAGGCTTTAAAAAAATATTTAAGTATTCTAAAAATTACATAGTTTCAGCTTCTGGCATAATCTCGTCTTCTTTAACTGTTTCGCCATTGCTTAATTGGTATAAGCCGTCTGCAGAAACTCCGCTAATTTCAACTGGTTCGCCGTTGTGCATCACTGCTTGACCTACTGTGTATTTAGATCCATTTGCACCAAGAATTGGGTCAGTCTCTAAACTATCATCTAGTGTAAGATATTCGTCTTTAAGACCTACTATACTTGAGTTAATTGTATGCTTAAGAGTTTCAAGTTGATCTTGAGTTTCTTCGTCAGCTTCAGCAATTACTGAATCTAATTGCTCAATAGACTCTTCTAATTTAGCAATATCAGATTTAATTACTAATTTTCTTTCATTAACACTTTTAATAAATTCTTGTCTTTCAGAAAGTTGGATTGCAAAAAGATCGCTTACGTCATAGTTAAAAGTTTCAGCAACATATTTGTGGAAACCTAGTGTATCGTATTTCTTAAGACCTTGTCTATCTAAAACAAAGATACCAGATTTTTCAGTATTGATTGCATAGCTTTGTGCACCTTCAGTAACAAATCTTTGAACGAATTCAAATTGAGCAACCATATTTGCATTTTCTAAAATCTTTGCAACATTTTGCTTAAACGCAATTGTTTCAACAACTAGAGTTTTATAAATTTCTGAGCTATTTAAGTCTTCTGCGATATTACCATTGATTTCAAATGAAACTTCGCCTTCTGGAGAAACTTTAAATGCAATAGTATTTGCTTTACCTTTAGCTTCAACTCCATGTTCAGTTGGTTTAAAACCTAATTCTGTGTAAGCTTTTGCAGTTTGAGCAAATTCATCTTCTTGAGGAATTGATGCGAATGGAACCATTTCAGCTTCTTCTTCATCATTCATATCAATAATATGGTTTTCAATTAACACTCTAACTCCCTTAGCAGTTTTAGTATAAATTCCAATTACTGGATTAATTTTAGTAGAACCATTACCTGAACCTAAACTAAATCCTCCATTTTGAGAAGATTCAAATTGAGCAAGTCTATTTAATAGGTTTTTAATAACTGGCTGTGCAGTAGCCTCAGCAAGAATCATAGTTAAGGCATCAACTGAAGTTCTACCTTCAAGTATAGCTGTTTCTAATTTTTCAGAAACTTTAGCATAGTATGCATTTGGAGCTTTCTTTAAATCTGCAATAGTATTAAAGATTGCAAGAGTTGCTCTATTTTCTGCAACATATTTAGTTAAGTCTGCAACTACAGCTTTAACGGTTGAATCAAATGAAAACGGAGAAAGCTTTGCAATAACTGATTCTATTACAATTGGCTCTGAATTTACAGAAGCATATTTCTCAATACCAGAAATAATGGTCTTAAGGATAGGATCAGCGTATGCGGCAGATTCTTTGATTTGAGCAATCTTAGGAAGAATTGCTGCACCATTTTCAATCATTTTTAACTTTTTGGCCGGTGTGTTTGACAATTCGTTAAATTTCTTAACGATTGCATCAAGCTCACTATTTTGTAATTTTTCACTAACTTCAGCTAGATCGGCTAGTGCCTGCTCGATGTTTCCAGAAGCAGTAACGTTGGCTTCAATGCCAGCGACGAACATCTGTAGCATTCTGCTCTCAGATACAGCGGTAGCTGTTTTTAATTCTTTGATTAAGTTTTTTGTTAAGTCGTTCATTATTCGACGATCTATTTTTTATTATTTATCTGTGTAGTTTAATACGAATACACCAAATTAATGTTCTTACTGAGCGCTCTCCGAAATTGATTTAATCTTATTGTGAGAAATTGCTCGTTCTACAACATATGTATGGGCATCTTCTACTTCAATTTTTATTACTTCGGCCTCTCCGATTGATTCGATTGATGAAATTTCAACCAAGCCATCCAGAGTTTTAATTAGGTCTCCTAATACAAGATCAGAAATTCTAACGTATTCCTCATCTACTGTTAAGAATTTATGACTTTCTGATACATCAACCGAGTACTCTCCAAAGTTAACTCTAACAACTGGCTGAATAATAGGTTCAGCTGATTCAATTGCATAGTAACCCCATTCTCCAGTATGTTCGTGAATTGTATAGATTTGAGTACCTTTTACCAATTCGCCAGCCTTGATCCAAGCGTCGTCTCCTGTTAAAATTAACATACTTGGAACTGGACAACCTCCGCCACCTGAACTAGTTCCACTGCTGTATACTGGGCGAGTACTTTTAATAGGATTAGTATTGTATTTTGGACTATCTTCAATATTACCGGCTGGCTGCGATACTGTGTCTTTAATGGAAGAGGTTTTAAGCTTGGCATTTTCTGACTCAAGCTCAGTTATTCTAACCTTTAGCGATTCAACTGTATCTGTCAAATCCGATTCAGCCTTTGCTTTACTTAATTGTTGAGCATTTTCTGTGTCTGCTGTTGAAACCTCATCTGATTTATACCACTTTCCAGTATATAGAGCAGAACGACTGCCGTCTTTACCTACGGTAACTATATAGAATTTAGCATCATCTAGGTTTTGAATTTTAGCCGTGATTGCAGAATCTACTTTAAATAATATTTCACCAAGATCAATATTTGCTTGAGCAGGGTCAGTAACATTGGCAACCGTTACCTTCGATGCAGCTGATCCAAATACTAGTTCAAATCTACTAAATTGAGTTAAATCCATATTGTTTAATCTAACCTCGCCTTGATTAGTAGTCGATTCAGTTTTTACCTGAAACATAAATGTGTTATCAAATGGAGTTACTGCAATTGCTAGTAAACCTTGACCATATGTAAGATTCGATACTTTGCCAGATCTTACTAGGTGATTTTTTTGAGATATTGCAATTGAATTTCTAACATAGAACACTGGCACATATTGAGTAACTGTGTTTGTTATTACCTTAGGTTGAACTGCGGCGACAGCCGGTTGTTGAATTGCAGCTGGCCTAACCATCGACGGATCATTAAAGACTTGAACAGAATCTGTTAATTTTTTAACAATCACATTTGATATTTTATATGAATTTGGTTTATCTGCAAGATCCAATTTAAGTAGAGATTTTCCATATTTGTTTGGATTAACTACAGTTAGGGATGCGGTTCTGATAATTTGTTCGTTAGTTACTCTATTTACAAGTCTAACTGAATAGTCTACGACCATTGTCACAGCTTCATTTGCATTCTTAAGAATTGGCCTAAATATTAAAGGCTCATCAAAGTTAGTTTCTTGAAAAAACGTGGCATCGCCGCTTTTAACAAAGGCGGATCCAATTTGTTCAAAGATGGTTAATTGGTGAAAAATTATCCAGTCTTGACCAGTTCTTTTTTCAAGAATCCCAATAAACTCTTCTGGAAAACCCTGATCCCAAGTTGCAAAAAATTCTAAATAGTCGCCATCTATAGCTTCTCTAACTTTTGCTCCAACTAGATCAAAGTCGTTTCCTTGTGAAATTTGTGCATTGTATGCTTGTGTAATATCAATTGTAGTATAAATCTCATCCTCAGTCTTTAGGTCTGGACCGAATGCACACTCAAATAAATTTACAGTAATTGGATTATCTTTAACTAAACCTACACCATTTGTAATTTGGTAAGCAAAGGTATTTGCCTGGTTCGGCGAAGTATAGAAGGCCTCATCCATATTTTTTATAGATGGGACAATTATATCAATATATCGATCGTATAGGGTATTTCCAATAATAAGCGGCCTTGTCGTATAGAGAAGAACATCGCCGAGGGTTGTTGCATTTAATAAAATATTTGCTAAAATAAGTGAATTACCATTGTTCATGTCCTGTCTAATTGATAGGACCATATTGGTAAACTCTGTGAATTGAAAGCCGGTTGCAATATAAAATCTAACTCTATCTGCTATAATTGATCCGCCTGGAACAACAGTTTCGGTTAACGTTGTATCGTATTCAGTATAGTTTGGACTGTTTTCTGAATCAAGATATACAAAACGGCCTCCATTAGTTGCCTGAGGAATGACCGTTAAGTCTTTAATGTTTCCAGTTTCATATAGTGCAGAATCTGGATTATACATGAATATTTCGTTATCACCATTCTTTAATGTATAAAATGGTGAAGTGATTATGATTGGATTAGATGGTGATAGAGACTCGTATTGATACTCTAGCAAACAATATTCCGTTAACTTAATAAATCTAGATTGCATTTTTGCTCTATACTAATTTTTATGGACTTACGATAAAAGTTCGTTTAACGTAATTTTTTTATCGACTTCTCCTATATTATCTATTAGCATGTGTTCGCGATCTCTCAGCGACTCTAGTCTGCTCAATAGTAAATCTTTTTGTAATTCTAGGTTAGAAGCCATCATTTCAAGCCTTTCTAATTCTTCAAATATTTGAGAATATTCAAGGACGATACCCTTTGCTTCAATTTTGATATTTGTTGGTATTTTCATATTATTATAATTTAACTCTAAGTTGTCCTGACTTCATTAAGTTTAGCATTTGCATAAGATATACTGCTGAATTATCTGACTGTCCGCCTGGCATAACCACAGTATTTCCACCGCCGGCTGCTGGCATTTCCATATTAGGTTGAGCTTGGCCTTGATTAACTGTATTAGTATTATACTGAGAATTTTCGCTTGTTACAAAATTTGATGAATTAGTTAAAGTTTGGGTATTTTCTGCCATTTGTTTAAGTGCAGATAATGAGGCAGCTCCAAAATCGGGTTTAACTATATCCTTTGTAATTTGAAGCGTACTTTTATTTGGTTCGCTAAATGTCATATTTTTACTAACTTCACCTGGGGCTGAGGTGGCTCCGCCTACTCCGCCGTTAAGTATATTTGTTGCAAAGTTAGAAATAGTTTCAGATAGATTTGAAACATTTTGTGAAGTTTGGTCAAATCTGGTTTCCTGTGAATTTATTAAGTTAGTCGATGCAACTGCAGCAATATTTTCAGGCTGAGTCAGTTTAGGTTTTTCAGTTAACTCTGTAACCAGAGCGCCTATTGTATTTGAGATTGAACTTATTGAACTTTCTTTTTCAAGTTCAGCCGTTTGGGTAAGTTGAGTATTTACAATAGATTGAATATCAGACAATCTGTTATCAGATTGACCCTGAATTAATTGTCGAATCTCTTCTTTATCGCTAGTAATAGTTTCGATTTTATTAAATCTTTGCTCAAAATAGGATGCAAGTGGATCAAGAGCAGCATTTGAATTTTGCTGAACTGCCTGAAAGGTTTTAACATCATCTTTAATAGAAACTGACTCCTGTGCCAATTTAATTTTAGCAAATTCAGCTTGGATTTGAGCAAAATACTCTAGCGGATTAAAATTAGGTATAGTTAGCTCGGTTTCAGTTTTTAACTGACCTTGTGCAACATTAGGAGACTCTTCTGGCTTGTTAAAATCAACGAGCCCAGATAGATTTAAATTTATCCCAGGTAGAATAGGCTCTGGCTGACCGTCGGCAATCTTAGCAAGATCAATAAAAAGTTCCATCTATACTTCTTTTTGTTATTTATTGAAATTTTTTCGAAAATTGATTACGCCAACTTTCCTGGTAAATTTGGAAGACCGGCGTCTAGCTCAGATTCAATTCGAGCATTGTTATCAGAAATCTGTTTATTTGTGATAGTTAAGTAGATTGAATATTCATAAAATGGTAGGCTGTACAATACATCTAGCGATTGATTCAGCTTCACGGCTAAGAACTTGTTAGTTTCAAACAAGTTCACTAAATCCAGTTGAAATAAGGAAAAGATCTTTAACAGTGAAGCTGGAGTCCAAAAAAATTCGTGAGTCTATTTTAGATCCACACAAAGGGCAGTCTGCTTTAAGCAACTGTCTTTTGGCCTTTTGTATTTCATCCGCAAATTTTGAAATAAAGGTAAATTTCGGAATATTCCAGGTTAAACTTTCATGATTTAGAGCAGAATATGCTGAAATATCTAAAGATTCCCAATTTCCAACTAGGTACGGTACGATCTTTATAAAGGCTCTGTCTATTTCTTGGCCAGTCGCAGTTAATTCAATTATGATTTCTCTAAGTCTATTCATAGTACCTAGAGTTGGCATATAGATATTAAATTCCGCATTCATTTTTTCAGATTTAACTGAATATGCTCTATCTTCGCTTGAATAAAACTGCGTTAATTCATCTGGAAAATCAAATATTCTAAGCATTGAACTTTCAATTGGAAGCCTTTCAGAATATTTAGTCTCGCTACAGTTACACTCAAATCGGTGTGGCAGGTGGTTTTCACCATTTGGAAAAGTTAATTCTTGTATTTTAAAGATAATAAAGAATCTGTCAATTTCTAAGATTTCTTTCCATGAAACAATTTCATCATCTATTCTAACCTCAGAACAGCGTTCTAAGATATAGTTTAATTGATCATCGATTGATAACATATCAGTTTCATCGATGGTTGACCAGTGTCTAATTTCAGCAACAGTTGCTGATTTAATAGCTAGACTAAAACCGTCTACGTAAAATTTGCCTTTACTTGGAAGATTTTCAAGTGGAATATTCTTTAACCCAAGTTCGTTAGGTTGAGAAAGTTTCGCCTTTGTTTTAGATTTTTCTTTAGTTGCCGCTTTGCCAGTATTTACGCCTGACTTTTTATCTAGTTGGTCTAGATATTCTTGAGCCGCATTTGGATCGATTTCTTGCATTGTATTAATACAGACCTTTTCTAGTCTTGTATTAAAAACTGAATAAAGGTTTTTGTATGACTAGATGAACCTTCGTTAACTGTCATAAGGGAAGATGCGTATACTTCAACCTTTTTATTAGATTGAGAGTCTCTAATAAAAGCTCTAATTACCTGGTGTTTTCTATCTAGTTCAAATCCCATGAAACGACCAAATACTTTAGCTGAACCACCTTTTTGGTGTTGAGAATTTACTTCAACTCCACTTAGTCTTTTACCTGGTCTAAATTGATCATTAAGTTCCTGTACAAGTGCATCAAATTCAGAAGTTTCAACTTCCTGTGGAATCGATAAGTCCGCTAGTGGTAAAAGCTTAATTGTAATTCCAGGACTAAATGACGAGGCTGATGCAGAAAAGCCATAGTCGCCACGGCCTTGAAATGGAATACTGCTTATAAAGCTATTCTTTTGTCCAAATGACATTACTGGTCTCATTAACAATCACAATTATTTGGGTCAGCGTCAGTTTTTGTTTTAATTAATAAAACACTAACATTAACACTAAATGCTGAGCTTGGGTTAGCCAGCGTTAAGCTATTTAAAATTTTAGTAGGATCAGCTGTATCTTCTGGTGCAAAGTACATATAAGCAGGTCCAACGCTAAAGTTAGATGAGCTTGTTCCGCCATTTGCAAGAACTGAAGATATTCCACAGGTTAAGTGGTATTGATCTGGAGAAATTTCTGCGCCATCTTCATCAAGGGTAGGATAGTTTACATATACAATAATACCCTTTACGTAAGCTTTATTTAGATTTAATACTTCTGTAAAAGTTAATACAGAAGCAGCTGCGGTTGCAGTCGCCTGTGCAGATAGAGTTAAGGCTGTTCCGGCAATTGCTAAAACAGTTGTTCCTGCTAAAATACCGCTTCCTGAAACTTTAGTACCAACTTTAATTAGTGGATTGGCTGTTGCTAGGGTTACTGCTGCACTATTAAGTGTAGTAGCAGCGGTTGAGGTTGTTCCTCCAAATAAACTATTTGTAAATATCGTTGCTGTTTCGCCTTGGCAAATTTCCAACTCTTGTTTAGCATATGAATCGGTTGGATAAGCTAATTTGCCGAAATCACATAGATCAACTTGGCTAACATTTTTGTCTACTATTGAAAAGCAGTTATCAATAAGCCTAAGCGACTTTTTGACAGGTACTGAATCGCATAACCTAGCCATGCCAGCGTTAACTCGCTTATAGCTTGGATCACCTTTAAATTTAATGTAAGACATTAGCAGACGTTCTTTTTATTATTTACCTCCAAATTATTGGGTAATTCCTCTAGAGAGTCTTTCATCCGCGGAGAGTCTTCGGGTATCTCTATCTGGAATTTCTAGTAAATCAATATGCCTAGGTTTAGTTAAGTCAACTTCAATTGGTCCAGTAGATTTCACTGATTCTGGCTGAGTCTCTTTTTTAACCTTAGGGGTTTTAATTGGTTTTGGTGACTCTATTTTAGGCTCATCTGTATGTTCGTATGCACCGCTGTTTCCAATTTGGAAATCATCACTAACTTGAGGAATGGTTGACTCAGGTAAATCTGATATTTTAGGTTCTTCTGCCAAAATTTCTGGTTCAGCCTTAGGCTCTTCTGGTTTAATATAGTCAACTAGCGATTTAATAAAACCTAATGCGACAATTGGTAAAACTGCACCTGAAATAATTGCAAGCATGCGCTTTTGATAAATTAGGTCCTCTTCTTGAAGGCCAAACAGTTCAACCCAACCTGTAAAATTTTCTAGGTGTGAAAATGCATAATAGGTATTTCCCATTGCCTGCATAGCAGTTAAAAGTATAAAAAGTCCCCAAACAATACCCCTATTCATTTTATCTAAAACGATAATAGATGCTAGGGACGCTGCGGCTCCGACTTCAAATCCAATTGCTAGAGAAATGGCTAGCCACGTTGGATTAGACAATTTAAAAAAGTCTACTACGTGGATTGTTGAAATAATTGATACTAGGAGGTATAGAGTAACAAAGGAACCAATTATAAAGTAATGGGCTGCTCTAGATTTCATTATTGTGCTCCAAGTTTTTTTAATTCAACATCAATTTCAGATTGACGCTGAACATCTAACATTTTACGATCGGTTGCTTGAATCATTCGTTTTTCTGCTTTAAGACCCTCTATTTCAAGGTCCTTTTTTGTTGCTATCGAATCTAGAGTTGTTAATTGTTTCTTTATTTTAACAACCTCGCGATCTACACCGCAAGATTTCATATAGGTTAAAATCAATAAGAATATTACTACTTTTAATCCGTGTTTCTGTAAAAATTGTTCTACTTTGTTCATAATTTAATATTATTTGATACTGTTATTTATTTGGCATTTAACATGTTCCAAACATATGTCCAATCCACTAGACTACCGGCTGGTAGTATAAACTGCATAATTATAAATGCTGCAATTAGCGGATATGCGATTACATAAAAAAATCTTTCAAGATTAATTTCCTTAAACTCAAAATCCATCCATACTAAATATGCATAGACTTCTGGTGTTTTAATTCTCCTGAAGCCAGTTTTAACAAAATCGATAATTCCCAATTTTGTAATTGGGTCATTATAATCGGCAAGCGATTCTTTAACCTGGTTTATTTCAAATCCAAGCAGATCATCAGTATTTAATAAGACCTCTGGTTGAAGATTTTTAACATAATATAGTCGACCAAAGCTAGTTCGTCTTAAGTTAAGCTTTTGAAGGTCGCCTGCTGCTTCTAATTCGGTAATTATCCCAAGATATTTTCTAAATAGGGCTAATTCTTTGATTAGCGCAACTAGTTTCTTAATAAAGACTATTGGATTTACGTATTTCATTAAAAAAGATCCTTTATTTTTTCGACTAGTTCTGGATTAGTTTCCAAAACCGAGTCTTTTAGTATTTTACGAGCTTTTCGTATTTTAGTTTTAACTGTATTAAGGTTCATATCGTATTTGTTTGCGATATCAGCGCCTTTCATTTTATTTAGTTCCTTATCGATTAGGATAGATTTTTCCAAAGACTCTGGCATTTCTTCAATTGCAAGCATGGTTGCAGTGTATAAGTTTTCCAAAGAATACTCCTTTTCTAAATTATCTCGACTATCATCAACTAAAAACAGAGAATTTCCAATTAAATCAATATCAGTAGTCATGTGCTGTTTAAGTTTATGCAAATGTAATAGTGATTCATTTCGAGCAATAGTATAGATCCAAGTAGTAAATCTGTATTTTGGATTATAACTATCAAGCGACTTAAAAATCTTAAAGAACGTATTGTGTAGAGCCTCTTCAGTTTCGTCCTTATCTTTAAAGAACTTCCAAATAAAGTATTTAAGTTTTGGTTCCATAATACGAACCAATCGGTTTCTGTCTCTTTCGGAGAAAGTTTTTGCTAAAATTGCCTCAGCTAACTGTTGCATTTCATCGTTAAGTCGACGGTTTAAATCTTCGTAACCCGTTAGATTTTTGTTTATTGCCATAAAAGTGTTTTTCTAGATAGTGTTATTGTGTACTAGGTTAATTTACCAATTAATTTTATTTGTGGTCTTCCATTTCTCATATCTTTCTGTAATTTCTATTAAAATTTTATTACGAACGATATCTGAGTCTCCAAATGTGTGAATTCCCATTCCTTTAATACCCTTCATCATTTCAATAAATTTAGGAAGTGCCACTTTGTCTCTTGATATGTCATATTGACTTACATCTCCGCAAATTAATACCTTTGAATTTTTTCCCATTCTGGTAATAAACAGCATTAACTGTCTAAAATCTGCATTTTGTGCTTCATCTAATACCATTAGACAATTGTCAAATGTTGCTCCTCGCATATATGCCAGTGGTCTAAATTCAATAAGACCGTCACCTTCTAATTTAACTAAGTTATCCCAGCCAACAATTTTTTCAAAGTTAGTTCGATAACTTTCCATAAATGGATCGATTTTCTCTTTAATATCTCCTGGCAAAAATCCAAGCTTTTCTCCAGATTCCTGAATTGGTTTGGATAAAATTATTCTCTGTATTTTGTCTTCTGTGTGTAATTTCATAGAAGCATAACATGCTACAAACGTTTTACTTGTTCCAGCTGGTCCATAACATAAAGTTATATCATTATTTAGAATAGTATCAAGATAGTCTTTTTGTGAAGGCTTTAGTGAAACCTGTTTTAGCAAGTCTGGAATCGACTGTGCAGAAGTACCTCTTCTTTTTGTGGATCTTTGCATTAGTTAATGTTATTTTTAATTTGCTCAATTAGTGACATACATGTATGACACATTTCATAATCTTCGAGTTCTTCGAAGTGTTTTTTTGCTTTTTCAATTGCATCTTCCCATCCATCTCTTAACACAAATGCATCAATTTCGGATTCGGCAACTTTAACATTTGGCAATTCAGCAACATCAGTATTCTTCTCTATTGCTAGTTGAATTGCCGAGATAGTTCTTCTAAAAATAACATCTCTATCTCGAGTTAAGTCAAAATTAATCATTCTTCACTAGTTTTTTTGATCTCCATAAAATCCAGACAAAGTCTGCTTATATGAATCTAGGTAATTTGCATCGAACACTTGTCTTTGTCCTGGTTTTTTCATTTGTGGTGTATCGTTTAGATAACCTACTAAATCTGATGTAATCTTGGATGAGCCGTCTCCCTGAATTGAATTTAAAATTGTTTCAGTTACGGCCTTTTTATATTCTTCACTAGTTCTATCCCAAACCTCTGTACCTAACTCTAAAAAGCTTGGAGAGTCAAAGAATGCCGCTGAGTTGACGCAAGTCATTGCTAAGTCGTCATTTCCGCTTTGGCTTCGGTATGTACCATTGGTTGATCTACCAAATGAACCGAGTTCCATTACGGTTTTACTTTCGTTTGGCAAAATCTTATTTACGTTAACGTGATACTTAAATCTTTCGCAGAATTTAATTTTATTAGTAACACTTAATTTAAGACCTGGTTTAAGTAGTTTAGTTGCTTCAGTATGTTTAGAGTGGATTAACTGGCCAGGCCAATATTGTTCATTACTTGAGATCTTATCCAAAATAAAGTCCCCTTTGTGGTTTAATTCTATTAGGACTTTAAGATTTTCAAAATTAAATAGTCTGTAAACTAAATATTCTAATACTTGAGCATATTCATTAATGGTTTGTCGATTACTTCGCCAAGTTGCAACCTGTACAAGAGAAATACAGTCTAATTCAGATTTAATTAGATTTTTAATTGGCTCTAGCGTTTTTATTGGAAGGGCTACTGCTTTAAAGATATTAATAACTGAAAAGTCTTTGCCTGTTCCATCTGCTGTATCGACTGAAAATACATATTGATCTGGAGAATTTCTAAAGTCCTGTTCGTCCCAATCCTTTAGATTAGGGTGGACTGTAAAATTACCTTCCATTAAGGCAAGTACTTCTGGATCCCAATTGATTTTAAGAGGTTCCTCGTATTTGGTTGCAATACTAAATATTTTCTTAAGATCCTTTGACGATAATAGTAATCTATCTGAAGAAAAGAATTGCAATCCATATTCCTGGTTAAAATCTTCTTCTGATCCCATGTTTGCAATAGTTTCAGCTTTCCATTTATCATCTCTGCCTGGAACTTGCCACCAGTCAACTCTAAGCGGAGCATAGGTATTTAGTCCATTTAGTGCATCCATATAGATTTCATAGAATCTGTTCATTCCATTTGGCGTTGATGTAATAATAATCTTGGATGTAGTTGATGCAGAAATAGTAGGGTAAATTGCTCGATAAAAGAAATCTAGGTAAGCTGGCGAAATATGCGCAAACTCATCAATGTATAGTAGGTGAATAGTAAAACCAATACCTGTATTTTTAGTGGTGGTACGTCCAATTAATCTACAGCCATTATCGAACTTCATCGACATAACGTTATTTGAAATACAGCCAGGTTTTAGGAAAAATGGCAGATTTTCAAAAATAGATTTGATTTTATCAACAACCTCTTTGGTAGTTGACGCAATATTGGCAACTGCTAGGACATTTTTATCAGTATGAAAAATAAGATACCATGCAACAAACACACCAGACATTACGGTTTTACCAATTTGTCGACTTGCCATTAGGATATTAAATCGGCTCGCGCCAAATCCTCTAATAATTTCCTCTTGGTAATCACGTAAGATAATTTGTTCAACGCCGTATTCAGTTAAAACCTGAGCATACTTATTTGCAAAGTAAACCACATCAGATTTACACTTTTTTATCTCTTCAAGTTCTTCTGGAGAATATTCAAATACTAAATTTGGTTTTTTCCAAGCAGGGTCATTGTCTTTAAATGGAGAGTTTTTGATAGTTTTAATATCAATTAAACCATTTTCAAAATCAGCTAGTAGCTGATCAATCTTTTTAGTAGTCCACACTGAACTATTTTCAGTGTCATCTAGTTTAGATAGCTGTACGCTAGTCCGACCGCCCGATGATATAAAGTCTTTCATACTTAAATAATTTCAAAAATGGTTGAGTTTAGATCTTCATCACCTTCATCACGTTGAATTAAGTGTTCCAATCCGCGCTCAGTCATTAGCGAATTTTTTTCGTTTGGATTAGTTAATCTATTATCAAACTCTTGATCACTCTTTTCTCCTTGAATTTCTTTCATAATATTCTTGGTTCCAGCTGTGACATAATATTCGCCAGCTTTAATTGCATTTACTGAAGAGGCTGGTAGACCGGCTTGGTCTCCTCTTGAATCAACTTCGCTACGCATTTTCCTGTACGTATCCTCTAGGAAAAGCATATAGTTGGCTTGAGTTTTAGTAACCATAGTAAGACGATCCTGTAATTGAGACATTACTTCAAATAACCGCGGATGCGCTGCACCCTGGTTTATTTCTTCCATAATTCTTTCAATCGCCATCTTAATAGTTTTATGCTGAAAGAACATAGTCTCGATATTCATATTATCGAGGTCTTTCTTTTGTTTTAGGTAATCATGTTGAGTAATTAAACCTAAGTCTACATAAAATTTAAATAGGGAATCTGTGATCTCAAGAGCTTTAGTCTTGAAGCCTGAACTCATTTCTTCAAAATCAATTGGTGGATTTTGTTCAAGTTCGTTAAAACGATCGTCGACTATATCATATTCTGAAGTATCTCCAGAATATGAGCTCAAAAAGCTTTCGAGTTCGTTTTTTATTTGTGTTTTCTTCTCTTTGCTGATCACTGGACTTTTAGTTTAGTTTTGTCGTGTTCTTATCCAGGGCTGGGTTAGCAAATATTTTTATTTTTTTGACCGCTTCAATATTGTTAAAAACTATTGCATCTAGTTTTAATAAAAATCTATCCATAAAGGCAGACACTCCAAGCATATATGGAGATACTGTTTTTTCAATAATCTTATCTTTATATGAAAACCCTAAATATAGGCGATTTTCTTTTCTCTCAATGGATTTTCTAAAAATTGAATCTCTATGCATAGTTAGTTTAATCTTGTTTCATCTCTAAAGAAGATGTTAATTGCACAAAGCTTATCGTCAGACATGCCTGATTCATAAACGTTGCCAATTTTATCCCTAAACCCGCCTCTAATAATTGCAAACTCGTTTGACTTAATAATAATATCATTAAATGAATCTAGTCCGTCTAGTGGTGGATTTGCCATATTTGCATTTTTAATAGCAGATGCCTCATTTGCTTCACCGATAATTTGAATACTAACTGAATCGACTCCGCTGATTCCCTCGACCAATTTAATTAAATCACTCTTTGGAATACGATCTTTACGTGTGTTATTAACAAAATATGATCCTATTTGTTCAACGATTTGACCCTTAATTGAATCTTTATCGTAATCTGCAAATGTAACCAAACTAATATTTAAAGCATATTTCTTTGGAGTTGGATCTAGTAGTCTAACTGTGGTTGATATAAGTTCGGTTCCAGATTTTTTAATATATTTTAATAATTCTGTTTTTTGGAATGCAGTTAACTTAAATCGATCCTCGATTAGGTTGAAGTAGTCAACTCCACGTGCAAATATTTTAGTAATATCTGGTACTAAGAATATATTAATTACCCGATTGTCATCAGGATCTAGCGTAACCCTAACAGAAGAAAACATTTGTAGTTTTCTCATTAAGACTTCATAATTATCAACATTAACCAGTGCAAAGTTTTTACTTGCCTTTGGCGCAAGCAGTCTAGTTAAAGCTAGTGACTCTGGATCTGTTCCAAAATTTGGCGAATTTACACAGCTTACTGTTACCATATCAGTAAGAGTTACCTCTTCACCTATTGTGTTTAGTGCAGTATCAGTAAATGTAAAAATTAATTCAGATAAGGCATCTGTAACAATATTACCAACTGCACCTTCTGTTATTAAATATTCAACAATAATTTCAGCTCCAGTTGGTGGAATTTTTCCAAATGAACCATTTCCAAAATAGATATCAAGACCATTAGTAATACCAGTTTTACAAACATAGCAGTTACCATTTCTTGGAATATCTAGCATTGATTGGTAATTTTCCCAGCGCTCTCCATTAACATAGACGTTAACTAGGAACTGGTCAATTAAAAAGTTGTTTGGATATCCTAATTGTAAACTTTGAAAGGCTTCTCCAGTACTACCAAAGGTTTGCTGCTGAAGTCTACCCTGTCTAATTGTAAAGTTTAATCCAGTCGTACCTTTCATATCTAATCGAGCTTCGTCTCCTGGCATTTCCACTACATAATTTAATCCATTGTTTTCACAATTAAGATTCATGTATTTTGTAAAAATTAATCTATTGCCTGGAATTTTAGTAAAGTCTACTTTTAAACTTGGCTTAACCTGAATCGTGCCGACTGCTGATAGAGCTCGGCTGGGATTGTGTCCAGATAGTGAAGCTAGTGAATAGACTGAAGATGGGCGATTTGCCTCATAAATATTAAGTTCAGTAATCGAGTCTTCTATATAGAATAAAATCAGCTCAGTTAAGTTATGTAAAACTATCAAAAGCTGACCAAACGGGGAAGCTAACGTAAAAATGTCGCCGCTTGTTTTAAATTTCTGTTGTAGAAACTGCACAGACTCCCTGTATAGTTCGGTAGCATTTGTGCTTAGCCCTTTAAAAAGCTTGTATGTTGGTGAAAGTGTTTCAGCCATCTTGGCGAATTCTTTTTTATTATTTATTAGGGATAATTGAACTTTGGAAAAGATTTTACGTCGCTCAAGACTAAATAGATAATTCTTTAGTATTATACTATAAAATATGGGGCTGTTTTGGCATTTGACAAGCGGTCGTAGTTCTTTGAATGCAGGCGGAGTTAGTATTGGAAACTCTTTAATAACCTATACAAACAATAACTGACAATAAGTCAACTTGGACTTTCGAAGACGCAATGTCTTTCGTAGGTGCAGATTTAGCAGTAGCTGCCTAATCGCTCCCGTATCACTCATGGGACTTTAAGAAGAAGTGAAAGCAAATCCAGGTGGCTCCCTTAACAGTCAAGGCTGACCTTGAGCATCTGATCGTGGACGATCTATACAGGGGGCGAAAGAGTTGGAGTAACAGGTCGGAGCTCTACTAAATAACTTCGAGACCGGGTTGTTTGAAAGTTTGGTTCCTACATACATCAAACTTTATATTTTGTCTTTTTAGAAAAATGGACTAAGCCTGTAAACGAATTCATTGAAGTAACCGCATTGGACACGGGTTCGACTCCCGTCAGCTCCACTCCAGTATTTTTCTTGGCGAATAAATAACCATATGAAGAATACAAATACTCAGGATATATTCCTACGTAATCTTACAATCTCCCTACTGGATCTATTAAATAGACAGTTGGAGATTGAATTATGGCGTGACGACCGCCCAGAAATTCATACAATTCCTTTTTACTTTAATCAAGGAACCGACGAAGGCTTTATGCAAGATTTCTTTATAGGAATTCCTTCTACCTGTAAAATTTCACAAATGGCAGAAGGTAACTATGATCCTATTCCAAGAGGAATTATTACCTTAAGTTCATTTAATGTAAAATCGTCGGATCTTGTTAATAAGTATGTTAGAGGAACCTTTCAGCGCGATGAATTTGATGAAAATGATGCAAAGAAAAGTAAAGCCTATTCAGCAAGACTCTATTCCCTGCCACTTAAAGTAAACTTTGATGCAAAGATTATTGTAGATAATCTTAATAAAACATTTAAGGCAACTGAAAAACTATTTGATCTTTTCTATAGTAATCGAGTAATGTATTTTCAATATAGAGGAATCAGGATTCCTGCTCTATTTGTTTTTCCAGATCAGGCAACAAATGATAAAGCCTACAAATTTTCGTACACTGACAATAATAAAATAACTATCACATTTCAAATTGAAATTGAGACCTACTTTCCAAGCTTTGATAAAACTACGGAAATGTTTAGAGGAAATGTTATCGACCAAATCTTAATGAAGACAGTTGATAATGATTCTGGTCAATTAGATGGTAAAACTTGGATAGACGGCACAGAATAATGAAATACCTATTAGAATACCGAAAATTTGTCCTTAATGAAGGAGGTAATGCCTTTCCTGAAACAGTTTCAGTTAAGCGCGAAGATATCCAAAGAATCGTTGCAGAGTTTAACGATAAGGTAGTCCAGGGAATACTCGGAAGCCAGCCTGGTGAACCGATTGGCAGCTGGAAACAGAAACCTATTTCAGGCGATATTGATTGCCTGGTATACACAGATTTGGAACTTCCTAAAATTGTAGAGCTATGTAAAGCTCAAGGAATTGATGCAAAAGCATTCTATGGTTTTAATATTGTATCAACTAATTTTACACCAACTGGTCACGAGCCAGTACAAATTGATATTTTCGTAAGACCTCAAACTGCAAATAAAGAGGCAACTGATATTTTCTATAAAAATATTGAAGAGGATCCAGATACAACTAAACACCGTGTCTATTTCCTATTTACTGTATTAGATTCGCGAAAGGAAGATATTGAAGGCGACCCAGCTAGCCCTTCTAAATTTACAGGCTATATGTTAAGACCAGACGGTCTCTATAAGATTGTTAAAGAGATGAAAAAGGTTAACTATAAAATTATGGATCGTCAATTAATAGCTGAGTCAGCAGAAGATATGGCTAAAGCAATTTTTGGTCAGCCCCTACCATTTAGCGAATGGAATACCTTTAAGAAAACTTTTGATCTTTTTATAAAATCTCCGCTCTATCCAAATAAACAGGAGATTATCGTGGCCTACACTGAGAAATTAAAAGAAGAAGGATTACCTTTGCCAACTAGTGTTACACTAGATTCCTATATTTAACCAATATAGTTAAGACCCTCACCAAAATCTAGGGCAATATCAAAGTTATAGAATTGGAATGATACTTCAAATGTATTAAATTTTGGAGCATTTTCATTATATGACAGTGAAATATTAGTCATGCCCGATAGAATTGGGTGATTAAATACAATCGACGAAACTGCATAACCTTCATTATTTAAGAGAGTTAATCTGATTGGATCCATTGTAATACCCTGAGGATCTTGCACAAATGGTTTACCAACACCATTTAGAGATCGACGTAAGTTAGTTGGTTCTAGGTTACCTTGATCTAAATAGTTAAGCGCATTATCTAAAAAGATAAAATAATTTAGGTAGGCATCACTTAACTTAAATTTGATTGTAAATTTACGTTCAAACATTTCAGCAATTGGCTTTGCACTATGAAACTCTTGTATTTTACCAAGAGGTCTTACTTGACTTACCATTGGCACAGTAAAGCCATTAAATGTAACTGACTGAATAGTCGATGCCATGAAATCTTCAATAGTCTCATACGGCATAATAAGGCTATTATAATATTTCTCGTATTTCTTACTTATCTGCTTAGAGAAGAAAGTATCTGGGAAACTTATTAGGAATCCGTTTTGTCTTGCGCTTAGTATCATATAGATTATTTATTTAGGCTAACCAAAAAAGGCTGCACTTGCGTACAGCCTTTTCGCGGTAGTAGTAGGGTTGGCGATTATGCTTCTACAAACTTAAAGAATGTAGGGTAGTTATTACTACTTTTTACATCATTAAGTGTTTCCAATTTAATTGGATGATACGACAATTCCTTTTCTTGACTTAATAAGCCATTGAACTCGGTGTTAAATTCAGCAAATTTAGGATTCATTTTAGAAACCTCTTTGCCGTCTTTGTCCATTTCCTTGATAACCATTTGTAGAGAAACTCCACCTTGGTCGTCAGCTGTACCGTATTTTTTGATCAGTTCCTCACGTTGTGTATCTAAGGTTTTTACCTCGGCTAACACAATGTCATTTAATTGATTAATCCAGTATTTAGCCACAAGACCAATTTCTTCGTCTAGAATACCGGTTTTTATCTTCTCCCCAGTTTGCTGGTTGATCAAGCCGCTAAGTTCGCTTTGTAGAGAGTAGATTTCAAAAAGTTTTACTGTTAAGTTCTTCATGAAGTTGTTACTTTTTTGTTTCTTATACTATAGTTTTAGTATCAGGTTTTATTTCATAAAAAAAGGGGAATAAAAAATTTTCCCCTTTTAAAGATTAAAAAATCAGATTACGGTAATTCTGGTTCAGCTGGCGGAGTAGCTGGTGCAGGAGTTACTGGAGTAGGTGCGGGTTGAACCCATTCAGTATCTCTAACTAGACCTGCTTTAGTCAATACCATATCAACAAATACCATATCTTCAGTACCCCAAGTAGAGGTATCTTCTGATGTGCAGGTAATGTGCTTAGTCATAATTTGAACAGCTGGAGTAGCTGGTGATCCTGGCATAGGATCGTTTTCATATAAATTAACAGTAGCAGAAGCTCCGCCTGATGCTAAGTCATAGTGCATTAAGTGAATAGTAGCAAATTCTGCAGTTTTGCCAAATCCGGTAATCGATTCGATTTTTACTTTTAACATTGTATACAATATTTTTTATTATTTATCTAGTACTAAGCTAGTCCAAATCGGGTTTGGTACTTCTTAAAGTTTTGCGTAACTTCCGCGGATGAGAGAGATCTGTTATAAATTTTAGTAATCGGTACTAAACAGGGTAAATTCGAGTAAACTTGGGTGCCGCCTCCATCTACTTGGGCTTTATTAATTCCAATATTACCAGCAGATGGAGTTAATCCTGGATTATAATCTTGAGTTGGACCGGCATATGTGCCGTTGAGTACCCCATTAGCATATAGGTTAATAGAACTATTTGTATAATCATTTACTAATACTAAGTGATGATATTGTCCTGGTGTTAGGTTATATGCCCCAGCTGTTCTATACCCATCATTACCTCTTATGTAAGCGTATACTGTACAATTAGTTCCGCTACTATTGCCGTACCAATATAAAGCTGTTCCACTATAATAGGTAGCGCCTACTAATACTCCAGCTTTAGTAGTACTACCATATCCATTTGGTGAGGCTGCTGTTGGGTATGCATCAATCTTAACTATACACTCTATGGTAAAATTTGAAAGCGCCGGTAAATCTGTTAGCGGAATTCCAGTATCAAGAGTATCGTCAGTTCCATCAAATACCATTTGTGCATTGGCATCAAAAGAAACATTTGATAAATTAAGTGTAGAAATGCCAGCTAGTGGCAAAAGCCCCTGGGTTGCACTTCTGGCGGTTGGCGTAAATTGAGTTACATGATCCTTTTGTTCAATTTGACTATGCGTTATATCAACAGTTACAGTTTGACCAATTTCGGCAGAAGGCGTATGCATATGGTAAAACCTGTTATCGCCAACCGTAACATTATGATTTCTATCAATTCTATGTTTTTTCCATCCACCATCTAGATCTATACTATCATCAACATTTCTACCCCAGCCGCCAATATTACTTGGATGTCCATATACTCGAGTATCAGCGTGTGATACTGGTCGGTAAATTACGCTAGCAATATATGGTGTACTCGCATTAAATATTACGTATGGCATATACCAGCCGGAGCCAGCTCCCCATCTCTCTCTAATGTGATATAGCATATCACCATCATCTATACTTAGACTAACTCGGTAAATAGGCTGACCATTATATGTTTCTGATAATTGAGTTATGGTTTGTACAGTTCGACCCCACCAAGAATAGATGTTTACGGTATTTGGGTTAATTAAATTTGTAGTAGGTTCCCCTAAGTATGAGTTAACCGTATCGATTGTGTCGTATGCAAAGGTTAACCCGCTTGAAACTGATGAGCCGAATCCGTGTTGTGTTGCCATAATTATTAAATATTAAATCTGCTTTTTATTGCGTTAAAATTTCTTGATATTTCTGACGCGGTAAGTACCCGGTTGTAAATTTTTACTGAAGGTATAATTGAAGATGAGTACCCATCCCAACTAAACCCGCCAATAGTTAAATCAGCTGGTGTCCAGTTTGAAGGTTGTGTATTTCTAGTTCTCGTAGCTCCTGTTTGAACAACTCCGTTGATGTAGAACTGTACGTATCCTTGATCATTCCCTGTCATTACAATGTGATGGTACTGGTTTAAAGGTAGAGCTGCATTTGGAATTGTAATGTCTCCATATCCTGTTCCTACAGGGTACCAGTTCCAATATGAATTTCCTGAATAAGCTCTGTAATAATATTGAGCGTATGCTCCACTTCCAACACCGAATTGAATAATATCTCCATTAGGAGTATCTAAGTATTTAATAACAAACTCAATAGAAGTATTGTTGTTCTTTAAAGCACTGTTATTACTTACTACCATGCTATCATCTGTACCATCAAACACCGTTTGTGCATTTGAATCAAAAGATACATTTGTTAAATCTATCGTACTGTTTCCTATTAATGGTAAAAGTCCTTGTGTTGCTGAACGAGTACCTGCTGTGAAAGGTGTAGCGTGAGATTTGGCTTCTAGCTGTATCTCCTTTAGTTCAAATGAATGAGTGTAGGCTGTATAATCATCTCCATCTTGTATGTACCAATACAGGCCGGTTGCGCCAGCGGCAGTTGTATACGAATACGACGCTGTCTGCCAGCCTTCTTTATTAGTTAATCCAATTTGAGATGTTGTAGGGAATGTTTGATTTGTCCAATTGCCACTTACGTAAGAATATATTTGAAATCTTAATGTAGGGGTTCCAGCTATTTTTTTAAACTTAACTGAAAATGTATAAGTAGTTGAAGCGTTAAATCCACTATAAAAGGCAAAGGATTGCCTGGTATTAGAAGAGATGTCATCAATTCTTACATGATATGGGGATAGTATTGTCCGGGTTCCGGCTGTACTATACCCTGAGGCATCTACTCCCCAATTACTCCAAGTAGGAACGGCTAAATTAGTGGTTGGCTCTCCTACATAGGAATTTACTGTATCTGCTAAATCATAGCCAAAGACTAAAGTTTCTTCTCCAAATATGTTTGGTCCTGCGTGAGTTGGCATAATTATAATCCAAATCTATTTTTATGCGCATTAAAATTTTGTGTAACTTCATCTGCAGTAATAGCTCGGTTATACAATTGAAAATTTGCAAATTGACAGTTTGCACCATACAGCGTATTTTGCTTGCCTATGAATATGTTTGATGAAAGGTTTGCTGCAGGAAGTGTACTCCAACTATTTCTAGCTATTCCATTTACATAAATAACAACATTTGATGAAATAGTACTTACAGTAACTGTAACTTGACACCAAGCTCCAAATCCAATATTAACCCCAGACGCTAGTGTTACCGATGAAGGCACCCCGCCTAGTGGATTGTAGTGAAACCCAATATTATATGGATTAAAAATAGTATATGTTCCAAATGCATCGCATCCAAATAATCTTTCAGATACCCCAACCGAAGAAATCCATTTACAAAAAAACTGCACAGTATATTCAGAATAGGTGGTAGGTGGGCTCAGTCTAACATAGTCATCTGCTCCATCAAATACGATAACCCCACCATTCGCCGATGTAAAGGTGGGCCCGTTAGTTAGATTTCCGTTAACTCCGCTTTGTAGTAAATCAGTCCAGGTCGCGCCTGCGCCAGTGTACGAGTTTATATCTGCTGCGTCTAGCGCCAATATTAGGCCAGATGTTACTATTCTAGGATTATGATGTAAAGCCATATAAGATATTTATTTGGCTTAAAAAATTATTGAAGCTGATTAGCATCAATGGGAGATGTCCACTCCGCCGTTGCAAGAAGTTCTAATATTTCTTCATGCGTATATTCAGCCATGCCCTCTTGCCAAATTGCAGGACGACCATACACTCCAACTGGAGTTGTATGAGTTGACTCTTCGCCGGTTTCTGCATGAATAAAGGTTGAAATAATAGCCTCTTCTACAATTGTAATATCGTATTTAATAAATGTTTTGGTACCATCTATTGAATATCTTAAGGTCTCAGCTGAATTTTGATGTACTTGACTAAAATCAATAGATTCTATATCAGTTGATGGAATAATTAACCATCTGCGGTTTGGAAATTGTGTGCTCATATAAGTTATTTATTAATTTTTACAGATTAAATCGGGTTTTATAGTGACGATAATTTTGAGAAACTTCAGCTGCGCTTAGCGCGCGATTATACATTTTTACTACGGCAATCTGACCATTCCAATTATACCCACCATAGGGTCCGTGTTGACCTATTCGCATTCCATTAGTCCAGTCAGCTGTTCCAGTAGTAGCTTGCTGACCTTCAAAAACTCCATTTCTGTATATTTTTACATGCGAACCAGTATAAGTTATAACCCAATGACCCCATCCATTTATAGTAAATGATTTAGGATAATAGTATTCTCCCCAAACTCCTCCGTGAGTATACGCCCAACTATTATCTCCATATTGATAAAAACTTGTATTAGTTCTAGCATTTATTGGCATCTTATTTTCAGATCCTTTATATGAAACGTGTTCTATTGTATATTGAGATAACGTTCCTAAATTTTTAGTAATATCAATATAGTCATCAGTTCCATCAAACAAGATGCCTCCAGTACTGTTATATGAAACGTTTGATAAATTTATGGTTGAATTTCCAGTTAAATCTAAAAGGCCTTGTGTACTAGTTCGGGTTGTGCCCTCATCGATAAATTGTCTAGGCGGACGAATAGTTGTTCCAGGGACAATGCTAACTGCGGCGACTGATACTTTATTTCTGCCATAATATTCATAGTGCCAACATCCACAAAATCCAGTTGCAGCTTCTGGATGAGAAGTAAATGTATTCCAAGCATGGTACCACCCATCTCCCAAATGAGTCCTTAGTCCTTCAGTATGAACTCCATATTCAGTAATATAGCTACCATTGGCTCGATATTCATAGTGGTACATATAATTTGGATGAGTATATCCAGTTTCGCTCTTATAAATTATTTGATAAGTATAGGTTGTATTAGGTAGCCACGTAAAGCTACCCCAGCCGCTTGGAACATAATTAAATATGTTTGGGCAACAGTTATAGTTTCCATTTGTACCATATCCATCATATTCATTATAGATCTCAATACTTTCTACTGATCTTACACCTAGTGTTGGAATAAAAACAGTTTCAGTATAGCCGTTTGACCTAAAAATTTTACCATTCTCAAAATTTTGGGTACTTGGTCCACCATATGATCGGTTTGGGCCAAATGCATAATTTTGACCTGGGGCTCCACGATAGGAATTATCCATGTCACCTGTATCATATGCAAATACTAATCCTGTGCTTGCTGACTTTCCAAATCCTTGTGCAATTGCCATATTATAAATTAAATCTTGTTTTATATCCTAAGAAATTATTATAAATTTCTGAATCTAGTAAAGGTCTATTATAAATTTTAGTTATTGGAATTTTGCCATTAACTAATCTTGGGTTTCCATTATTACCCTTTCCGATATAACGAACCTTAAGGCCAGAGTAATCTGGATTCCATACTTGAGAAACGTGATCTCCACCTTCTGCTACACCATTAAGATAAAATCTATAATAATATCCATTTGCCGAACTCACTAAGGTTACATGGTAAAATCGGTTTGGTTGTAATGTTGTTGAACCATATCGCCAATATCCTGGAGAAACATTCCATAGGGCTAGTCTATTATCCAAAACAGACCAATACCAGCTATTATAGTCAATCCCCTCAGCTCCAATAAAGTTTGCTGGAGAAGTCGTATTGTTGTAACCGCCAGCTACACTATTATAATAAACAACGGATTCTACAGTCCAACCACCGGTTGTTTTAAAGGTTACATCTGAGCCTAGTGTCAAGAAGTCGTCTGTGCCATCAAGCAGAATCTCTTGAGTTGGGCTAAATGTAACATTAGATAAGTTAATTGTATTTGATCCTGTTAAATCGATTAAACCCTGGGAGGTAGACCTTGTGCTTGGGGTAAATCTTGTACCATGATCTTTCTTTTCTAATTGTGGATTGTACATATAGAGAACAAAGTCTACATCCTGTGGATCCCCTCCGCCTCTAGCAAACCAATAGAAATAAAAAGGTACTGAACTTGAAGTATTGGTTACACTGGCTTCAAGCTTTTGCCATGTACCAGCTTTACTAAGATCATAATATGTGTTTTCTCCACCGGAACCGCCGTGAGTTGCATTTACATTTGGTGTCCATGCAAATTTACCATTTGGTTCAACATATACTTCGCAAGATCGGGTAAAAACGTCTCCGACCGCCCCGACTGCAGAAATTCCGGAATATGCGCCAGTCCAGTTTGGATTATTTCCAGGACTGTATACATGACACCGTAAACAGGTCCTTCCTTGAAATTGAACAACTGACGTTGTTGTCCAACTCCAGCCATATCCATCAAACGTAATTGGATTTGATGTTTCTAAATTGGTAGTAGGTTCTCCTAAATAAGAATTTAGCAAATCGCCGGTATCATATCCAAAAATAAGACCAGAGTCTGAACTATTAAATCCTGTATTATTCGCCATTTTCACTAATCCATTTTTCGCAATCTTCTATTGATAAAAAACACGCAAGAGGCGTTAAATCAGTTTCAGTAACAAATACACAAAACTGACTTGGCAAATCTTTATATTTAATTTCTTTAATTACCATATTATGTTAAGCCATCATTTTGTAATCCAGTTCGACTCGAAAGCGCTTGATAATTTTTAAGAATTTCGGAATTAGATAGTGGTCTATTATAAACTTTGACGTTTTTAATTTTACCATTTAAGTTAAAATATCCGCCTGCATAAGTTTCACGACCGATCATTGTATTACTAGCATCACTTATAAGTGGGCGACGATTATCACTTCCAGTATAGTCTCCGCCCACTTGAATTCCATTTACAAAGAAATTATTGGTTCCTCTCGAACGCCTCCAAGTAGCATAATACCATTTTCCAACTTCAAATTGGTATGGAACAGTAATATATGGAACTCTTGTAATAATTGCATCATTTGATTGATTTATGGCAAATGCCCAATGTGGAACATTCCAGTTTCCAGAAGAAATTAACGTGCCATGATAATTATCATGGGTACCATCAACTGTAAATAGAACTTCCATTGTAAGATCATCTAGATCAGTAAAATTGCGATCAATATTAATATAGGAGCCATAGTCTGGCGCAAAGTTAAAAACTTTTCCATTTAAATAGGATTCACTCATATTAGAAGACAGGACTCTATTATTTAGAGAAAGATCATAAACTGTTTGGCCAGATCCCGGATAGCATACTGGATCGGCTGCTTCAACATAGAGCTGAAGGCCACTTAATTCTATTCTTGGATTATAGTGTAGTGCCATAGATTAGGGTTATACTGCTAAATTATTTTGGGCTAGGTGGTGAAATTGCAGAGCATGAAAAATAAAATTCTTGGTTTGCAAACTTTGTTGAGCTGAAATATGCATAGTAAATGCACCGGCTTCCCTTTCGCAAATAAAGAACATTGACTCATTAACTTCAATAATACCAACTAGTCTAAATCTAGATTTATATCCAATATTATAGTACGTATCTAATTCATACGTAGATTCTTCGACTTGATATGACTGTAAATTTTGCATCCAGTTTAAATATTTTAGTTATTAGGGTTGCTTTACATTGTGAGATATTACATCACAAATAACATATGTATGTGCATCTGCAATTTCTATTTGAATAACTGGTAAGGTACCAAGATCTTCAATTGACTCAATTTCAGCAACTCCATCTATTGTTTGTACTTTAGCACCAATCCATAGTTCTGATAAGGCAACGAATCCCATACTTTCTGTTAAGAATCTATGGTTATGCGAAACTTTGATCACTTGGCCTCCAATTACAGTACGACTTACTGTATTAGCACCTGGATTAATATGAGATACCTGGTATGATCCCCAGTCACCTGTTGTTTCGTGTTTAGTATAAACATAATCGCCAACCTTAAGCTCCCCTGCGGTCACCCAAGTATTAGGGGCAATTAGGATTGGCATATCTGGAGTAGGACACATCGCAAAGCACGGTTGGCCATCATGATATGCACCAAACTGCATATTATCAAAACAGCCAATTGGTTCTCCATAAAACGCAGCATATCCTGTGGCATTGACGCCCGCAGGCTCGCCGCACTGGTGACCCGCCCACTCTCCGCTACCATCACCATAGAATTCATAACAGGTAGGGCCTTCGCCGCAGCCACAATTAGTTGAGTATTGGTCCTGCACAACACTATATGAACCATTACACCCATTTGAATAATAAAAATCATAGGAACAGCCATTACACTGAGCATATAAGAAGGTGCCCTCTCCGGGCGAACAGCAACAGCCGCCACATGCAGTCGTACAACCCTGACTTGTATCATAGGTTCCGCAGCTACCGTTTGCATATCGATAATAAAGAGTACAACCTGAACAAAATTGACTTAAGTAGGTTCCATTCGCAGGGCAGCCTGCACTAGTTGTTTGAATTACCGGACTAGAATACCCAGAATATCCTCCAGTTGAGGTACAAGTTATTCTTACTCTAAAATAATATGTTGTGGATGAGGCTAGCCCTGAATAAGTATAACTTGAAGCGCATCCAGTTGAATTAGTATTCCAAGTTGATCCATCATTTGAACTAGACTCGAAATGCATAGTAGTACAATTAGAATAGCTTATACTAATTGTAACTGAACTTGACGTAGAAGATGTAACTGAGATACTTGGAGCATTACAGCAAGCAAAGGTGTGATTATAACCTCTCCACTCAGACATTGCCGCGGGATCACTTGAGCTGGGTCTACTTGGTGAACACGAGTTAATTGCAGCATATCCGCCATCTTCAGCTGAGCCTAAACTAATTGTAGAAGAGGCGCTTCGGCCTAACTCAGAATTAATTTGACTCATTGCAATTGTACCGGTGCTTGGTAAAGCCATATTATTCGCCTCTTAATTTTTTAATTTCTAATTTAAGGTCTTCTATTTGGGTCTGTTGTTCTTTAATAGCTTCAATAAGTACACCTACAATATTACCATAAGAAACACCATAGTGATCTACATCAGCAGCATATGTAACAACTTCAGGTAACACTTCATTTATTTCTTGTGCAATAACACCTGTTTGTCTACCTCTTAGTGGATCGTCAATTCTAGTATAATAAACACCACGTAAATTAATAACTTTATGTAAAGCATTATCTATAGTAACAATATCTGTTTTCTTTCTAACATCTGAATATGCTACTATATCACCTTCAGCATATAAAGCACCACCAACGTAGGCTCTATATGAAGAAGAAGTAGTTGAAGTTGCTAAAGCTGTACAGTTATTTCCTAAATGGTGATACCAATACCATCTACCATTGGCTTCTCTATATACACCGCCATTACCTGCACTATCATACATAATACCATGAACAGAACTATAGCTATCCCAAATACCTCCGTAACCTCCGCGACTACCATCGAGTCTAAATTGTGTGTATGACGTGGTTGTATTTACATAAAAATGAGCACCGTTGTACGAAGGATAATAGATACCATGCGTACCATTCATTTGTAACCAAGTGTTTACTTGATAGTAAGATGTTCCCGCTTTATTTGGTGCATCCATATATGAAGTAACATTACCAGAATTTAGATAATAAACCCATGAACCGTAATTGCCGCCTGTTACATTTCTTGTTGCTAATCTATTAGCATTATCTTCCCATCCCCATGCTACTTGAGTACCCCAGTAATTACTAGAGTTTGTATGTCTAAAGTTTTCTTGAATCCACCAACTTCCGCCTGGACCGTTTGTTCCGTTGGCTCCAAGATCTCCGCCATAACTCATAGTTCCAGCTGGGGTTGCTTGAAAATCGGCATTCCAAGAACCATTGGATCCTCTCTGAGAAATATAGTTACTACTATTTAGTGCAGTCGCTGTACCTCCATTTGCTGGGGCAGAACCTGCAGTATTAGCATATCTTACACCAAGATCAGAAGGTTCAATCCAGCCGGTTCCTGAATAGGCTCCGTTATTATAAACATATCGCGAATAGTTAACATAGTCTCGGCCCTCTCCTCTTGAAATAGCTACACGTGAACCTGAGTCATAAATAGCTGGGGCACGCATATCGTCTCTTGCTCGGATTGAACCAGAGATTGCTGCCAAAAATGTACCATTCTCCATTACAAGAAGACCATGTGTATTTAGGTTTGCAGCAACGCCACCTGCATTGGGGTGAGACCATGCCATACCGTATAGGTTGCTGGCAGAAGTTCCGTCTGCTGGTAATTTGTAAGAGTCTCCCATTGCAAATACTCCCTGTAGACGAGTTGATGTATAAACTCCAACTATACCATTACCGTAGTTATCATCTATATAGAAATTTCCATTTGCTCGTGTTGCTCTTGCGGCAGTAGTTGCAGTAGTAGCGTTTCCTGTTACGTTGATCACCCAAGTCCCTGATGCTCCTGTGCCTGTAAGAGTTGGGCTATAGCTATTGTAGTTGTAATCCGTTAGTAATCTCTTCCAAGGTCTCCATGTACCAGCGTCACCATTTCTACTTCTCATAGAAAAGGAATCTCCTTGGTAGTCTCCGTTTAATTGAATTCCATATCCTGATGCTGGAAAGTATGCTATACATCCAGTAAGAGGTGCGTTATTAGAGTAGGTAAAGGCTGCTCGGTTTTCAGTCATAGCATTAGCATCTTCACCTGGATATGGTGAAGTAAAACCACGATTAAAAAAGTATCTATCATCGTGCAAATGAGAAGTGAGAGCCCACCCTCCGTAATTTCCTAAGTCATTAGAGAATTGAGAAAGAGCAGTAGGACGAGAACTTACATTGGTCCATGCTACTGATCCAGCTGAGCCAGTTACATTGATTCCCCAAGTACCTGAGGCATTACCTCCAGTTAAGGTTGGTGAATATGAATTATAATTTCCAGCATGTAATACTAGATGTGAACTATCAGTTGCATAAAAATTACCATCTGCATATACATCAACTACACCACTCGTTGAACTAAATCCGAATCTAGAGTTTCCTCCAGTAAACTGATAACCAGGATAGGCGCCTCCACCTGCCCAAAGTCCATCCATAATAGCCTTTCCACTACTTCCACTAAAATATAATAATTGAGAATATCCAGAAATATTTGTTTGGTCTCCAGTATTTGTACCAGAAGAACTTCCACTAAAGTTAGCTGCTGCCCAGTTACCACTATCATCACAATATGCTCCCCAGCTTCCAGCTTGAGTTAAGAATCCAATACGGTTTGAGTTACAGTGAATAATACGATTACCTTCATCACCATCATTCATATTGATATTTGATGAGCCGGCACCATCTGCATTTATTGTAAGATCTGTTCCATGAACAAATACATTATTACTACTATTAGCTCTTAGTGACCAGCCTTCTCCATTATTAAGGAATCCAATTTGATTACTTGTATCGGCATAGACTACTCCTCTAAGGGTTGATTCATGATTACTTCTGAATTCTAGATGGATATTTCCGCCTGCTCCAGTTATACCCCATTTAGCAGCACCTCTTGAATAAAAGTGGTTGCCATTTGCCTGATTATAGAGACCTTCTAGGTTATTATTATTTCGGAACCACCCATTATTGTAAATATTTGTAAATGTAGGGGCGTTACCTGTTCCAACACTTTGATTAATTGTATATGCTGTAATATTACTAGCTGTACCTGAAATATTAGTTTGGTCTCCGGTATTGGTACCAGAAGAGGAACCGCTAAAGTTTGTTGCTGATATATTTCCAGTAATCGAAAATGCTGAACCTGTCCACATAATTCGACCTTGATAATCATTTGCACCTGTTGTAAAGTCAATATATGCACCGGCTGTTCCGTATAGTTGTAGCTGAGCATAGGAGTCAGCTAGGTTGAATCCCATACCAGGATTAGTTAAATTATATCTAGCCGTAGCAGTACTTCTATCGCTTACGTAAAATGGAAATTTAGCATCAACTGAATCACTATTGATTGCAATATTACTATTTGCAATGGTAATAGAATTTGCACCATATTTACCTATTCTAACTGTATTATTTGCAAGTACCTCTAAAATAGGTAAACCTGCAATTGTGTTAACGCTATAAATTGTATCAAGAACTGAATCCGTTACGGTAAAAAGTCTACCATTAAAACCATTAACTGCAAGCAGATCTTGACCGTCGGTTGATCCTACTATATTTAATGGACCAGTCATTGTATCTCCACTTACATTAACGTAAAGTGAGTCTGCTGTGCCTTGTGATATTCCACCCGAAGTAAGAGTAACTGAGTTTCCGCCTGAAATACTTAGGGTATTTCCACTAAGACTTAGGGTTTGGCCGTCAGTATTTGTATCTGTATCAATATCATTAAACGCAGCCGTTAAGGTTGAACCATCTCCTTGAGTTAAGGTTAAGGTTTTTGTACCAGTACCACTAAATGAAATTGCAGTAGGTCTCTTATTATAGGCAATATCCCAATTTGATTTGTTATAACCTGTAATTGCAGTTGCAGCACTAAAGAAATTATTAACCTCAGTTTCTGTATAGTATCTGTCATCATGAGTGTGACCTGTATTCGATTTAGCAGCCAATAGGTTGGAAATCCAGTCTCCAGCGTATCGCATCCAAATATCGCCATTAGTTCCAAATATAACAAGGCGCGAAGCATCAGTCGAACCACCGTAGTAGAATATGTGAGGATAATCTCCTCCTCCATGGTCATTGGTTACACCATCGGTTCGATAGATAATGGATCTAGCATTTCCATATATTTGAAATTGACGGTTATCACTGTTAACCCGTAACCAAGTGTCATTAATTTGATATTTTGCGCCAGCAACACCAGAGGTATTATTGGTACCAATAGTTTCAGTATAACCTGTAATCCAACCGCCATAGTTACCTAAATCATTTGTAAACTGAGACAATGTCGTAGGTCTACTAGTTACTCCTGTCCAAGCTACATTAGTAGCTGTTGCTGCATTACCAGAAATATTTGTCTGATCTCCAGTATTGGTTCCAGAGGATGCTCCACTAAAGTTAGCAGCAGAAAAATTACCACTTACACTTGTACCACCTCCATTTACATTATGGCTAAATGTAGTAGTACCTGCTCTATTATTAATTACAAAACCAGGTTCAGAAGGACTACCTGAGTAATTTCTATACCATATAAATTCAGCAGAGCCTCCACCACCTTTCATACGGAAGGTGTCACCATTAGCAACTATATCACTTGTAGTGTTTATTGTTAAAGAAGGTCCAGTAAATGTAGATGCACCTGTAGATGCTATTCTAAAACGCTCAGTATCAAGTGTTTTAAACACCATGTCATTGCTAATAGCACCTAGTCTTGGAGCGTTAGCCCAAGTTGGAGTAACATTATCAGCAAATACTAAATACGCCCCTGTATTGAGAGTATTTTGTAATGCAACAACATCTGACCCAGATCCACTATTGACATATAATTTACCATTAGGAATAGACACAGAACCAATAGCCATTGAGCTAGTTGTAGTATTCCCACGACCTGTTACACTAGCTAAAGTGTCTGTTTCTGTATATCCTGTAATATAACCAGAGTTATTTGTAAATTGAGAAATATTCATGGAAGTTAACGCACCCGATGTAGTAGCGTAACTTACAGATTGAGACCCAATGTTTGCTGTAGTAATCGCATCTGTAATTCCATAACCACTAATTGTAGTTGGTTTACTTGTTAATGAAGCAAATGTATGCGAATGCGAGATTGCTGCATATCTACCATCTAAAAGAGATTGCTTTTTAGTTCTAAGACCGTCAATTCTTGTTGAGTTAACCTGATTAAGCGCTAAAGGTGTAGGAGCATAAACATCATATTGATTTGTACCAGACCATGCATCGTCATACGATAATGTACTTGAACTATATAAAATATCAGGCGAACCTGCTTGGTAATAACCATTAATTGGTTGATCAGAAAATAGGTGATAAACTGCTCCACCACCCCTAAGCATAAACACATAACTCATTGAATGACTGTAGATAAACATATCTGCACAGACATTTGTATATGATTCATTAAATACTCTTAATCGATCTGCATATTCGGCACCGCCCCATCCGCCAAAATTACCTTCCCAATCTAATAGAAGACCGCCATGGTGTGCACCTGTTCCAATTGGATCCCAAGGCGCGGTTTCGCCATATCCTCTTTTAATAATAATTCTTCTCCAAACATCTTGATCTCCTCCCCAAAACTGAACAGCATAAAATTTGTCTGGGTCGCCGCCGACTGTAATATCACATGAATAGGGTAGAGTTGTAACACCAAGCATATTAGATAAGCCATTAACTTGAGTTCCAGTTAATTGAGAGCCGCCTACGTATACGCTACTAAATGATGGTGAGCTATCTGTTCTAACATTTTGATTTAGATAAGTAGAAAGCCATTGTCCTCTAGTTCCTAAGTAAATATCTCCATTGGCTAAGAAATTACCATTAGTTCTAATACCAGAATTTCCAGTGGCACCATATAGGTAATAAGAACCTTGTGAACCAACGGCTGCATTATTATAACCTGGGTAGTATGGATGAGTTGAAAGCAGGTCGCCGGTTAAGGTTCCTCCTGAAAGTAATAAGTATCTTCCATCGTGATTATGCGAAGCTGCTGAGTATAATCCAGCATGGTTACCCCATCCATATGCAGTGTCCCAATTTGATTTATTATAACCTGTTGCAGAAATACCATTTGCGGTAATTGTCATTCTTTCAATTCCAGCTACTAAAAATCTATGATATTCATCGCCATTATCAGATGTTGCATATTCTAGTCTTGAATTAGTATCTCCATCTCCAGTATTAAAAAATTTAATATAGGCACCATCTGTATTCATACTCCAAACAAGACCGCGATCGGTTTGTCCCCAATTAATATTACCCGTCATGGTACCACCGCTTAGTGATAATTTGCTAGCAATTGAATTTGTAATTGTTGTTGAAAAACCAGCATCATTACCTAATGCAGCGGCCAACTCGTTAAGAGTATCTAGCGCTCCAGGGGCACCATTAATTAAGTTATTAATTTGCGTTGTAACATAAGACGTTGTCGCAATGCTGTGAGCCGATAGGTTTCCAGCATGGATCGCGCTGTGTCCAGCAATTGTAGTTCCTGATATTAATTGTGCCATATTAGTTATCTATTTTCAAGATTTTCAATTCTCTCGGTTAATTTTTTAATTATTTCATGCTGTTCTTGAATTGTCTTAATTAAGATTGGCGCAATACGGGTATAGTTAATACCATCAACTTGACCTTCACTATTATATTTAACTAATTCAGGATAGATTTCAGCAACCTCTTCCGCAATTAAACCAATTTCAGTTTCGCCAGTTCCACCAATTTTAACATAGTGAACTGGTCTTAGTTGTAAGACTTTATCTAGAGCTGGAGTTAAGGACTCAACTTGAGTTTTATATCTGATAGAAGATAATTCTATTAATCGATCTGCGATTGTTAGGGTTCCAGTATTACTTACTTCAAGTAAACGGTCTCCATCAATTGCACCTTGCCATATAACGAAATCATCCATTGTATTTGCACCGCCGCCTACTCCGCCGTCTGTATTTAGGACAAAATGATGTCCACCGTATGCACGGTATTCCATCCAATAATTAGTACCATTTGGATAACCTTCGCTTGGATAAGCTGCTGCTCGAATTATATTAGAATAGCCTCCAGCTCCGTCTCTAAATGCAAGTTCGCCGATAATATTTAAGTTTCCGCTAAGGGTACCGCCACTTAGTGATAAGTAGTAGCTATCTGTAACCTGACTTCTAAAGTGACCGGGCGTAGATTTTCTTAAGTAGTTATCGCTTGTATTTTGTGTCCAAATTTGACCAATTGTTGGGTTTTCTGAGTTACCAGCAGAAGCATTAAAATAAGACCCTAAGACGTAGTTTGAATAGATATTTCCACTAGAGTCTCTTCGTACAATTGTATTTACGTTTGCTGCAGTATCTGAAGTATATCCATCTAGTAAATCTGCATCTAATCCAGAACCAGCTCCATCATTTCCTGCATGCCATACAGTATTACCTTGAACAGTAGGAGTAGCTCTTGGAAAATTGACAACACCAAAACACGTAGCAGCCATAAATAATTGTGGACCGGTTGAATAAGAATCTGTAGTTGCAAATCCCATTGCTGTTCCAGTACTATCATTATTTGAAACATAAATACCTGCTTGGGCTTCTCCGGCAGCTCCTCCTTGGAAAGTAATAGCAGCCTGAGCATTATTGCCGCTTGTGCCGTTACCATTTCGAATATGAAAATTACCAATAATTGTTTTGGCAACATTAAATCCATTGTTTGCGATACCGGTTGCTGTATTATAACTAGATCTTAAAATACCGGTCATAGTATCACCTGCAAGGTCAACCCAAATGTCTGATACTGAAGTTAAATATCCAGAGTTATTAGTAAACTGCGAGATATTCATTGATGTTAGAGCACCTGCTGTAGTAGCATAGCTTACAGATTGCGAACCAATATTACCAGAATGGATAAGTGTATACCAAGCATTCCAAGTAGAATTAATTCCGTTTCTAATACTAAGTTTAGGTTGTCCACTAGCATTTACACCTGTAGTATTAGCAAAGGCAAGTTGATAAGATGAGTCTCCAGTACTTCCACTTGTACCATCCCATGGTGAAAATGTCATTACACCACCGTAGTTTCCAGAACCATTTGCTGTACCGGCACCAACAAAATCCCAAGCTACCGACCTATTATTCCAGTTTGGTAATCTGTCACTTAAATCTCTCGGTCCGTCTGGAAAAGAAATCCATTTTGCTTCATCTGAATATCCAGCCGTAGCAGCATTACCAGCTGATGTTGCATAGGTCGCAGTCGCTGCATTACCCGAAATATTTGTTTGATCTCCAGTATTGGTTCCTGAAGATGCTCCACTATGTGTACCACTAAAGTTAGAAGCAGAAATAGTTGAACTAAACGTAGCAGCTCCTGTAAACGATAATGCAGAATTATTAAATGCTATACTTGAATTATTTGAAGCATTTCTAACTAAATATCCATCAGATAAAAATAAATCTCCACCTATTATGTACACCGTTCCTGCTATGTTAGCAGCAAATCCTGCGTATGTTGTGCCTACACTTATTTTCCCAGTAGTTGTAATATTACCACCGTCCATATCTAAAATAACTCGGCTAGTTCCAGCGCCTACGAATTCAAAATCATTATTGTCACCATTCCATCTTAAACCCCATGCATTTTGTGGAGTTGGATGAGATGGATAATAGTCTCTAGAAATACCCCATATATCAAAGTTGCCATCGCTTGTATCTAATCCTAAAATACCACCAGGGAATTGTGGCCTATTTGCAACTGTACTTGAAAAAGTAACTTTTCCATTTAAAGATAAAGCAGTTGACGTGGTTGCGCCTCTACCTGTTACACTCGCTAGAGTATCAGTCTCAGTGTAACCAGTTATGTAACCCTGAGAAGTTACCCATGATTGAGTTGCTAATAGGTTTCCGGCTGCATATGGTACATATTTAAAATACGCAGTATTTGCAGTAGTTATTTCAAGTGCAACTACAGTTGGATCATAAATATCGCCATATCCAAGTTTAAAACTATTAGTATTAGCATTATTGGTCATTCCCATCGACCACATTGGTGCTCCTGTGTAATCCCAAGCAGTTCCTTGATATGTGCCCATGCCAGTCATAAACATCAGCGTTGCTTGATGCCCTGTTCCTTGTCGGCTAATGAATACCCTGGCAGTTCCAGTTTTAGCACTAACATATAATTCTGGATTAGATCCAGCTAATTGAATTTGTGCTGGGTTAGCACTAATTGGAGAAATATACAGATTTCCTGTCATTTCATCTCCACTTATATTAACGTATAGCCCGTCTGCTGTTGCTTGTGAAATACCGCCGGTTGGCAAAGTAATTGAGTTACCTCCGCTAATGGTAAGAGTTGATCCACTAACACTTAATGTCTGAGCATCAGTATTTGTATCGGTATCGATATCTGTCCACGTTGCAGTTACTGTGCCTCCATCTCTTTGAGTAAGAGTTAGGGTTTTTGAGGTTGTTCCACTAACTGCAGCTGAAGTTATTGTATCATTATATGCAGAATTCCAATTCGCGGAAGTACCATGACTTGGCGTAGAGATTCCACTTGCATTAATTACAATAGGCGCAGAAAAAGGTCCAATATTAACAGTATTATTGGCAAAGGCTTCGATTACAGGAAGACCGGCTACAGTATTTACTGAAAATAAAGAATTTGAAAGATCATCACTTACTGTGAACAGTCTGCCGTTAACTCCGTTTACTGCAAATAATTCCTGGCCGCTAGTTGAACCAGTAATTACTAAAGGTCCAGTCATTGTGTCTCCACCCACATTAACATATAGTGGATTAGCTGCTGCTTGAGTTAGCCAGCCTCCATAGTTTCCTAAGTCATTAGAGAATTGAGAAAGAGCAGTAGGTCTGCCTGTTACTCCAGTCCATGCTACATTGGTTGCTGTAGCAGCGTTTCCAGAAATACCAATTGCCCAAGTGCCGTTTTCCCAAACGTAATTGTAACCTGAGCCAGTTTTTAAATTACCGTCAGTTGCTAAATAAAATTTAAGAACTCCAGATTGAGTAAACTTAATTTCTTCGTTTGAGTCATCCTGTGTACCAATTTCAAGGTAAGATCCTCCAGCCTGGTTGCCGGTTGATATAAATTTAATAAATGCGGCATCTGTGTTTAATCCCCAAGTAAGGCCTAATCCAGAGGTTGCGCCAAAGGCAAGATTACCAGTCATTGTATCACCACTCTTAGAAACTTTGTTTCCTATTGATGTGGTAATTGTGGTAGCAAAATTAGCATCATTACCTAATGCGGTAGCTAATTCGTTAAGTGTGTCTAGTGTACTAGGTGCCGATGCAACCAAGTTAGAAACAGCTGTGTTTACGTAGGTTTGAGTTGCATATCCAGAAAGAGCAGCCGTTGTAATATAAGCCGGACCATTTGATAATTGGTTTAGGTTAGTTAAGTTGCCTGCGGTCCATACTTGTGAGTTATCCCAATATAGTCTTTGGTCTAGCCTCATTTCCAAGAACTTACCAACCACGCCACTAATATGAAATGCTATACCGGTCGTTGTGTTGTTATATGATTCAGTCCAAAGAGCTGCTGTTGTATAATCGCCGTCACCTTGAGCTTTTCGCGCGTATAATCCGCCTGCAAATACAGAAGCCGTATTTGTGGTTGCGCCTCGACCAGTTACGCTTGCAAGGGTATCTGTTTCTGCATAAGACGTGATGTAACCTGCACCATTTGTTAACTGATTAGTATTCGTAGGTATTGTTATAACTCCAGTTGTAGCGTTATACGCGCCACTGCCTGCCGTAAAGCTATGAGCAGCTCTAGCCAAAGCATCTGTATATTGTGTTATTGTAGAACTAATAGCACCAGTTGTATTGTTATAACTAATACCTGTGCTTCCACTTAAAGAAGTTAAAGTAATATAATTTGGAGTCCAATTAACCCATTGTGATCCATTAAATTGTAATAATTGACCAGTAGCAGCCGATGTTATTGTAACATCAGTTAAGCTGTCTAAGTTTGTTGGAATTGAAATATTAGTTGCAGATACTGCAGTAACTAAACCTTTGGCATTAACTGTAATTACGGGCACTGCTGTCGCTGAACCAAATGTTCCAACTGTTGAGTTAACTGTTGCTAAGGCTAATCCTATATTGCCGTTTGCTGTTAATGGTGAGTTTGCAATTGTAAAATCTGCACCAGTAATTCCAATTGAAGTTATGGGCGGCGATACTGTATTATAACCAATCGTCCACCAATAAGTTGTACCATCATAGTAAACGCCTAAGACATCGGTTGCACCGGCTGCAGGCGAAGCTGTATAGGTACCGCCGCCAACAATTGAACTTGAGCCTGGCAGGGTTAGGGTTCGGCTACCGGCTGCATCTTGTTTAACTAAGATTAAACCAGTATCGCCAGTTTCCATATTGGAAAGTACTAACGTTCTAGCTCCAGCAATGGTTACCTTTGCATTTGCTCCAGAGTTAAAGTCCCAAGTAATAGCTGCGCCATCAGTCAGGGTTTGCTGAGCCATTGTAACCTTACCATTAACCTTAAGATTGCCGGCAACTGTGAATTTTTTAGTCGCCTGTAGAGTTAATGTAAGATTGCCATTATCATCATGCTGTAGATACGGTTTGTTCGACGTAGTATTACCTATGAATTCTAATAAACCGGATGCGGGAGTTATCTTGACCGTTTGCGCCACGTATGTAATAGACTATTTGAATTATTTATTCATGTCTATCTCAATTTGTAATGGTTTAACATCTTTACGTTCAGCCTGCACTAAATAAAAAAAAGTTGGCTTGTGCGAGCCTGCTACTTCAAAATAAGTATCAGTAATATGTTTAATCCACAACGATTGAGATTTACCGAATGGTGTAATTGTAACTGTGATTGAGTCCGCGTTTGCTAAGCTTGCCCAATATTCTGGAAAAAAGATACGTTTAGCTTCACTCTTTCCTCTAAGGTAGATGCCATGTTCGGGGCCTTCTAAGTTACCGTGCGCAAGTTTAAAACCTGGCTTGGTTGGATGGTCAATTAAGAACTGCTTGGTAACAGCTGAAAAATTACCATTATGACTAATATCTCCAGACGTTTCGTTATACGTCATGTGAGTACTGATATTAACTTGTTTTAGTTTAACTTGAGCCATTTATGAGTTTGTATCTTTTCTATAGATATTTATACTCCAAGTTTTGACTTTGAATAATAAAAAAGCCTCCATAAAGGAGGCTCTTATTTAAAAAATATTTAATAGTTAAATTAAGCTACTCTATAAGTAATTTCGATTTCATCAGATGCTTCTAGAGCATATGGTAATCCTGTTACTCGAACTACTGTGTTTGCACCCTGCGGCCATACCCAGTTTGTAGTTTTCTTTAACATTACTCCGTTTATAGTAACTGAAAATACCTCGGCAGCAGCTGTTATCGTAATATCAGTATTGCCCAAGGCAGCGGTTGTATATGAAGTTGATTGTTGAACGTTTAGTGCATTATTACTAACGGTTAAGGTAAGTGTATTTGTTGTACCAGGAGCAGCACCGCCTGTTGCAGCAAAGGTTAAACCTTGACCAGTTGCAAAATCTAAAGTATCTGTATCTAAATCTAAACTAGACGCAGTAGCACCTTCGGCGCTGATACTTAACTGACTAGCAGCTCCAATTAAGGTTTTAAGATTAGCAAATGTAATTTTTTGGTTTGCTGGAGTGGTTGCTCTAGAAGTAACAATAAAGTCAGCATCTGCAATTGTAGTAACGGTAGTTAATTCAGAAAGGTCTAAGTCAATTGATAATAGACCTGCAGTCATTGAAGTATCAATACCAGTATTACCTGCGATTGTTAATGATCCGCCTAGCGCAATATTACCATTTCCGCCGCCGTCTCCTATAATATTTATGTAATCATTCAGCAACATTGCATTGGTTACACCGTCGGCTTTAATGTATAAAGCATCTGCACCATCAATACCAATTGAAGAGTCGTCGTAGTTTACATTAAATTTGGTACCAGTTCTTGTTAAACCAACACCAGCTTCAGCAACACCGGCTGCAGAGAATTGAGTAAATTCAAGTTGAACCAGTCCAGCTGGGTTATTGGTAAAGTCATATAAACCAGCAGCGCCAGTCTGGCCGCTAATTGCTCCGTTTGGTGAACTTAATACCCAACCAGTGTCGCCATATACTGTTCCTTGCTCAACAAAGGTAAATAATCCGCCAGAAACTTCTCCAATATTTGCAGTTACGTTATCAGCATCTTGGGCTCTAATTAATTTACTGCCTTGATATACGTAAATACCATTTACCTTTTGGCGAACACCGCCTGGTGAAATTGCAATTAGGACACGATCACCGTCGGTAATGGTAATACCGTCAAGTACAAGGAAACTGATATCCGCCTGTGTGATAATAGCTGTATACACGTTACCATCATCTGCGTCGACTCCGTCTAGCTGGCTGTTAGTAGATATAGCTGGAGTACCGCCTGCTGCTGCAACTGATGTGCGATAAACTGCCACTACTGATTTTTTTATATCTAATCCAGTTGCAACCGAATCGACATATTCTTTGTTTGCTGCTTGACTTCCAGATATTGGTAAGCTACTTATTACTAAGTTTGCAGCAGGTGTGGTAATTGTACCAGTAGTTAACGTAACTGAACCAGTTGCGCCGCTCAGCTTAGTTAGTGAAACTGACGTATCTTGTAGTTGTTTACCTTTAATTAGTGCCATTGTTTATAAAGTCTTTTTATTTAAGTTATTTATTTGTTGGTTGTTCAGTAATTTATGCAAGTGTAACTGTGCCCCCGCTAAAATATTCAAGTAGAATAAGATCAGAGGTTTCTAATCCATGTTCTAAATATGCAGGCCTCGTATAAAGTGAATCCCCTGCCTGCACTTGAGCTAATAATAATTGATTTATACCACCAGTTCGGCTAAAAAAGAAAGGAGACGTATTTGAATCTGTTAAGAGTCTTCTTACTCCATTTATACTTATACACACGGTTGAATCTATATGAATTGCTTTGGTAATTGCCGAGTTTGATGCTAGTGAATAACTGCCAGTATTTGAAGTATATGTTACCTGATTAGCATTGCCTTGTTCAGCACTTGGAGTAATTGGTGCAACCAGACTTGGAATAACTCGAATATGTCCTCGCATTACGCTTTGGTGAGCCGTACATACATAGAAAAGATCGTCTGGCGCGTCAAATGGAACTGTCCATAAGATATAGCCGCCGCTACCTTGAGTATTTGTACCGGCACCGCTAGTCGGCATGCCGACTGAATAGGCTGTGCCATTTGCGCTTCGGATTTGCAGGGTGTGACCTATACTTGAGGCAACTTTAAATTTGTAAATATTTCCTCTAAAAACATAAATCGTTGGATTTGCATTATTGCCACTGTTAAAATCAGCGGCTTCATTAACTAACCATGAAGTATTTTGAAGATGCGCAACAAAAGTTAATAAGTTAGCATTGGTTGGTGAAAATTCAATAAGATCTACATCTAAAACTCCGTCTTTAAACCAGTACATCTGATTATCATCACCATTAACGATTCGGACCTGCATGGTTGGGAATCGAATAGCCTGTGGAATATTAGCTAATGCTTCAGCTGTTGTTGCATATGGCCCAGAGTACCCGTCGACTGGAACCGGGTTAACTGGTGTAATACCATAAGGTAATTGAAGTCCTGGTGTAAAACTCATGGTTATGCGATAGTTATTTGGTGACGGTGATCTGCGCTATAAGGAATAGCATTGGTCAGCGTGTATATTTTATATGCAACTGGTGTTCCTCCTCCATCATTAACATTAAATGTTGAAAGTGTATAATTTGCTGTGATATTTGCGTTTAGTGCATCCAGATCTAATACTTGAGTTAGGGCCATTGTTGCAGGAATAGCTACTGTAAATATTGTTTGAACTGCTCCTGTATTTAGGGTAAATGTATTACCGGCATCTGTAAATCTTTTGCCAGATAGGGCTCTAACTCCAGCTGAATTAGCTGGCGCGCTTGCACTAGGTCCATAGAATACCACGTATTTGTAAGTTATGTTATATGAAGCAGTTGCAGTTGTATAGGAATCTGTAACAGAAACTCGATAAATTGCGCTAGTTGCGGATGATGTAATTGACGTATCAGTAAAATTAGTAAAGGATCCGCCGGCTGCCGCTAGGGATCCAGCTGTTCCAATATTTACATAGGCTCCACTATTAAACGAAACTGCATATTGGAATCCGCTAATTGGAACATAGAGTCGGTTTCTGGAAGTAGATCCCTGTAAAACAGATGACGTATTACCGCGTTCTCTAATTTGATTACTTTCAATTGATAGTGAAAGAGTCGAAGCTGGGGCACTAAATGAGATACTTGGTGATTGATAAGATTGTGGAGTAATTGTTAAAGTTGCAGTTGCGGTAGCTCCAGCACTATCGGTTACAATATATTGATAATTAAAAGGTTGAGTATTAAAAGCCGAATCTGTTAGAGTGTGTGTATATGTAGTTGCACCAGTAGTTGAAGTTAAGGTAGTCCATGTACCAGAATTATTACGTCTCCACTGTAAAACAGCAGTTGCTGTAGTTGCACCAAGTGTATTAATAGTTTTAGTAAAGACTAACTCATTTGAAATTGCAGTTTGATTAAATAAGATACTTGTAGAGGAACTTAGGGACACGGTAGGAGCAATTGGTTCCTGTGCAATAAGGTTAAACACCTCTTCAGCAGTTTTACCCGCTGCGGGAATTGTGTCTCCAGATATAAATCGTCCAACTGTTTTACCAAATGGTAAACTTACAAAAACGTCTGCTGAAAATGTAGGTGGAGAAATCGGTCTTACAAAAACAGTTACCTTATCGCTAGATGGATCAGCTACTGCTAAAATTGATGAACTTAAATTAGCTGGACCTTCCTTGAAATCAAGTTGCTCCATTTTAGTTAAGATCGTTGCAGGCTCGGTTGATGCAATATCGGTTCCATCATTACTTATAGTAAAGGCTGAAACTGAATTAAGGGCCTCCGTATCAATTCCAATTGAAACCTGTTTTGTAGTTGAATTAAAATTAATATTAATTCCACCCTCTCCAGCAATTCTGATTATATCATTAATAGAAGCAGCTTCAAATTGAATTGCGCCGCTTGCGCTTGCAATTTTAGAAAAACCTGGAGTTTGAACAGGCGAGTTAATAGTTACCTTATTGGTTGCACCATTAAATGCAACAGTAGTATCACCAGTACCTTCAATTCTAAATGTACTTTGTGGACCGCTTGCACTTAATTGAATATTACCAAGTGCATTTGCAATTTGACTAAACGAATTAGTTGAAACATTTGCTGAGCTAATTATAACCCTCTTGGTTACGGCATCTAGACTCACGGTGGTTCCACCCTGACCCTCAAAACCAAGGGTATCAGTTGCACTACTTGCACCAAATATTACAGTTCCTTGAGAATTTGCAATTCCAGTAAAAGCTGTTCCGACTGGGCCGCTTGCGGCTTGACCGCTAGATAGTTTTACCCAACCGTTATTTTGAGTATATCCATAAAATCCCTCTCCAGCTGGAGCGGTATTATTTGCATAGATAACATCTCCAATAAGGCCAGCTGCGCCGAGCTTACCAGTATTATCCTGTAATCTAAGTAAAGGTGTTTGAAATAGGTTAGCAAGGGCAGATTGGGTTGTTAATACTCCATCTGCATCGACCTGCATTTTAATAGAGCCGTTTTGTACGACTCTGATAGTAGAACTTGCTGTAATACCAACTGCTGCAATCTGGTTAACCGAAATATTGTTATTGGTCTCATCAAATGAGATTGCAGTTAAAAACGCTTGGATAGCCGCCTGTAAGTTATCAAAATTCTGGTTAGACGTCGATATACTCGAGCTTAAGCTTGAATCAGATAAATCGGTAATGTTTGTTAAGTTAGAATAGACTCCCATCTAGGCCCAGTTGTTTTAGTTATTTATTATCCCAAACTGGATTTGCTTAAAGAGCAATCTCAGTCTTAGAATCTTTAGTTGCGTGGTATGAAAGTGGTGATCCTACAACAAGACACTCAGTTAAATCCGCTGAAACTTGCATGTTTGGTTGACCTTTAATTGTTGATTGCTGAATTGTATTAACGCCAGATTGGTTAAAGTTGCAATTAGATAGAGTTGAGTATCTAATATCATTTTTATCAAAAATTGTACACTCTAAAAGTCTAGAACTTCTAACTTTACAGTTGACTAGTGTACAGTCAGAAAGTTCAGCCTGAATTGAAGACTCCATAAAAATAATATTTGATAGATTAAAACCATTTTTTATTCGACCTTCTAAAACTTCAACTTGATTTGTTTCTGAATTATAATTTACACGGCCTCTAACCAGTCCGCCATATGTTACCAGATCAAAAAGTTTTTCCCTAACCAGATTAAACTTAGCACCAAGTATTTCTGGCCTTGAATCTAGATCCATTGATAATTTAATAAGTGGAAATTTAGTTTCAAATGTTGCGTAAGATTTTAAGGCAGTTAAGTGTGACTTTTGTTCGGTTAAGATCTCTTTAATTTTTTCACGATCTCTATCTGAATAGATTGAATTTGATTTTAAGGTTGAAAAAAGAGACTCTATTACCAGGTTTAATAATTCAACGGCTTGGGTATTTCTCTTTTCGTAATCCTTTCCGCCGATATACTTTATAGTTACAAAACCTTCACTAATTCTGTCAAAATTGATTCCAAACTGTTTTGATCTGGGAAAGCTAAATTCCAGTTGTGAAGAATAGCTGCCAGACGGCACAGCGGCTTCGGCTATAAATTTATTTTTTGGGTATATTAAATTTATAGAGTGTTTATAGATTTTACTTGAGCGAATCTCCTGTGGCCATAATTCAAAGGCTTTAGCTTCATTAAAATTAAGTAAAAATTTAAATTTATTTAGCTGAGGAATTCTTGCTCCTTCATTCATTTTAGAGAAACCTAAATCAATTTTAACCTTACACAATTCGTTAGTGTACCCGTTATCTTCAATAAACTTAAATGATTTAAGAAGAGCATTGACCCCTTCGTAATAGTAGACTGGACCGATTGTCATTCGCTTCATTTTAAATCCGTTATTATAGAGATTGGTTAGCCGTGCTCCATTTTCCTGTAAAGGTTTCCAAGCATCTCGAGTTGCGCCAACCTCAATGTCTCTGTGTAGAGCAGATTTGGCTTTTTCTGCAAGTTGCTGAATTGATTTATTTGAAAAGAAATCAACTGTAAGCACAAACTGTGCTGATTCTACCTGTTCCCTGTTTTTAATGTCTAGTATCATAGTTTATGTTATCTGTTTATACCAATATAAGGAATATTTAATCTTGGACGGCAGTTATCAATTATACGTAAAATTGATTCATCTTTAATGAATAACTGACTAATTACAAAATCATGGTCCTCCTCTTGAACCATTGTATTAAAGAGTCGTATATTTGCAATATCAATTGGTGATGATACTAGTCTAAAGTTTTCGTTAATTGAAAAACTAAATGAACTTGCACCAGTCAAGGTTTTTGCTGAATTATGGATTTGAGAAATATCATTAAAATTATTTAAATTCGCTGGATCCTGATTAAATCCATATATAGTTAGGGCAGTTTGCTTAAATTGACTAGATACTGGCACAAATATGGCATACCACTTATCGATTTCTAATCTAACTGTATTAAATTGAGTTAAGGTCGAATTTATTTCAAGCCTAATTGAAACGTTTTTATCAGTTGAATTATTAATTGCAATTGAAGTACCATCTAACTTTAATCCTTGTGATAAATTATTATCGTATGCATCAATAAAACTAATTGAATCGGTTAGGGCATTAATTTTAAATAGCGCAAAGTAAGTCATATTAGATTTGTCTTCTCCTAATTTTCCAATTTCATTATAGACAACGCTATAGTCTCTGGTTAAAATATGTACACGGCTATTTGTATCTGGTTCAAACGCTAATTGGTTTGGCGTAAAGAAATTAGAGTCAGCATATCTGTCAATTTTAATATATCGGCCAAGCAGTGGATCGTTTGAATTATATGGACCTCTAATTTTAATTGGCGCTCCATTACTTAAGTCATATGTTGTTAATTTATAGCCAGCCCATAGTGAAAATAGTTCAGATTCTTCATATGCAATTAAAGTATATTTGGTTGCAGCATCTTCATATTTAACCGAATCTTTTGTAAAATTTGAGGTTTTGGGTATAACTGTAATAGGTAAGCTCGGTACACTCTTACTTTCATAATAATATTGAATTAGTGGAGAATAGTTGTAGGTTAGGGTCAATTGCTTGATTTTGAGATCTGGGTGTAGTGCCTTACGAGTTTCATCAAAACGGGTTGAAATTGTTTTAAATTGCTGGGGCATTGTTGCATCCTTAACTTCGTCAATCATTTGATCTGCAAATAATTCATCTGTACTTGTAATAATATTATCTAAGAAAGTTCGGTCTTCTGCTTTCATCATCATATCAATATTTGGCTGAAACTTAACCAATTGAATTTTCCAATAAACTGGCTCCTGCATAATTCCGCGATATAGGTATGTACCCTGAATCTCATACATTCTGTTAGTTAATGGAAAATAGAGGAAATCCTTTTTGCGAGGATTCGACGCTGCTCCAAAGATCGTTTGGAAATATTGGTTATCAATATGGATTTCGAATGGCATTTCAAAATCCACACCAAACTCTGCGTATGTAGGCTTATTATCTGGAAATTTATTTCCGGGTACAAGCACCTTAATGCATTTTCTGCTAATTGTTTTGAATAGAGTCCACTCCTTGAACACGTAGTCCGCAGAGTCTCTATCTGGTTCGGTTTTAAAGTAAACAACCTCATGTCCAAATAATTTGTTAGTATTAAAGCTTAATTGTTTAAAAATATTTACGGCCTGGTCTGCCGCATATGGATTAAACGACATGGTGCCAGTTGAAATAAGAGCTGGACAAACCTCATCGCTACAAACTATGCTTGGTGTAAATAGGCTTGGAACAGAATCTGCTGCAACAATTTTAAATTTAATTTCATTTACAACAATTGGATTAGTAAGCTGATTCCTAGTTGTATTATTATATTCATATTTTAATTCAACAAATAGATCAGCATTATTAAAAGCAAGTGCGGCAATGTCTGCAATATCGTACCACAGAGACCAGTTTCCACGATCTGTTGAATATCTAAATTTTTTACTTAGATAGGTTTGGTTATTGCCATTTAAGTCAACATCGTCAGTAAAACTTGTAATCGAATAGGCTCCAGGTAAAGGGTCCTTTGTTGAAAATAGTCTATAGTTACTGCTGAATGTCAGACTTGATTTGGAAGTCTCCGGAATAAGCTTTAGGGTAACTGTCTGCATTACAGATGGCGCTTTCTTTTTATTTATCCAAGTTTAGCCTGGTCGCTAACTTAAATAAATATCAATAAAGATTCGGCACCATGAAGACTAACCTAAATGTGCCAGGCCTGGATCCACTATGGCTGGCAAATTCTAAATATGTTGACCTTGAATATTATAATTACGTTATGCTTGGTGCTAAACAAAAGTATCTTGCGGATCTTAAAGCTGGATCTTTTACTAGATTCCACGAAATCCTATTTCACTACCTAAATTTAAATACAGTTATTGTTGATAAGGGAGTTTTCGACTCTGCCTATAATTTTAAAAAGGACGATCGTCACGTAATGGAAATTATTGCATCTTTAACCCGAAACAGGGAAGAGTATGGCGGGGAAATCTTAAGAATGTCGTCAACCATTTTAGCAGAAGTTCTTACTGAATATTTAGATATTATGTTAGATAGACTGGCTTACACTAGACTCTACTTTAATTCAGCAAAATTTCACAAGTTAGATTCGATTTATGTCGCAACTACACAAAATAAAGCTAAACTTAATCATATTTGGAAAATTACTAAAGATAAAGGCGTACCCTTTTTGATTAAAGCAAATCACCTAATTGAAATAAACGAATTTTCATGTGAAGACGGCGAATTTAGCGAACTATTAGGCCAAGTTAAGCCAGAAATTACAGATTTTTCAGCTAAGAAAAATGTCATGGTATTATCTTCAGTAAAGAAAATTAAAGACGAAACTCTATTTGAACTAGCGTTAGCTACGATTGTTGCTAATAAACTTCTGAATCACTCTAGTGGCTTCAATTCAAACATCTTATTGGATATTAAGTCCATGTTAGAAAGAGGCCAGGTGATCCCGTATAAGCTTAGATCCTTAACTTAACTGCTATGAATACATGTACTCATTATTATAGCCGCCGCCAGAGTATTGACCAGAACCTCCACTGCTGTAACTGTAAGATCCACCTCCGCCACTATATGTATAAGTTTGACTTGTAACCGGCGCCGTATAGCTAAACACTAGGTCAATCTCAGTAATAGTTAGGTTGTCTACTGTAATCGCATTTGCTAATTCTTGAGTAAATGGCTGACTTGCTGAAATTGTACCAACCGGTAATGGCGACTTCTTTTGCCAATACGAAAACGAATATCCAGAAGGAAGAGATGAAGATACTGATACACTTACATTTTGACCACTTGTAAATTTTCTAATAATTTGATTAGAGTTACCCGATTGCGGAATACCCGAAGCTCCGTTTAGTGTAATTGTAATATATTGAGATAGTGTGCTCGATGAAATCGACGACAGGTTTGTTTTAAGAAGATTTACTTTAAAAATACCGCCATTATATGTAGCAGCTGATGCAGATGCTCCAACCGCTGGCGCATAGTTTGCAGAAATAATTCTCCAAGTATAGGTCTGAGGAGTAGCTAAGGCACGTGATGTACGTTGACACTGAACTACAACTGAATTAATTGGTAAATTTGCAACTGTTGTAATTGCCGCGCTAGTTGAAGGCAGGGCCGATAGTGTAACTACAGTTGTTTCGGTTCCTCCACTTGTAAATTTAACAGCAAGGGTAGAACTTTTTTGGTTAGTTAAAACATAGGTTCTGTGTAAAACACTTGCCGTAGGTTCTGGTAAAGTAATACCGGTAATTGCACTAGTTGATCCAACATATACTCCATAATGACCGTTAGTTAGTTCCAATAGGCCTGATTTTTCACTGCCGAAGTATGCAACATTTGGTAAGCTCAGCGATCCATTAAGCATGAAGTGCGAAGTTGGATTAGAAAGAACTGCATCCATTGTTGCATCTTCATAATAGTTAAATTTTCCAGCCGCCATTCTTCCATCTCTGGTAACGGTAAACTTAACTGCTTTAAGTATATTTGATAAACTTAATGTTTTCATGTGTTATGTATATTTTATACTGATTCGTTTGAATTTGATCCGGAGTTAGTATCAACTAGAGCTGGATCATTTGAATATGCAACAAAGTGCATGCTACCATCTCGGGTTGTAATAAAAGCTGAACCTGTTCCAGACGTACCTGCCGGACTATCATCTCTATATGTAAAGTTCATATTTCCATTATCATCAAAATATGAATTAAATCCTAAATAACTTGCGAGGCCAGCCGCTGTTGCAGCACTACCGTTAACACTTAAATTTGGCTGCCTTGGTACAAATAATTCGGTTAGTCCGCTACCAGACAAAGGTAAACTATTTTTGGTCATTGTTCCAAGGTTAACTTGGTCTGCCAAATATCGGGTATCGGAAACTGCCGATGCTATACTCTTAGTTCCATATACAGTTAATGATGAATTGGGGGTACCTCCAACACCAAGAGCAGTTGTTTTTTCAGTTGCGCCAAATCGCTTAGCGATAATTTGTTTAGTATCACCCAATGCGGTTCCAAATACTCCAATCGAAATATCACCAGTTGCGCAAATGTCAAACGAAGTTTTTGTAATAATATGAGCTGTGTTTAACGAGTCTATTCCAAACGCAAGCCGAGTTTTACCAGAAGCAGTTGCGCGTTCAAGCAAAAGTCCATTTATATCAAATACCGCGTCATTTTCAGCAAAACTTTTAATTGCAGAAGATCCTCCAGTGTATAGTGTAACTCCATTGTGGGCAGATCCATCCATTTGAGATGCTCTAAACTTAAAGGCTGATGTTGCACCATTAACTGAATTGGTATACGATGAATCTCCACCTACATTAAATTCTGACAGAAAGTAAGAAACAGCTGGACTAGCAGACGTATTGTTTATTAGCGCGTGCTTTATTCTAAGGTTATTCTCAGAAAAACTCATCTGATGTTGACCGTTTGGCAATTTATACAAAGAACCTAATTGAATGTGATATCTACTAGCTGATTCATCTGATGTGGTTACAAAATTTGAATATATTGTTGTAATTGCTTTACTAACATCAGTAATTAGTGCATCAACACTTCCGTTTGCAACAAAGTTAGCTTGGTATTTGTCTAAATCAAAGTTATTTAAAAATAGGGTTGAGTTATTATAAGTTGATGCAGAACTTCCATAATTTATTCCATCCGGGTTGACGACAGCTAAGTCTGCTCCAGCATTTTTTAAAAATCTTACTATTCCATAATTTTTCTTTTTAGTACTTGCAGTAAAGGTAGTATCAGTGTCACTAATTGTAAATAATTGTTTATTTAAAAAGAACTCAGTCGATACTGCTAAAAGATCGTTTATGTTAAATATTTGAGACCACGCCGTCGTAGTTTTAGTATAGAATCTTCCGCCGGTTGTAATAAAAATATCGTCAACAATGGCAGTTGTGTTGGTGGTTTGGTCTGTTCCACTAAATATTCTAGAGCCCTTTGCTCCTCTAGGTCCAACTTGACCGGCTGGGCCGATTCCGCCTATCGCACCGGCAGGGCCGCTTGGGCCAATATCGCCGATTCCTAATTCAATTAACTTAGTAAAGTTAAAATTTAGTTTGTCTGACAATACGGCTTGGCTATCTGTTGTAAAAACCTCTTTAAGATTTAATTGTGCTGGCATCTTTAGATAAATTTCATTTTTGGTTCAATTATTAAACTTAATCGACCAGTTGTTTTTAAGGGAATTCTTAATTGAACAGATCGTCCGTCTTTAATATTTATTTGGACTCCTTCTAGTTTCTTGTACCCTAACGCATAGCGCTCTGCTGCGGTTTTGGTAATAATTTCAAGGCCAGTCGGCTGGCTCTTATCTTCTATGTACCAGAATACAAGTTGGTCAATTGCATAGTTAGGTAAAATGTTCTCGATTGCATATTGTTTAACGTATGACGAAAAATCGTATGATCCAAGTATTTCTGGATTTCTAGCAGTTGTATCAATATTAAAGCTGCCTGAAATTTGAGATTCTAGGCCTAATGATAAGACCTTTGCTGCAAAAACATTAGTTAAGTTTATATCAACTTGAGAGTCGCTAGTGTTTACTTTGTATAAAACGTCAGCCTCTCTATTAATATAGTCAGCAGAAATCGATGGAAACTCCAGTATTTCGCTAGAAGAAAGTGAATCGATTTCAATAGACGTCGGTAACGATGCAAGTTTAGCCATAAAATAAGAATCTTCGGCTATGCGTCGAGTGCCGTATGCTGGAATAGAATCAGTTTTATTAATATATTCTAAATGGAAGCCATAGTCCCAATTTGATGCAAGTAGATAAAGGTCACCGTTTGATATTGGAGTTTCTCCAATTAATTCAAAGATTGGTTTATACTTATCGCTACCCTCTAACTCTAGAATTTTCTTTTCTGAAACTTTAATATGCTCAAATCCTTTTACTTCAAAGAATCGATTTGCGCTTGGATTAAATTTACAATTTGCATCCTTAACTATTTCTGAATTTAGAGTGGTATCTGGCATAAATGCGGTAACTTCTCTAAAAATAGGCGAATATGTTGAGCCGTGTCTTCTTAAGAAGACAGGATTCTGTAAATATGATTCAGCCGCAGTATATCCAACTAAGTTTGAAGCCTGTCTTTTACTTGTAGTTTCAGCTTGTGTCAATTGGATATTAACTGGTGAAATTGTTGGTATTTTTAATTTTTCAACCATAGTTGCCTCTTCAATTTCAATATAGAATTCGCTAGTTGTTTTTACCCCATTTGAATATGTAGTATAGGTTACATTATCTCGGCCTCTATCAATTGATCTCTTAAACTCATTGAAACTTAACCTTTTAAATAATCCTTTGTAATAAGATTCTCCTCCAAGCAAAAGGGCAAAGTTTACTGATTCCCAATAGCTAGTATCAAGAGCAGGGATAGTTAATTCTCTTTTAATAATTTTATCAAGATTAAAGGTTGTTACACCTGAAACAGTTTGTGCAGTTGGAATACTGGTAAATGTAAGTTCACCAATTCCAGAGTCAGACCTCATTACAACACCGCTTGGCAAAATCTCCGAAATACCAGACTCATTTGATAATCTGTAAATAGTTTGCTTAATTATTCTAAGAAGTTTCTTGGTTACATCTCCTGGATAAGCTAAAATATTAAAGGCTGAATTTGTTTCTGATGCCAGCACTTGTGCATTTGGATAGGTATATCCGGTTTCGCCAGTGGCTTTATTTTTTAATTCTAAAATATCAATAACGTTTAATAAAGTACTGCCTGAATACGCTACCCGGTTTTGAGTAGCAAGCGCATGGCTAATATCTGCTTGATAAAAATTAATAGGGGCTGCCGTATTTTTTTGGAAAAATTTAACAGTAATAGCTGGTCCAGTTGAGGTCGCAGCCGCTGATAACGTAACTTTAGTTATAAGTTGGCCGTTTGCGTCAAGCGCAGCATTATTAACGCTAACTACATAGGCATTGGCTGGAATACCGGTGCCTGTTACATAGACTTTATTTGACGCATTATAGTTTAAACCCGTTGCATCACCATATGATGCTAATTCTGAATTGGCGCCGGCTTGTAAATAGATGTCAACTGAGCCAGATGTAATAGCTGCAGGCTGGCTTTGATTTGGTATATTTGATATAATTGCCTTAGACAAGGTTACGGCTGTGCCATTAACTGAATTGACTCTGGTTCCAGGCGTACTCCATCCAACAATTTCAACTTCAGATCCAATTAAAATTGCGGTGGCTGGAGCTGAGCTTAGCGTGATAATCGAAGAACCTCCTTCTACACTAGCAGTTACGGCTGGGTTAAGAGTACTTCCAATTATTGCAGTTTGGTTAACAAATGATTCTTTAATACTGTTTGATGTAATAATTCGGTTTTTAATAAATGGATATAAACTTAGCCCAGATGCACCATATGCATTATTTTCAGTTGTAGTAATTCCTTGTGAAGTTCCTCCAGGAAGAGTAATGGTAGTTAAGGCTTGACCTTCTCCACTTGACAAGAGTCCGTTTGAATTAATTGGAAAATCTAGCGTAAATTCTTCTGGATTAGCTGTACTAAATACTTTAAGCGCGGCTGAGTCCTTATAAGATAACATGCTATTAACACTAACTTTGCTAATCTCATCAACAATTTGAATATCTGAGCCTTTATCTAAAGAAAATACAAATGGTAAACCTCTGTCACCATAGCCAGCCGGCCTTGATAAATCTAAACTATTTACTAGATTTATGCTACTGTAGCTGCCGTCTAACGTATTATACTTTTTGTTTTTTGCATAATACATAAATGCTAAGGTAATATCAGAAATTGATAGAATCCCATTAGCAGTACTAATTTGATTTATATTAAGTTTATAGTCAGAAAATGATGATGATATATTATTAAATGCATGTTGTTCATTTTGAGAAAGTCCACCAGTTTTAGTTACAAGTAATTCCTTTGGACTAGAAACCAATGCATTTGATTTACGACCAACTCTTAATTCAATAACCAGTGTAATAAATTTAAAGTCCTTAGATTCAATAAATTTAAATTGAATAGGATTTTCACCAGAATATGGTGTCTCTTCTATTACCTTTAGGATTGAAGTAAAGCGATAATTATTAAAACGATTAGATTCTCTAACGTATTTAAGAGCCCCTGATAATTCCTTTTCCACTGTATCTTGCACGACCTCTTTAAATACAAACTTAATTCCTTTAAATATAGATTTAGCAATGCCAGACACAGAGTCTTTTTTAATTTGGGAAAATCTATATTGCGTTCTTGCACAAGGCGTCATAACGCCATTATTTAAATAACTTGGAGTAAAAATAAAGTAGTCCTCAAAATATCCAGCTTGCGTTACAGCTAGTGTTGGGTTAAACGGCGTATCAAAATATAGTTTGTTTTGAGACGCGGCCGTTATGTCATTAATATAATCATATAGAGATTCAATATAAAACCACTCATGCGTCATTAAACTTGAATCTGGCTCAACTTTATTTGGCTCGGGTGAAAAATTATTTACACCAAAAACTAAATCCGCATTCAAACGATACGGGTTTGATCTTGAATCAAGGGAACCGTCGGCGCCCCATTTACAGATGTACTTAACCAATCGGTTTTTTCCAGCATTTTCAATTAAAAATCTTTCGTAATTTGAGTCGTACTCTGATGTAATTTTTCCGCTTGTAAATCTATCTCGATAAATGTATGATACTGTTTTAGAAGGAGAAACTTCAGCATAGTCTGACGTGATTGTAAAAAATCCTTTAAAATCTAAAATATCTGGAGTAGCCTCAGCAAGCTCAACATCATAAGTAGGTGTTGTTAGTGATAGTGCTGGAATTACAAACGGATCTCCGTTTATCGCTTCAAATTTAACAACCGTCGGTAGTACTGTTTTTTCAATTAAATCTCCATCACTATATGTAGACGTTCCAATTTTAATACTACCATTTAAAACTCGATATGCAGATTTTCCTAGGTTAATCATATTAATTCCCTCTGGAATAAATGCAGATTTCCAGACATCACTTAATTGAGTAGACGAGTATTGGCTATCAGTATGGTCAAAATCAAAATCTTTAATTGGGATAATTGATAATGCACTAATTGTTGGTTTATATTTCTTTTTAAATTGAACTAGTCCAAATTTTAAAAGAGCTTCTGTGCCGTTTTCTGTTAATACGTTTATATTATTATCGTAATAGTCTACTGCTTTAATTTTATCAGCTTCGCTAGTAAATGTATTGGTGTTTATGTAATCTATACTCTTAACAATATTTTCAATTTCAACCCAACCAGAAGGTGATTGTACTAGAATATCTGCCTTATTTGTATGTAATTTATTGAAATATTGGCCTTCAACTGAAATATGCGAGGATAGTGCTGAGCCGGGCTTAAAATTAACTACTTGACATCCAATTATGTCAGTTTGGTCTAAATTTCCTATACCAAACGTTAGGGTTTTTACTCCAGCTTCTGCAATCAAAGTACCAAATGAGTAGTTAGTTTGATTAATACTGGGTGAAGCTTCGCCATATACAATATAATCGCTATTAGTTAAATCGATAGTTGTACTAGAACTTGTTCCAAGTAGGTCGGCCGCCGTTTTCTTAAAAATTGGCTCTTCTGATATAGTTATTTTAAGGTCGCTACTGGCTGGAATATATTGGGCCGCATATTCCAATGAAACATTACCTTCGGTATTTACAACAATAAATATTCGGTTTTGATAAGAAAATGCTTTAAATCCACTGTTTTGTATAGCGTTAATTGCTTCGGTTATCGACTCTGCAATTTTTTGTAATTGAGTCGCTAGATCTTCCTGCTGTACAACATTAATACTATAGTAAAATTGATCTGGCCCATATTCATTGTATAGAGCAAGCGCTCCAAGTAGAGTCGACCCATTATATGAAAAATTAGATACTGCAGTAAGTGTTTCAAATCTCTTAGAATTTTGATTAGTCGCTTTTCCATTTGGATAATAAATTCTAAGTTGATCTAGGTGGTTTGGGATTGCGTCAATTGAAATTTCAATAAATGATTGGATTCCACCTTTTGTATAATCGGCAGAGTCTTCCATAAATGTTTCAGTTGGACCGTGTAGTAGAGACAAATCTATTGATTTACTCGAAATCTTTAATTTTGAATCTAAAATATTTGCTTGCGTAACTTTATGTAAGTTACCTAACTTATCTTCAATCGTAATAATGCCGGCTCCGTCTAATTCAGACAGTGCTGAAGAAATAGACGCTGGAATTGAATAAAATTTTAGATCTAATCCATTTTCATTAGTTTGGGTAAATGGTGTTTGCGCATATTCATATGTGTTAGGATCAGTAATGGTTGGAGAATTTAATGCAAGCGCAGCATGATCGCTTAAGTCAAAATCTAGCTCGGCTAAATCTACAGTATTACAGTAAATTCCAAAATATCTATTAAATTCAAAGTCGTCTGACGTGTCGTCAAATAGAAATTCTAGATTTAGAATATTTGGATAAATTACAGAGTTTCTCTCATAACCTAGAGTTACATATTCTTCAAAGTCAGTAATAGTTTTACCGCCTATAATTAGATCTTGTAGGTTTTCAAATTTTTCAGTGTAACAGCCAACTTTATAGGCAACTCCCGAATATGATGCAAGCAACCCTCTGTTAAATGGAAAGTTTAGTGTAGTCGACGGAAATAACGGATTGCTCTGCATCTTTTTAAGATACTTACCGATATGCGAGTCTACTCCTAAGTCAAAGGTTTTTATAATTTGAGCATCATCCAGTATGCTTTTTAAATGTCCAGCCTTGGCATATGGATAGCTTGCTTTGGTTTCCGAAATTGGCAAGTGACTTGCCCCAGGGATTTTAAAAATTACAAATTTTTCTGGGACCTCTTTATTTAAATATATTGGCGCAAAGTACTTGAACTTTTCAGAATAATTCTTTGATATACAGTATCGCGCGCCTGAAAAATATTCAGAAAAATCGTATTGGTCAGCAAAATTTGATGATGTTGAATCCAGTGCGACATTTGTTTTTACGCCAAATACAATTGATTCTGGCGTATTTCCATTACTAAAAAATCTATATAGATTTGAATCATGATTAGACGTTGGGTCAATTGGATAGGCTTTATACTTATCATTTGCTAATTCAGAACTTGCCTCAATTGATTCAAAATATAAATTTTGGTTAGCATCTACCACTAACTTAACATTACCTGTAAGTTTAGGGTTAGTTCTAACTAATCCAAATGATGTGTCAAAGGGTGTAATCTTTTTATAAGATAATGGCATGTGTCATACTTAATTTTTATATTACCCAAATGCACTTAGAGAAGAGTTCAGTGATAAATTAAATGCTGAGCTTCTAAGAATATCAGTTAAATCTGATATGTAAACGCCGCCTCCGCCTGATCCGCCATGTGGCGTAAATATAGTTGGCGAAGTAATAATTGTATCACGCTGATGCTTACCACTAACCTGTATATCGAACTCAAATAATCCACTCTTAGTGTAAATATCAAGTCCAATAATTTTTGTATATGTAATATTAGTTAATTTTTGACCGGTTGACCAACCTCCAATTTCACCGATTTTATCAGTTGTTCTAAATTGGAAAACTACTGGAACTGTTATTGAAGCAGCAGATCCGGCAGAAACTGTTCTTTTTGATGATCTTGCGTTTGATCCGTCTACTGAAATAGCTGCATATGATTGTGGCATCATAAATAAGTATGACCCGCAAGTTTTTGCACCAATTAGATAATCATCGCCTGTCCCAAATCCAATTTTAATTGGAAAAGTATTTAGAGCTGAATATAATACATCGCTATATGCATAAGGAGATTCTGGGGTTACCCTTTCCGCTTGTGCATAGTATGGAACTCCAAATTCATTGGTTCCTGCTTCTGCGCTTGTGTTAAAGTGAACCGCGTGTGAAAACGGTAAATATACTTGACTTGTATTTGTGATAGCATTTCCTGAAACTTCGTATGGTGCGCTTGCACTAAGGCCTAAGAAATTATTACCATTGAATGAACCGTTTCCTAAGTTTTTAAGGAATGGGTGATCTTTATGAATACAGAATTCAGTAAGGGTTCCACCTCCAGTAGGAACTCCGCCGGAAAGGCCGCCATTCCAAACATCAAGCGAGCCTGCTGCACCAGGAATAGATGGAATATAGTGTCCACCCATATAGTTAGGTTTTCCGGGGACTACGTTTACCGTATCAGTAAATTTATAGTTTTGGTTAGTTGCATACGATGACACATTGATACTAGAAGTTGAAGCAGATTGGTCTAGCATATCTCCATAATAGAGGCGCTTACTATTATCCGCATTAAAGTATCTAGCATAGATATATTGGCTTTTTACTTGGGATGATTGATAGCCGGTTCTTTGTGTAAATGCAGCAAAGCCTGCTCTAGAAACTCCATTTAAATTAATTGGAGCTTTATCGTATCTTAAATATGTATTGTATTGAGTATCAGTATTTGCACCTGGGAAAGATGTTGGTGCAGCCACTCCAATTCCTCCGCCTAAGGTTGAAAGTAATTCAAGCGGGGTTTGCGAAGCATTTCTAATCTTAACTTGATATTCTTTAGATACAACTTTACCTTTATCTAAAGAACCGTCTGTTAATTTAGCAGAGTCTACATAATATCCAGCAAACAAATCAACGGTTTGGCCATTTGTAACCTGTACTTCGCTACCCTCTGGGGTAATTATGCTAATAATAAGTTCAGCTGTTGCGGTAGAAAGAGACGCCTGAATTGCTGAAAGAGACTCTGATATTTCTTTTAACTTATCGTATAAAGAAATAGCGGTGCCGTCTGCTAAAAAGAATCCTGACGCAACCGCATCTGTTGTATGTGAATAATACTTATCTTTACTAGTAAAGGCGGTAGATAAGTGAAGATCTAATCCTCTAGCATTTAATTCTTCCTGTAGGGAAATTCTACTCTCGTCTGCCATTGCCTGCTGAGCAATAAGGGTATTTTCTTCTGCTGATTGAATATTTGATGGAAAGTCTATTGTAATAGCGTCAGACCACTCTGATTCAACTGGATTATCTGGAAAACCTGCTTCAGAAAGAGATTTAATTTTAATTTCAACAGATTCACCTTTTCTAATTGCAATATCCAATTGATTAATATTAACTGATTCCGGATCTGCAACATTTTCCTCAGTCCATTCGTAAAGACCGGTTGTTGAGTTATATGTCTTTTGCTTAGCCTTTGTTAAAGTCTCTGTCCATGGAGAAAAATAGCCAGTTCTTTGAGTTCCAGCTGCATCTGTAAATGTAATAGGGTCAGCAGCGGCTGCATCTTTGTTTAAACTTAGATACCTGTATGCAATTTTAAACTGAACAGTTTTTTGTAAGCCATATGGCGAATCAATATCCGCAGGAATTTCCCAAAATCCTCTAACACGATATTTAGGAGAAACGCTAAATTCTGGTGAGGTTTTTACGTTTAGCGAAAGTTCTTTAACTACCGTTGATAATTGAGAAAATGACTGCGATCTTGCTGAAGTTTTATTATTTAAATCAGATTGTGCTTTAAGTCGAATTGCATCATTTTGATTACCTGATGAGTTAATTGTCTTTTTAAGAGTATCAATTGATTTGTCTAATTCTCTTAATTGAGAATTAATTGATTCTTTTTGTGAAACTAAGGTTTTTACAGTAGACGCAGCGTCCGTATTAGTTACGTGTGAATCTATTTGTAAAACTTTAAAATTTGCTGAACTAAGGGTTGGCGAATTTGGCTGAAATCCTAGAGAATTCGGCAATTTCTTTTCCTTTGCAAATGATAAAAACAATAAGCCAAAATCTGCAACAAAATTATTGTAGTATTCGTTTAGCGTTAAATTTTGTCCGCTTTGTAGAGTAATTTGCAATTCATTTGTGTAAATTCCAAATCCGTTTGAAATAAAATCAACGGTTAAGTCCATTTTTGAACTTATTGGTTTTATAAAAATTACTTCGCGTTCGTTATATCCAATGTTTACAGCAAGAGTTGGTGATCTATATAGTTCAGGTTTAATTCTTAGGTTTTCAAAAAGAACAATTCCATCTGATCCAAATACTCTTTTTAAAATAACTGATTTATCTTTAGTATCAACTGACTCAACTAGATATTCTGAATTTTCTTCAGTTATTACTCTAGCGCCAACCGATAATTCTCTTCGCTGTGCAGCTGGAGTAGATCCAGTTACATCTGTGTATTCTAATTTATCAAGAACGTATTTTACTTTACTGTAACTTAGGATTTCGCCGTTAATAGTTTCAGGCACAGTTATTTCAGAAATGGTTTGAACTTTAAACGTTCCGCGATATCTGTTAATTGCTCCAGGTAAATCTACAATATTTGTATCTTCAAAATAAGAAATTCCAGCATTTACTAAATCATTTAATAGAGTTGTGTAATTAACGGAATTTTTACCTTTGTAATTATTATTAAAAAATGTAATTAAGTCAGTATCTTCTCCAACATTTACAATAACTCTTCTAATTTCAAACTTAGAAATATCATCTGATACATAATTAGTTACGTCAATTGGAACATATAGTAGTGGGCTAAGGAAACTCTCAAAAAACCAGTTATTTTTGGTTTTAAATCTGGTTGGTAACCCTAAACTCGCATCTCCGATTTTTTCAAGATCTGAAATAGTTTTAGTTATGTCGTTAAGCTCAAATCGTTTAACGTTGCCTTGATCGTCCTTAACTCCAATTGTATTACCGTTTGCGTTAAGAAGAGTCTTAAATTTAGTATCGATTTCTTCAATACGACCATTCATATATCCAATTGATGGAATTGGAATAGTTGTACTTAAAGTTGGATCATCTGCATCGATTCGAGTAACTTCAACTTGGCTAGAATTTGTAGTTAGAGCCTGATTCATTTTTGAAATAAGCTCTTGTGCGTTAGTGGTTTGTACGCCAAGCGAATTTAAGATCTCTGATAAAGAATTAGTTCCTTCAGCCATTATCGTATTCTATCTATTTTAAAGTCCAAGGTTAAAGAATTTATACAAATGATTTCGAAAATAGGTCGATTATCGCTGGACCAGCCGTAATCTGTTAATATTCCTATTCTTGTGTTGTATGCTTGAGTAACACTAGAAAAATCTAAATTTGTAGATCTAGCTAATGCATCAGTTGATAGTGTAATATTATATCCGTTTGTTAAAACTGGATCTGCAAATACTAATCTTAACACTTGGCCTTTTTTCCATTGAGTTAAGGTATCGTTAATTTTTAAAACCAGATTTCCAGTTAGGGTATGTGAATTCCCAGATTTTTCATGTCTATAATAATTACTAAATGGTACTAGAGGAATTGATTGAGCTAGCGCAATATCAAAGATTGGGCTTGTTTCAAAATTGTAATCTGGTGTTTCATTGTTGACAACGATTTGGTTACTGATTCCTCGGCTAATTCCTATCCCCGATCCGCTTTTTACAACATCTGTATTATATGCAACTTCAAGAGAAGTCTTGCCTGCTACAAAATTTGTAAGTTGACCTTCGACGTTTGTGATTTTCTCAATAACGTTTTTAGTATTTAAAAATAGCGCACTATTTGCAAGTAGAGCTTTTTCTAAGCTTGAAAGTCTTGATTCTATATCAGAAGTTTTACTAGTAGTTAATAGACTTGACTTAACTTTTTCCCAGTCAGTTTGTAATTGAGTAAATTGGGTTAATTTAGCCTCCTGATTAATTGCAACGGTTTGAAAACGATTCATTAAGTCTGTAAAAAGCTCTAAACTGAATCCAGCGTTTGCATTAATATTTTTAATTGGTTCTACTGCAACATCTTCAATTGAAGTATCGAATTTCACGTTAAGTTTAAATGCATAAGAGTTACCATTAATTTTACTTAATGGATCTGGCTTATATTTAGCGAGTCTTGGTATTTCAAATTCTAAACCGTTTGGTTGAATTTTATTTAAGAAAAGTACACCATATAAATTCTTAGCCTTTAATACTTTAGTTACTGGATCAATTACATCATAATAAACAAGAACTGTGTTAAAATCAAAGTTTTTATTTTGAACATTAATGTCGTTAAGGCCGGAAAAGGCCGTTTTTGCATTTTGAGTTGCAACTAAGTAATCGCTAATTGCAAAATCTAAACATACCCCGTCTAAAGTTGATCTGGTATAATTAATAGTTGTGGTTACACCGCCATTAGTTTTACTCTTTTTAATTTTCTTATTGGTTGCGGTATTATATTTCCAAGTAGCAGATGGTGCATCATAAGTACCATCAGTATAGTATGAATTATTTAAGGTTCCCTGAAACCAGTTTTGTGCAGTATAGGTAGACCCGGCATATGGGGCTTGCTCTAAAAGAACAGTTGAATCATCTAAATCATAAAATGCATTTAGACTTAATCCTTGAGGGTGAGTATCACTATAGTGGCGACCAACAATTGTTTCACGGTCTTCAGGTAAATCTGGACTGTGTGTAATTGTCATATTTGGCTTATAATTATCGTCAGCGATAGACTTAAATAGAGTATATGGAGTTGAACCTACGTTATTTGGAACATGTAGGTAAAGTTCGCTATATGAGTTTTCTTTACCTTTATACGAGTTAACAATATCAATTTCACCAATATACTGTACAACTTTACTATATGAAGAGCCTACTGCTTCGTCCTCTTCTGTAAAAATGCTAGCAGTAGAAGTTTCTAGCGTGTTAGCGCCTCTCCAGCGAATAGCTCCTGCTTCCTTTAACCATTTCCAAAAAACTCTTTCCGATACGTTAAGCGGCAATTCTCTATTATAAGAATCTTGAGAAATCAATAAAGCTTCTAGATTCAAAGCGTAATTTTGAAAACTTTGAGCTAAATTGTAGTTTTGATTGCTTTGGTTATAAAGACCCGGATCAGTCATTAAGGTTTCACCTTGAGCTTTAAAGAATAGCTTATTATCTGAAGGCGTCCCGTCTGGTGTTCCAACATTAGGTAAATTTAAAAGCACAAAGTTAGAAAACTTAAATTGATTACCACTATTATTAAATGATAAAGTTAAGTCTTCTAATGAACTCTGGAAAGTGTAAAATATACCCTTTCTAGTTGTTATTGGTTTTATAATAGGAGCAACTGCCATTTTGCGCTCAGGGTTTTATTTTTAAATGTTATAGATGGCGTTTGAAGCACCAGTTACAACAAGTCTTGATTGATTTGCTCCCCAACTTGCAGGAAGGTTCGCACTATTTTTAACTGTTCCAACATTCATTAAGGTAACAGAAGATGTAAATAGGTTACTACTTAATCCAACTGCCCATTGTGAAGCTAGCGTAGTATGAGTTGAATCTAATCCAACCGCATCTTGGTCTAATACTGCAAAGTTTTGTCCAATTACTCTAATTTTATGAGTTGCTGTATTTGTTGTAGCAAAGGTTTCGTATACTCCACTTACGTGAGTAACTGTTCCACCTGATGTATAGGTGACGGCGCGTACCATAATTGTAAATTCTTGACCGCTTCTTACCGGAGAAGTGGCGTCGTTTATAAGAACAATATCAATACCGTCTGTAATTGTACTCTGGAAAGCAGATCCGCTATAGAATGAGCTTGCATCAAGAGTTAATATAATTAATGATTTACTAGTTGCAGTTAGAGTAACTTCGGCTTTTGCTCGGTTTGCACCAGCTACCGCAACTAACGTTTTGGTAACGTCTTCTCGGCTATTAGAGAAACTTCCTGTGATATTTACGGATCCAACTAAATTGGATTGGCCGTTTGTTGTAATTGCACCAGTAAAGGTTGATGTACCAGAGATTGCTAGACCCGCTGATGAAATCGATGCATTTGCTACAAGCAAACCTGTTGTAATTTTACCAACGGTTGCGCTGTTAACTGTATCAGTTTCAAATTTAATTAAATCTGCAGTACCGTTTGCGTTTTTAAAGTACAGCTGGCCATTTTGAATGGTTAGTACTCTAGTTTTTAACTCTGTTAATGGAGTTAAGGTTGTGTCCGGGTCAACTCCGATCTTTTTATCAGAAAGGTCGATTTTTAAGTTGTTAATTAGATCTTCTACTTTACTCTTAAGCAATCCGGTATTGCTGTTAGAGATAATACGCATATCTGATACATACGTAGTTTCTAGAATTTCTTGTGTTGATAGGGATAGTGCAACAAAAGCCATTTGTTTTATTCTATTTTTTGTTATTTATTAGCAGAGTGTTAGCTTGCAAATAATAGCCGATTAGCCTTCTTGTACTAACAAAACAGAAACTGGCTTAGATCGTACTTAAATTTATCTCTGTTCCATTATTTCGGTTGATAATTGTACCGTCTGATAAGATTTCATAATCATCAAAATTAATATCAATCATTTGGGCATCTGCTCGTAGAGAGTTTTTAGCTAAACTTGAAGTGATTGGCCTTGAGTTTAAACTACTTTCAATATAGTCAATATAGTCGTCTTTGGTCAGTACCTTAACGAATCGTCTTTCTGGAAGAGGGTGTTCATTTCCCCAGAGATCTATAACTGTTCCAGATATTTCATATTCGCCTGCTTCGTCAAATCTCCAAATAAAAGTCCAGCCTGCTTCAACCTCTGCCATTGTAACTGGAGAAGAACCGGCTGTAACATTGACCAGTTTCCATAAAACTGTAGATTTTCCCATGACTTCTCTTGCAGAGATAAACACTGGAAGATGTTTGGGAACAGTTAGGCGATCTGTCGCAATTTTTAATTCAGAAATATCCAATGAATTTTTAGTAAAAAATGAAGGAATGAATCCTACTTGTTTTCCGTCTTTATATGAAATATACCCAAGATTTTTCCAATATTCTGGTTCATGCACCTTTCTAAGTACCTCAACACCATTTTCAATAAACTTTCTTCCGTAAATCTGATCGTTAAGCGGGGCATACACCATAAGGTTTTCGACGTCAAACGCTGGTATAATTCCATACAATTTTAGTTGCTCAAGATTTGACATTTGCTCCTTAGAGTAGGTGTCAACTGGCTCATAATAAGAATACTTATTATTTGAACTAAATACAACATTGGCACTAGGTAAGCCAATTGCAGATATGTTAACGTAGGTGATTGGCATTAATTGTGGTTAATTTTTAATTTAGCAGATCTAACTCCAATTGAGTTTGGTTGAACTCTAATTTTTACGTTATATGTATCGCTAGGGTTAATATCAATACTATTAATTGCGCTAACCTCAGTTTCAGTTTGACCAGAGGTTAATACCAGTTTAAATTCATCTGAGTCTTGGTCTAGTGTTATTGTCTGTATTGCAAGTTTACTAGAGGAGCCTGTGTTTGTAATTGGTATAGTTAGGTCTCTACTTGCGCCAACCTCAGTTGAATTAAAAACAATAGGGGCGTTAGCAGATCCGACGGTAAAACTTGGAGCAGCTACTAAGATTGATACATTGACTCTATTTGATGAGGTGCCGCTTGATCCAAGTACTCTAAATGTAAACAGGTCAGTTCCAGTATAGTCCTGGTTTGGAATATATCTAATTACGTAATTATTAAAGGTTACTGTTCCTTGGGTTGGGTTTGCTGTTATATTAAGTCCGTTAAATATTGACCCATTTAAATTAACAAAAGACAGTGTATTAATATCTACATATAGGTTTCTGCCCACTGTTTGTTGAGGCACCTGCGATAAAATTGGAGATGCAGCTTGTATAATAAGCGATCTGGTTGAAGATGTTGTTTGAATAACACCTGTACTATTGTTTGTTCCAGTTACAGTAATATCATATGTGCCAGCTGCAACGCTATTGTATGTTATTGGGTTATTTGTTGTTCCTGATCCTAAACTTGATGTAATAACATAATTATTAACAAATTCAGTAGCAGCACTAAATGTGATATTTGAGCCGCTGCTGATTGGATTTGCAAATATTTGTAAATTGGCAAAGTCTATAACCGGCATTGGGGGTAATACTGTTACTGGAATCTGTTTAGTAAAACTATTTAGTAGCGACGAATTTTTAAATGGTGAATTATAGATCACGGTTAAGGTTGGCGTAACCTGTTGATTGTCAGTGGCAATTACCCATAGTGCAGTAAATGATCTATTTACATTGTTTGATATAAAGTTAGCCAAAAGAGTTGTGCCACTTTGACTAACAGCTACGCTATATAGACCGTCTGTTGCAAATTCAGGAATCCACTCTGGTGAGTCCGGCTGGGTCGTAACTTGAACCATCGAAGCTATTCCTTGTCTTAATTGAGTATACGATAAATCTATATCGGAAACTGGGCGACCGATTACCAGCTCTCTATTTACGCTAAATTCAGATCCGTCTTGAAACAAACCAGACAAGACTAGTCGATAATAGCCTGGAACACTTGGCCTAAATGCAAGGGAAGTTAAATCTGCTGCATATTGATAATATGTCCACATTTCTGGAGCTTGAATTGATGCAAGGTCAGTTGTTCCGTTGACTATTGCAAACGGTTTCCATATAGTATCACTTGGACTAAGTTTTCTTTCTACTGCCCAGGTTAGAGTAGTTAAATTAACCTGTTGTAGAGTAGTCGTTAACTGATATACACCAGGAGTAGGATCTTCACTGGACGGGTCAAACGTTGAAATATAAGATCGGTTTGAATTTGCAGCAGAATTTGTAATAAATCTATATGATTCAGCTGATTCATTACTTCCAGATAAAGCAATTGTTGTTAACCCCAATTGGGCTAAATTAGTACCAGTTGCAATACCTGCGGTGTTGACCGATACTGCAGCTGAATATAAAAAGGTAAGCCCATCGTCTTTTTGAGCATAGGCTTTTGCATAATACTGAGTATTTGCGGTAAGACCGCTCAATTGACTAATTAAGGCAGCTGGACTAATATTTGGTGCAAGCACGCCGGTGTCAACTCTAACTACGCCAGCTGCGCCATCTACTAAATTGGTAGAGTTACCCAGTTTAAATAAAAGACCATATCTAGTGTAGATATCGCCAGAACTATTAGTAAATGTTGAGCTTAGGGTAGCGCCGGTTTGAGTTAGGTTACTTATAGTTGGAGTTGATATACTACTATTACTAAGGGTAGTAAATGTCGTAATTTGAGATGTACCATTTCCAGTTGAGTTAGTTGCGACTGCATCCACTGTATATTGAGTAAGCGGCGTTAATCCAGTAAACTGCACAGAAATTCCAAGATTAAAGCTTGTTATGGCTATATTTGATACTAAAACTGAATTTTGATATAGCCTAAATCTTACTGCTGTTACATCACTGCCGCCGTTATTTGAAATTGTTGTGGTTACAGTTGCAGTACCTGCAGTTATTGCACTAACAGTTGGTGTAGTTAAGGTAGCAACCGTTCCGGTTGATGCCGGCGTACATGCTGTATATTCAATAGTTGCACCATTACATGTACCTCCGCCCGAAGCCGGTGTTATTACATAGCGAGTTTGAAATCTTTGATATGAGCCGTTTCTTAATTGGCACGGTGAAAATGCGCCAGCCACCCAAGTTTCTTGAGTTGCACCATAACCCCAAGCGCTTAGTGTACAATTTACTGGCGTCGAAGCTGGCGCACATGCTGAATCGCTAGTACAGGTTGAGGTGCCGCCGGCTACTATAATTCCATATGATTCTGGGTCAAATATAGGTTCACCGTATAATAATATAGTTGGTGTCGTTGATGAACACATATATAGTGTTCTGACATTTCCCGAAGTAGTATAAGTTGACCAGTTTGATGCAAATACCTGAGAATAAAATTGGTCGCCGACTGGAGTATACCGAAATTCTACATCCGATAGTGAATTATCTACTGTGTTAATTGCAATTGAATAACACATTGACTCGGTTTGATCGCCAATATATCCAGGAGAACACTCATCATCCGCTGTACACGGAGAAAAACCTCCAGTTAAGGTCATGCCGTATTCTGAGAAATTTGAAATTTGACCAGATACTAAAAGAACTGGTTCACTTTGTCCAGATGCACAAAAATAATAGGTATTTCCTTCTGGGCCCATTGATACTTCCATATACATTTGGTCCAATTGTATAGAAATTGGTTGTGGTTCTCCCGGTTGAGTATACACTAAAGTTTTTCCAAATCTTTCAACTGAATCTGGTATAGTTAATTGATAACAAAAAGCGAATACTGACATATTATAGTTGAGTTACTTTTACGGTAAAATTATTTGTATTTGAACTTTCTTTTGCGGTTGCATATACTTGATTATTTACCGCACGATATCTAAATTTAGAAATTGCACTATGCGTTGAAATATTTAATTGATCAACTAAATTGGTAACGCTAATATAGCTAGGCACTGTATATGGATCATGTAGACCCAATCTAATTTTGTAACCTATGGTCGGAGCCGCAATTGAAAATCCTTGTAAAAAATCAGATTGATAAGACAATTGATAGAATTTTGTATGAAATAGGTCTCCAATTTTAGCATCAGCAAGATCACTCATTCTAGGTTTTAGTGAGTTTTCGCCTAATCCCCAACTATAAGAGTAGTCTGAAGTTAGGGTAGAGTCGCCCAATTCTTTATATTGACCGGTTAATTTATCCTTTATTTTGGCACTAGTCGGTGAAGTATTATTACTAAAATTTGCGGAATAATATGCCCAATCAAAAAGTTCCTTTTCTAAATCAATTGCCCCTATTTTTTGTGTAAATGACGCAATTGTTACATTTGGGTTAAACATATAACTACCTCCCATATCTCCAACTGTAACATTGGTTAAATCTTTAAATTGATATGAAAATTTATCAGAAGTTCTGGTAAATCCAACGGTTGATGCTATTGTTGGTTTTACGGTAAACTTAATAAAGTCTACTGAAATACCTGCAAATTGGTCGTAAACTCTTAATTCAATTAAGTAGTCTCCAACATAGGGTAAAAAGTGAACAATTTGATTAAAATCATAGATTGATCCACGGAAACTCCACTTATATGGGTTAGGTGCATTTTTGGTAATAATCCACTCAGCATCAACTAAATTTAAATATGTTATAATATCTCTGACCCTAGCTCCTTCTGTTTCTAAGTCTGCAAATGTGATTCCGTCATAGTCCATTATTTTATATTTAGGCAGGTTAGCTGTTAATATAATTGGACATGCAAGTTGTTCTTTAACGTTAACTTCTCCATTTGACCAGTAATAGGCCTTACCGTGTTTTTTCCACTCTTCGGTTTGTACTTGATTATAGAAAACCTCAACTGCACTAATTAATGCCAGGTGTTGAGTTGCTGAATAGTGTTGTTGGTTATCGTATGGATTAGCAATTGCAGAAAATACTCCACTTTTATTTTTACCAGTGTTAAACGAATATTTAGGAAAGCCTGTTAAAATTTTAGTTGGATCAGTTGAATCAGCTTCAGCTGAATAAAATATTGGTCGAATATCTCTAATATAAGGAACCGCAATTGTTGAACCTGGAAAATCAACAGCTGCTTTAATTTTAGTATTAATATCAATACTTCTTGATTGTACGTCGTCTGACCAATATCTAATATTGAATTTTTCAAAAAATATAAACTCGCCAATAATATCTCGAACTACTACATGAATAGGTAAAATTTCGCGTTTTACCTTTTTAGCAAGGCCGTCTAATTTATAGAAAATTTCAGCTGGGGTAAAGTCAGTTGTTTCAATTACTTCTGGTAAGCCATCTTCATCATAATTATCTGTGGCTTTAGTAAACTGATAGCACAGGGCAATAAATGAGGTCTTTTTAAATTGACCAGAATCTAAAACTGCTCCACCGGTTGAAACATGTACCATGTTATCAATTTTGCCATCATCTAAGAAATCAGTTATATTAACTAGAGCAAATTGGTTTAGAGCAGCCGATGAATTGTTGGTGTTTTGCCAAAATTCCTTAACGTCTAGTGTGTCTTTATAACCAAATAGGTTTATAAAATTGCTTAAGCCTTTGTAGGTTCCAACATATGGAAAAACCTGATCCCTATTTACAAGAAGCTGTTTTCTAGCTTGGTCAATTTGAGTCCAATCTGGTAGGGCCTCTTTAATATCATAATCCTTTAGTAATTGGGCGTCGTCTTTATGGAAAGATATTCCAAAATTTTCTAGCCACATTCTATATCTAGCATCTTCGTCTTCGCCCTCACCATAATAGTCAAGTTCTAGGATTTTAGTTGAGTTTATAACTGATCCATTAGAAAGCGTTTCATGGTAGGCTATTAGTTTTCTCTGGTAAATCGATTCTTCAATTGGAGAAAACGCAACGTTAATTTGTAGGGGTAAATTTATATCAAGTTGAGAAGAAGATCCATTTGCATAATCCGAATGATTAATAATAACCTGGTTAACCTTTTCAATATAAGGCGTATCTACATTGCTGTTGCCTGTGATATCCTGTTTAACTAAATATAAAAAGAATGCCTCGGCGGATGAGTCGGCTGTTTCCCATTTAACAACAATTCTTTCGTTTTGCGAAAGTTTAGGAAATTTATAACTACTGGCGGCCTTTTCTACTAAAAAAATCTGTCGGCTGTCGTACAATCCAACTGAAACTGAATTAATGTATTCTCGGCCGTACCACCAAGAGATAGTATCAGAAGAACCTGTCCCCTGGTTGAACTTAGTTGTTTGAAGGTTATAGTTTTCACCAAACTTATCAAAAAATATGAGATTAGTCAGTTGCATCAACTTGGCTTTTTGTTATTTATTAGCCAGGAAATGGCAAGTTAGATCGTGTAGATTTCGCTCTCGCCAGAGTGGCTTAGTGAAATAGTAATTATCTTTTCGCCTTTTCCAATATGCTTATAAATCTTTTTATATTCTTTAGCATATCCGTTTTTTGAGATTTGTGTAAAGTAGGCAAATGCATTATTGGATTTCTCTTCATTAAAGTTTCTCCAGTATCGCAAAAGGTCTAATTGAGCCGATTGAATACAGTCCTCGCGGTCTAGTGGATTTTTAAATACTAGTTTTTGGATAGCACGGTTTGACAACAGGATAAAATAGTCAATTGCTTTTGGTGAAAGCTCCCCTTTTGTGTGCTGGTAGCCAGTTTCTTCATTTAAATACCCGTGTTTGCATCGGATAATTTCGTTAGTAAAGTCTCTATTATTAATATAGAACTTTGGGTCTTTAATTCTTGCCATTACGTTAGTGCTTGGTAAATTTTTAATACGCTTAAATACGAATCAACTAGATCGGGAAATGGTGATTTAATCTCAGATGATGTGACTAGTTCTGTTCTATATTTATTTAAGCATTTAGCTAAAGCTGAGTCTCTGGCTGCATCTATTTTAGGGTCTTCGATAAATTGATTAAATATATCAAATTTATTAGCATTACCCTTTGCTCCTATTGCATTCTTTAGTTCCGAAGGTGAAAATATAAAAAGTCCAGATAAATTTCTATCTAAAAGGCGGTCTGCTATAGTTTTCTTTAAAATTCCAGTAGTTTGAACAATATCGACTAGAGAATTACCTTTAGCTCCATATGCAAAACCTTCAATTCCTACAATAATAGGCTTTTGTATAACTTTAGTTAAAACTGTATCAATTAAAGTATTGACTAACAGAATCTGATTTTGCAATTTCTTACGTTCAGTGTCTGAATAACTTGCTCCTTTATTATTCTTTTCTCCTAAATTAATAATATGAATATCTGGAAACTCTAGGTTAATACCTTCTAAGAAGTGAAGATATGATTTACTTAATTTGGTGTTTGTGACAGCAACCCATTTAAAAGTCTTGAAGTCATGACTGATACAAGCAGCTGGGAAGTTAATAGAGAAGTCAAATCCTATAATAGTCACATACTTAGGTAATTTGCTATACTTTACTGAAAAATTTATAAAAGGTTTCTAAAACCTTATTCCAAATCACTATAAAATAAGGGAAAGGTTTGGGAGGGTGTCAGACTGATACTTAGTGACTCTATTCTCTTTATTTTTAAAAAATAAAGAATTAAGAGTCTCAATCTGACCAAAACTTAAGAATCTTTAGTATATTGTTTTTAAATTATTAAGCAATGTTTACACAACAGCAAATTTCCAAGATGGTCTTTTTTGATATCGAGACCTCAACTACTACCCAAGCGGTAGATTCATTAAGCCCCGCCCTACAGAGTCAGTGGCATAAGCGAGCCGACTACCTTCGTGATACTCTTTCACAAAAATATCCAGATAATAAGACCCTAAGCGATGAAGATCTTTTTACACAGAAAGCTGCACTTCAAGCAGAGTTCGGTAGAATAGTCTGTATCAGTTTTGGTCGTATTGTTTATAAAGACGGCGAGCCTACCTTTATTGTAGCTGCTATTTCAGGAGAAAACGAAGAAGAGCTTTTACTTAAAGCACAAAAATCTATTTCTAAAATATTTGCAACTGGCGGAGTCTTAGTTGGCCATAATATTAAAAGATTCGATATTCCCTATCTATGTAAACGCCTATTAATTAATGGCCTTGCTATTCCAGATGAATTACACTTTCATAATAAAAAACCTTGGGAAATTCCTATGCAAGATACAATGGACGTTTGGTCATTTGGTGCTTGGCAAGAGGGTTTCGCTTCACTAGATCTTATCTGTGGAGTCCTAGATATTCCTTCACCTAAAGGAGCAATGCGAGGCGAAGAGGTGCCAGCTGCATTTTGGCAAGGTCGACTTACTGAAATTGCTACATATAATATGGAGGACGTTATTGCCCTCGGCCGTATTATATTAAAGGTCTCTGGACTAAACTTGTTCGAGGAAGAGAGTATAACAAGAAATACTATATAAAAATATTTAAACATAATGTCAAAAACCATAATTTTTGATGCTGATGCAAGAAACCGATTAAAAGTTGGTGTTGATACATTAGCCAATTCAGTAAAAGTAACAATGGGTCCAGGTGGACGTAATGTCGTTATCGCAAGAGATGGCGGGTTAGCTGTTACAAAGGACGGAGTTTCCGTTGCTAGAGAAGTAGTATTATCTGATCATATTGCTGATGTTGGTGCACAAATGGTAAAACAGGTTGCACACAAAGTTGCGCAGTTAGCCGGCGATGGTACAACCACGGCAACAGTATTAACTCAAGAAATTTTCAATAGAGGATTAAAAGCAGTTGCGACAGGAGCCAACCCAATCGAATTAAAAAGAGGTATGGATGCAGCTTTAACTGAAATTGTTGCAGCACTAAGTCAATCATCAATTCCAGTTAAGGATCTTACACACATTCACCAAGTTGCAACAATTTCTGCAAATAACGATGAATCTATGGGTGCTTTAATTACTCAATGTATGGAAGCAGTTGGATTTGATGGAATTATTACAGTTGAACAAAGTAAATCAGCTGAAACTTATGTTGATATAGTAGAAGGAATGCAATTTAAATCAGGCTACTTATCACCTTATTTTATTAATTCTAACGAAAAACCTCAAGTTGAATTTGAAAACGCCCTAATCTTATTAGTAGATGGTAAAGTTTCTGTGCTAAATGATATTGTACAGTTCTTAGAATATTCAAATCAAAAAGGTCGTCCACTATTGGTTATTTCTGAAAGTGTAGACGGCGATGCTTTAAATACAATGGTTCTTAATAAATTAAGAGGAACAATTAAAGCAGCAGCGGTTAGAGCGCCAGGCTTTGGAGAATTACGTAAAGAAAACCTAGACGATATTGCAATCCTAACTGGTGCCAAAACCATCTCTGAACGAGAGGGTTATTCATTAGCTGAAACCATTGCTTCTGAAGTATTAGGTTCAGCCACTAAAGTTATTGTTACAGCAGACTCTACTACAATTATAGGTGGAGAAGGCAGCCAAGACTCAATTAAGGAGCGTATTTCAGATATTAATGCTCAAATTGAAAACAGCACAAACGAATCAGCAACACTAATTCTTAAAGAGCGTCTTGCTAGAATAGATGGTGGAGTTGCTATTATTAAAGTAGGAGCCCACTCTGAAATTGAAATGCGTGAGAAAATTGACCGTATTGACGATGCAATAGGTGCAACCAGAGCGGCAGTTGAAGAAGGTATTGTAGTAGGCGGTGGAGTTGCACTTTGTAAAATTGCTGAAGACTTAACACCAACTATTGCTCAAACTCAAAACTTTGAACATAGACTAGGTCGCACAATCTTATTAGAATCATGTCTAGCACCATTTAGAGTTATTTTAACTAATGCAGGAGAGTCACCTGATGCAATTCTTTCAGAAATGAAGAATAGGGGTCAAGAATATAATGTAAAAACCAGAGAATATTGTAATTTTATTGACTCAGGTATTATTGATCCAGCTAAAGTAGCTAGAGTAGCTATTGAAAATGCAGTTTCGATTGCATCTATGATGCTTACTACTGAGGTCTTAATGGTACAAGACCCACCTACAGAAACTAAAGCGTAATTAAATTATGCTGTAGTCTTCGTTAAATAAAAAAAAGAAGACTTACTTTGTCAGAAATAGACATTCTCATTGACCAAATTCGTTGCGAACTAAGAGAAAACCCCTTCTTTACTGAAGGGGATCTTGCAGCTTTAGACGATTGCCTCCCAACGTCAGATCAAATTGAAACTGCTCAAAAGGAAGAAATTACTCAACTAGTAACTGAAGACCCTTGCGCTAAAAAGACAATCGATGCGGTAAATGCGGAATTAGCAAAAAATGATGCTAAACTAAAGGCAGCAGTTAAGTCTAAATATGTAATTTCAAGATTAAACGAATTACGGGATCTTCTATATCCAGCTGAGTATTTTTATAAAACACGCCAAGAATTTTTTAATTTAGTAGTTAAAGACCTTGATGCAAGATTTACTGTTCCTACAGCTGCTCCATCTTTTACTACAATCCTAAATAAATTTGAATATAATTCCTATAAATTTAACGTTGCAGCAACTACAACTACACTATCTGAAATAGACAAACTAAATGCAGATATTAAAGACCAAGTCGAAGCATATTTTAGTAAAAAACCAATAGGAGTAGGCGCAATCGGCAGAATCTCGCCAATTACATATTCTTATAATTCAACAAACCCAACCTTTTTAATAACTTTACCAGGAAAATCCGGGTTCACGGTTAAATCTTCAGAAAATCAAAAAACTGGTAAAGTTGATCAATTTGGTAATTCTGAAACCAAGCAGGTTACAGTTGATATTAAAATATCACCTGAGGATGCTGTGTATGAAACACAAGCTAAAGTTTTTCAAAAAAGAAAGTTAGAAGTTGTTAGATTTGCATCACAGCTATACACTGATACCGCCGCAACCGATATTTTATATCCATTTACTGGCTCGCTTGCAGAATTTTATAAAAAGATTGAGGATCCTTTAAAATTATTTACGCTACAAGAAAAAGGTTTAACCACAAGTTCAGTTAGCGTTGATAAAAAATTAAAAAAGGAAGGTCTCGACGGAATAGTTAAAGAAAAAAGATCAAATGGTACAGAGGAAACGTTCTATATTGAAAATACTGAAAAGTATCAGCAATTTTATGAAGATCTTGAGCCTAAGATTGAAGCCCGTATTGAAGTAGAGCGTCAGAAATTTAGAAAAGACTTAGTTAGCTCTGGTAAATTTTTAAAATTATCAAATCTTGCCAAAAAACAGGTATTTGATGTTGTCAATAATGGTAGTATAGAGGCAAAACCTACTGAAAAACTTATCGTAAATGGAGTAGAGGTTTTACCAAGCGCATATGGGCAAAATGCCAGAACTGCAATTAAAAACAGCTCAGCTGAAGTATTAGGTTTAATTAAAGACATTGAAACCCGAATCGCTAAGATAAAAGAGGCAAATTCGCCAAAACCAGACGATTTAGCCAAAGCTCTTGCGGCAACTGGCTGTGTTCCGCCTGATGAGGGCCCTTGTAAAAAATTAGCAAAAGCCGGCTCTGACCCATTGGGTTACAAATCAATGACCGTGCAGCCAACTGAAGCTAATCCAGATTATACATGTGGCTGTTATTGGAAAGAGGTAACTAAACACCTAAATAAGCTAAACCTATTACCTATTCCAGATATTATGCGCTTACCCGCATTAAGATATTGGCCGGTTGGCTTAATTATTCCAACTCCATATCCAATTAGAATTCCACTACCTCAAATTTGGTTTCATATAGTAACCTTAAACTTACCATTTGGTACTCTAGTTATTTGGTATGTACAGTGTGGAATCGTTCCATCACCAATTGTTATGTACATTGGACCAGATGGAAAAAAGATTATCCTATTAAGTTTTAGAGCACTACAGGGTCAATTTGATCCAGTTGGATATACACTAGATGAAGCTAGCGTTTCTCCATTGGGTATAAACCAAACATCAATTGGAAAACCTAGCGGAACTGGCGCAAAGACAATTACATTTGGTAATATCATGGTAAATGCGAAATTGCAAAAAGTAGCAAAAGTTGCAGCACAGGCTCAAGCCTTATTGGAATTAGCTGATCCTGGTAAATTAATGCCAAATGGTTTCAATATTCCATTTAAACCAGGCGAAAAACCAGCCTGGAAAACTGGAGATGAAGATTTTTTAGATACTGCAACTGCTTCCTTAAATGATTTTAAAGTATTTGTTAAAAATATAAATCGCACGATTTGTGTTAAAATAGATGAACTTGGAGATTTTGAATTACCTAATTTTTCAATCGCATTAAAAAGCGCCCAAGACTCTGCTAAAAATCGACAAACTACTCTAGCAGGTCTTCCGTATAATTTTGACCAAGCCTGGCTAAACTGCGATCCAGGTAATCTTTATTCAAATATTCCATCTAACTTCTCACACTCAAACTTAAATATTGATTCGGATGAGTGTAAAGAAATGGTATTGTCTCTTTCTCTAGATTTAGATAAATTTTTAGATAAACTTAAACTTGGAACCTATACTATTCCAAAAGACAAGGGCAAATCAATTAAACCTGAAGCCATGCTTGATGGAGTAATTGATTCTGTTATGGAGTATATGTCAAGAACAAACTTTGGAAAAGCCAAATCTATTAACTTTAATAAGAAGTTTAGAAAAGCAATGCGAGATTTAGATTTAAATGCCTCAATTGATGCAGCCGCGGCTAAAGTTGATATAACTAAAGTCGAAAGTGTAACCGCATTTAAGAAAACTGCAAAGGGTTACGTTGATCAAATATGCGATGTTTTTTCTGGAAAAAACCTAAAGGTAAAAAGAGATTCTCCAGAATTTCAACGAAAGGTTGATGCAGAAATTGCAAAAAGAAAAAGATTTAATGAAAGAAATGCTGAGTATGATAAAAATCATCCAAAGCAGGCCGCTCGAGTACAATCCTATGAAAAAAAGATTGGTCAAGAAACACCAAGAGCACTTTCAATTAATAAAATAACGGTTTCGAACTTTGTTTATGAGGCCGAGATTAAAAAAAGAAAACGTTTTGCTGAATTACTGGGCCACTCTGTTGCTGGATTTACTAAACCAATTAAAAATGCGCTGGGTAATTTTACACAAATTGTAAAACCTAAGTGTTGCCCAAGCGATCTTGCAATACCTCAATTTATTGATCCGCTTGTGCTTGCTATTATTATGTCGTTTAGACAATTGGCTCATACCGCAATTGATGCACTAACGACTGACTTAATCAAATCTATATTTGGCGAAGTATTTAGTGTAACAAGGGAAATTATCCAATCAATAACAAATCTTATAGCTAAATCTATTCCAAATATAGATATTCCGTTAAATGGGGCAGCCGCTCTGCAACTTCTTTTAAGCATATTAAAGCCATTCTTACCACTATTAAGAATTCCACTAGGATTTCCTCCTAGAATATTAGGTGTACCACAATTAACAATCAACTTAGATTCATTAATTAAACCGTTATTAAAAGCGGGTATTCAGGTTTTAATGGATAAAATATTAAGCCTATTACCTATTAGAATATGTGATTTACCAATTACTGCAATTTCAAGTGCCTGGATCTCTGCACTATACAGAGGAATTAAGGTTGCAATTAAAATGGCAATTACTGAATTAATAGAAACTTTACTAGCGCCACTACAATCCTTATTTAAATTAATTAACTTATTAAAAGGGGTTAAGGGTGCATTTACCATGTTGTTTGATATGACAAATCCATTTCTTAAAATCTATAAAATGATTAAAGAGGCGCTTGAAAGATCCCTCCCAACCCCAGCTTTTATTAAAACAGTTAACCAATTAATCCTGTTAGCTCAATTGGAAATTTTAAAAGTAATGGACAAAGCTGCTAAGAATTTACCAGAAATTGCCGTATATTTACCGATCGCGGCTGGCCAATCTCTAGGGCTTGGAAATATTCTACGAGCAGGTGTACACCCAATCCTAAATCAAGATGACCTTCCAACTTGGGATAGGCTAACTATGAAGAACCCTTTATATGTTATGTTTTTAGATGATTTAGCGCATAAAGCAAAGGCCGCAACTGGTACTATTTTAGGCCAAGATTTTTTAGGTACGCCAGTGTATGTTCCTACCCCATAATCAAAACTACTACCTCTTTATCTGTATAATATTTTAGATTATTCAAATATAAAAATATGACTTATACCAACGAGGAACTTGAAATTCTTTTTTCACAAGGAAATTCAAAAATTAACAACTCAGTTAAATTATCAGAAGCCGATCGAAAAGCTAATGTTAAAATTTTCTGTAAGGAGCCGTATGCTCAGGACCTATACGATAAATATTTTGGATCAGAAGCTGGTCATCAATTACCGACTGCAAGTAAAGATATTCCGGTAGGAGAAATCAGAACAGTTAGCCTTAAGAAAATTGACTTTGCTATGTCAATGGTTGAAATGGAAGACGTTTCATCAATGACTAGTATTTTTGTACCATTTAGAGAATTTTCTCAGGAACCTTCGTTAAGCCTCCTAAATGAAGATCGTAAATATAAAGTTATGATCTATAAATCTAACATGAGCGAAATTCTTGGATCAGAGAAAAAATGTGCAGCCCTTACTCTTAGAGAAGACGTTGAATACTTTACTAAGAATAATAAATGGTTCTATGTTAAAGTGGTTGAGCTTATTAAAGGAGGTTACCTTGCAATCTATAAAAACCAAATTAAATGTTTCTTACCAGGTTCACACGCTGCAGCCAACGTAATTAGAGATTTCTCTGAGTATCTACACAAAGAAATTCCAGTTATGGTTGAAAATTATGATTCAGTTAATAACCTATTCATTGTTTCATACAAGAAATATATTAAAGAAACCCTTCCTCAAAAAGTATCTGATCTATCATTTAGCCAGAAATATACTGGAACTCTTACTAATAATCCTTATGACTTTGGAATATTTGTTGAATTCCAAAACTACTACACCGGACTTATACACAAGTCAGATTTTGAAAATGACGCAGCCTTTAAGGAATTCTCAAAAGGTTTACGTTCAGGCAATCAAATTGACTTCTGGGTTAAAGACGTCGTGCAGAAGAAAGGAGAGTACAGAATTATACTTACCACCAATCCAGACTCAATTGATCCAGTTAAGAAAAGCTGGCAAAGCCTTAAGGACGGCATTGAGAACCAAATTTTAAACTATTCATATAGTAAAGGGTCTATGACAATGACTCTACCTGATGAGCAAACTATTTCTGTTTCAGTATCTGCTACTGTAATGCAAGATCACAGTGTTGATGGTCGAGTATTAATACAAAAAGTTGATGTAATAAAACAAAATTTAGGGTTCGAAGTACTGTTAGATTAAGTATATTAAGATAAATATCCTTATATGACACACGGTAAAAGTACACTAGATGTTAAGTTGAAAGCACGTCAAACTACAGAAAACAGCGCAGCTTATCACAAATCAACATCCATTTTTAAAGCACAACCGAGTCAATCTTTATTCACATTTAAAAAAATAAATTAAAAATGGAACCGATTCTAACCGAGAATCCGCACAGATTCGTCATCTTCCCTATTCAGCATCATGATCTGTGGGACTTTTATAAAAGGTCAGAGGCGTCTTTTTGGACAGCCGAAGAAATTGACTTAGCCGCGGACTTAACTGACTGGCGAACTAAACTTAACGACGATGAGCGTTATTTTGTTAAAAACGTATTAGCTTTCTTTGCCGCATCAGATGGCATTGTAAACGAGAACTTAGCTGAAAATTTTGTGAAAGAGGTTCAATACCCAGAAGCTAAATTTTTCTATGGTTTTCAAATTATGATGGAGAATATCCATTCTGAAACATATTCACTTCTTATTGATACCTATATTAGTGACGAAGAAGAAAAGGCCCACTTATTCAACGCGATTGATACAATTGACGCAGTTAAGAAAAAAGCAGAATGGGCGTTAAAATGGATTAAAAGTGATTCATTTGCTGAGAGACTAATTGCATTTGCTGCAGTCGAAGGTATCTTCTTTTCTGGCTCTTTTTGTTCAATATTTTGGTTAAAGAAAAGAGGCCTTATGCCAGGACTAAGTTTTTCAAATGAACTTATTTCAAGAGATGAGGGTATGCATACAGATTTTGCAGTACACCTACATAATAATCATATTGTAAATAAAGTTTCCGAAGAAAAAATCAAAGAGATTATTCTTTCTGCTTTGGAAATTGAAAAAGAATTCATTACAGAGTCTCTTCCAGTTAGACTCATCGGTATGAATGCTGACTTAATGAAGCAATATCTGGAATTTGTTACAGATAGATTGCTGCTTGACTTAGGTTGCAGTAAAGAGTTTAATGTTAAAAACCCATTTGACTTTATGACTAATATTGCACTTAAAGGAAAAACTAACTTCTTTGAAAAAAGAGTTGGAGAATACCAAAAGGCCGGCGTAAACTCTGCGAGTATTCAAGATTTTTCTACCGACGAGGATTTTTAAAAAATAAGAGATAAGGACATGAAGGTTACCAAAAGAGATGGCTCGTTAGAGACCCTTAGACTAGATAAGATTACCAACCGTATTAAAAAACAAACATATGGTTTAAATTCAGATTTCGTAGATGCGTTAGAGGTTGCTACTAAAGTAGTTTCCGGTATTTATGATGGAATTACTACAGCTGAGCTTGATAATTTAGCAGCAGAAACCGCTGCTTCTTTAAATCATGCCCACCCAGATTATTCATACCTTGCTGCAAGAATTGCAATTACGCGTTTACATAAAACCGTTAGTAAAAAGTTTTCAGATGTTATTGAATCTTTGTATTCATATATTGATCCTAAAACATTATTACCAGCTGGCTTAATTAACGATGACGTAATTAAAGCTGTTCGTAAGCATGCTGATACATTAAATGAATCTATCCTACACGATAGAGATTTTAATTTTGACTATTTTGGATTTAAGACCCTTGAAAAGAGTTACCTATTAAAAATAAATGGTGAAACTGCAGAGGCTCCTCAACATATGTACATGAGAGTAGCAGTTGGTATTTGGGGAGAAGATATTCAAAATGTGTTAAAGACATACGAATTATTGTCTACTCACAAAATGACACATGCAACTCCTACGTTATTCAACGCTGGAACAAGACGCCCTCAATTGTCTTCGTGTTTCCTATTAACTATGCAGGAAGATTCAATTCAAGGAATTTATAAAACCCTTTCTGATGTGGCAGCGATTTCACAAAATGCAGGTGGAATTGGGTTATCTATACATAATATTAGAGCAACGGGTTCCTATATTAAAGGAACAAATGGATCCTCTAATGGAATTGTTCCAATGCTTAAAGTATTTAACGAAACAGCTAGATATGTTGATCAAGGTGGCGGAAAGCGTAAAGGCTCATTTGCAATTTACCTTGAACCTTGGCATGCTGACGTCGAGGATTGGTTAGATCTTCGTAAAAACCATGGTAAAGAAGAACGCCGAGCTAGGGATCTTTTCTTAGCATTATGGACGCCTGATTTATTTATGGAAAGAGTTGAAGCCGATGCAGATTGGACTCTATTTTGTCCAGCTGAAATTGGTGTTGAACTTTGGGAAATGCACGGTCAAGAATTTAAAGAAAATTACGAAAGACTTGAAAGTGAAGGAAGGGGTCGTCGCACAATAAAAGCAAGAGCTCTTTGGCAAAGGGTATTAGAATCTCAAATTGAAACAGGTACTCCTTATATTCTTTATAAAGATGCAGCTAATGAGAAATCTAATCAAAAAAATCTAGGTACAATTAAGTCTTCAAACTTATGTACAGAGATTATGGAATACACAAGCAAAGACGAGCAAGCTGTTTGTAATCTTGCTTCAATTGCAGTTAATCAATTTATCAAGTTTCCAGAGAAACGATCGCTAAAGCAGCGTAGAGCTCATGCAGAATACGATCATCAAGCACTATACGATGTTACTTATCAAACTACCCTAAATCTTAATAAGGTAATTGATATTAATTTCTATCCAACTCCAGAGACCAGGGCCTCTAATATGAAACACCGTCCAATTGGAATCGGTATTCAGGGATTGGCCGATACATTTGCAATTTTAGGCTTACCTTTTACTTCAGATGAAGCTAAATCTCTAAATGAAGACATTTTTGAAACAATTTATTTTGCTTCAATGAAAGCTTCAGCCGATCTTGCTAAGAAACTTGGTGCATACGAATCGTTTGAAGGCAGTCCTTTAAGCCAAGGCCAATTTCAGTTTAATCTATGGCAAGCTGACGAGTCCAAATTTTCTGGAAGATGGGATTGGTCTGCATTAAGAAAGCAGGTTGTAAAAACTGGCGCACGCAATTCATTATTATTAGCACCAATGCCAACTGCGTCCACTGCTCAAATTATGGGTAATAACGAAGCGTTTGAGGCATTTACATCAAATTTGTATACTAGAAGAACCCTATCTGGAGAATTTGTTATTGTTAACAAGCACCTAGTTAGAGACCTAGTTGAATTAGATCTATGGTCAGACAATATAAAGAATAGAATTATTACTGAAAAGGGCTCTGTTCAAAATATTGCAGAAATTCCTGTTGAAATTAGAGAAATCTATAAAACAGTTTGGGAATTAAAACAGAAAGACATTATTGATATGTCAGCTGACCGTGGTAAATTTATATGTCAGTCACAGTCGCTTAACCTTTTTATTAAAGATGCAAATGCTGCTAAATTAACTTCTGCACATTTCCACTCTTGGAGAAAGGGTCTTAAAACTGGAATGTACTACTTAAGAACCGAATCTGCCGTTGATGCAATAGCGGGCCTTGGAGTTGATTCAGCTGCACTAAAAAAGTCTACCCTAACTGCTGAGCAAATTCAAAGTGATTTAACTTGTTCAATTGATAATCCAGACGATTGTATTGCCTGTTCTTCTTAATAAATAGAATAAAGAGGCCAATACTATGCTTAAGAATTTTAATTCCTGGTTAACCGAACAAACTGACCCAATGTCAATGGATCCAGCGGTTGCTGCTCCGGCCGTGCCGGTTGCACCTGGCAAACCTGCTCAAATTAGAGCAATTTTAATATCAAATCCAATTGGTTCAGTCGCTATGCCTGGCGATATGACAACTAAGCAATTCAACGAATACGTTCTAGACCTCGATAGAGTTAAAGAATGGATTACTAAAAATGCAAAGGAGTCAGAACAAGAAATTTTAGACTACTTATCAGGCAAAGATATTGAAGTTAAAGACGCCCATAAAAAATTCACAAAAGCTGTACAGGCTGACGAATTTGGAAAAGCTCAAACTGTAATTGATATAGATTTTACTAAAGAAGGAGAACCTACTACCAAAGACATTAACTTAATATTTTTAGCATAATGCAGCTAAGTGAACTTTCACAAAATATAACTAACGATATCATTCGGTTAATTCAGCAAAATGTTGGAAAACCCGAAAGATATCGTTCTTTTGATTTAGAATATAAAGATCCAATTTATTTTGACTTAAAGGTCAACATTAAGATTACTGATACTCTGCATCCAACTAAGGACCTATATTTTAAAACAGTTCCGTCTGAGGTCTTAAAATTTGAAAAGTTTGGATTTGCAATAGATGGAGATTCATTTGGTGGAGATAACGAAGATGGAGCCGAGATTGAAATTTCAGTTGCAGTTGACCAAACCCAAATTAATTCACCAAAACTAAAAGCCAGAATTCTTGATGTTGCTCGACACGAAGTTGAACACATTTTACAAAGAGGCCCTAACTTTTCACCAGATCACAAAGTTAAAATACCCAGACCTATTACTAGGGAACTTGCAAAATCCAACTATCGATATTTTATCCTAAGCGACGAAATACCTGCACAGGTTAGCGGACTAGCCGAAGAGGCTCAGTTATCTGGCCAAACAGTAAGAGCGTGTGCAATTGAATACCTAACCCCATTCCTAGAATTAGGATTTATTACCCAGGAACAAATAGAAATTGTTCTTACCACATGGCAAGCCTGGGCATCTCAACATAATATTAAATTCGAGTAAAACTTTGGCAGTTTATTGGGTAAAATATCTATAATAAACTTAAAAAACCAAAGAAACAATGGATTTATTCAATTTAAACACCGAAGACTTTACCGCGCCGAAAGCCGGCACCGCACGTAGCGTAGATGAAAACCTCTACAACCCTGGACCAGATCAAGCTCAAAATGGAGTTTACCGTTCAGTAATCAGATTTATTCCTTGGATCGGGGATCCAGCTAAGAGTAAATACAAGAAGTATTATGCTCGACTAACAAACCCGTTGACAGGCGAAAGATTTACACTAGACTGCCCATCTTCACTAGGCAAACCGTCTATCTTATGGACGCTTGATCTAGAGCTTCGTAAATTAGCAAACGAAGAACCTGAAATCGTAAAAGAGATTCAAAAGAATTTCATGAGAGCTTACAATTATTACTCTCTTGTTTACATTAAGAAAGACCCGCAGTTTCCACAACTCGAAGGCAAAATTAAAGTGTATAGCTTTGGCTACAACATTGATAATTTGATCCAACAGGAGTTGAACCCAGAAGCAGAATTGATGAACATTAGAAAAATCAATCCTTATTCTATGCTTGAAGGAAAAGACATGGTACTTGTAGTAAAACGTAAAACTAAGAGCTGGAGAGATTACTCTTCTTCTAAATTTATGTCAGAAACAAGCCCATTAATCTTAAAATTAGATGATGGTCGCGAACTTCCAGTAAATGGCGAAGAAAAGGTTCAAACCTACGTAAAAGGATTCTTGGAGAAAAACTCTCCAGATTTGAGTCAGTACTTCTACAAAGAGTGGTCAGATTCAGACTATGAGAAAGTTGCAGAATTTATTAAAGCAATTATTCCTCATAAATCTATTCTTGATCAAGTTTTAGCAAACACAAGAGATGAGAGAATTAAACCTTATTTCTCAGCAATTAAATCAGCTCAACCTGTAAACAGAGTAGTAGCAGATGATTTAGATTTTGCTGCGCCAGCTAAACCAATTGCAAACAATGCGTTTGATGATTTTGATGCGCCAACACAAGCACCAGCTGCTCCAGTGAAAGCTGCTCCATCAAATGAATTTGACGATCTATTAGCAGATCTTTAATCTTTAAAATAATTTAAATACATGTCAAAAGAACAAGTAAATACAGAGGAAACTGTTCAGCAAGAAGCTCCTAAGACTTATCTATTGTCAACTATTTCTTACACAGATAAAGCTGATTATAATAAGTTTTTAGAAAACCTATCTCCTGAACATGCACTAATCGTGCTAATTTCTGCCGCTAATCACGGCCAACTTAAGGGTGCATATAATTTGGATGAAGCTGAACTTATTGCAAAGGCAATTCGTACAATTACTCCAAACTCTGCACAAGAAGAAACCCCTGCTGAAGAGGCTGCTCCTAAAAAAGCAAGGGCTTCTGCTAAAAATCCTAAATAATGAATATAGTAATTGATGGAAATGCTTTTCTTAATGTCTCTGCCTCGATTGTCAAGAATATGTTACAACAAGACAAGCGCATCGGCGAAAAGTACTTTGTCAATGATTTGTTTGATGACAGCAAGTTTTTACTAAAACAACAAGCTGCTGTTTCATTTAGGACATTTGTTATCAACTACTTCAGCTCCATTGTCTCTCCTTTTAAGGGCAGCACTGGAGCTGTTTTCTTCGTTTTTGATTCTAAAAGCTGGCGAAAAGAATATATTAAGCAGTTTTTTAAAGAAGATGGTAAACAAGAAGGCCAATTTGAATACAAAGGAACCCGTAAATACGACGATAAGATTTATCTATTTTTTGAACTTTTTCAAAATGAGATTATGGCTGAACTAAAGGAAATGGGCGCAGTTTCTGCCAGAATTCTTGGAGCAGAAGGCGACGATTTAATAGCCCATATTGTTGATAATTTTAATGGAGATATTTGTATTTGGTCAGTAGATAAAGATCTAATCCAATTGTTGGAAAGCGGTAAGCGCTCAGTTATTTTAGTTACTCCGAAAATGATGACTAAAAATAAACGGGTAATTGTTGCACATAACAAACAGGAAGAGAAACCTGCAGATATTTTTAATTTTGAATCAGCAGTTGACAATTCTAATCTTGATGAACTTCTTAAAGAATTTACACACAGAAGTTTTGTTAAGTATGAAGTTGACCCAGCTGAGGAATTAATGTTAAAAATATTAGGCGGTGATCCATCTGATACAATTCCTAGAGTCCATCCAAAGATGACAAAGTCTAAGATTGAAGCTGTAATTTCTACCCTAAAACAAAACCAAGGCGATTGGTCAATGTTAGTCCATAAGTTAAGAACAAACGATCCATATGTAAAAGACATGATAACTGAAGCTAGTGTTAAGGAGCTTAAGTTAGCTTCCCAAGAGTTACAGGATCAATTCAGAAAGACTTTAGACTTTAATATTAAGATCATATGTCTATCAATAGATCATGTCCCTGCGAAGCTCTCTGGTTCAATCCGAGAGTCGTTTGATTTTAATTCAATAAAGAGATTTGACATTAACGCATTTAAAAAATATCATTCTTCAAAATGAGCTCACCAATAATCCCAATTTACGATCGAGTGGTTATTAAACCAGACGAACAAAACAAAAAAACTGAAACCGGTATAATTCTACCGCCTGATACTAGAAAACGCTCTAATAGTGGAGTAGTTATTGCAGTAGGTGGCGGAGTAGAAAGACCTATTCCGTTAGAACCCGGCGATAAAGTAATCTATCAGCGTCATGCTGGATTGGATATGCAATGGAATGGCGAGACTTACTTAGTGGTTCTTGCACATGAAATTGTTGCGAAAATTGTAGCAGACTCTGCTCCAACCTTTCTTGAACCTGGCGAAAGATAATCCCAGTTAATACTGCATAAAAAAAGCCGCTATTAGCGGCTTTTCTTGTTTATTAAGAGTCGTTCTTTATTAGAACGAAGGAATAAATCCAGTTGCTTCTGAAGAAAGACCTCCACCAACTCTTGTAATTGTAATACGGTTGATGAATTTGTGAATACCTCTTGGGAAATCTAAGAATACATCGATAATCGCTGAGTTTGCAGATAATACTTCTGGACCGTTATTGGTCGAGTCAAATACTACTGTATAACTTGCAACACCTTGTGCATTTTTAGCTCTATCTAAATAGCCTTCAACTAATGTTTTAATTCTTAAACGAGTAATTTCATCGTTAAAATCAAATAAGAAGTTGAATAAGATTCTTTCGATATCTTTTTCGATTGTTGCAAGAGCTTCTCTAACGTGAGTATTATTAAGAGCTGAATTAATTTTTTGATATGCAGTATTATTTGTAAATACCATGATACCAAATCCTCTACGACGAACGATTAAGTTATAACCAACTGGCTCTAAGTAATCTCTATCTTCTTGAGATAATTCATATTCAACATTAACAATTTCAGGATCGCCTAAGATACCATTTTTACCAGCTACGATTGAGAAAGGTCTGCCGGCTTCATACTTATTCATAAATGCATTTGCAACGTATGCTGCTGGCGGAACTGACTTGTTTCTACCATTATCATTTACAATTAAGTTAGGCATAAAGTATGCTGCGTAAGATGCCATTGGAACTCCATTAACTTCTTCATCTACAAATTTAAATGTAGTAGTTGGATTAAGATCCAAATTACCACCATCTGCAATATGTTTAGCAGAAACTAATTTTGTAGTTAAATCAGAGAATGAAGGTTCAACTGAAAGCTCTAATTGTCTGTAAGACGGAGCATTTAAGATCGCTAAACACTGACCATTGTCTGCTGCAAGTTTTGCTAAGTAATATTTAGATGAACCAGAGATATCACCTTCGTAAGTATCAATAATATATCTAAAATCTACAGCTTGACCTTCAGCTAATGTGCTTGCAATGTTTGTGTTTTCGTATAGCCAACCTAAAATATCAGCTTGTCTAGTAGCAGTTCCATTAGGAAGTTGAGCATCTCTCATTACAAATCCACTTAGCTTAACACCTTTAGATGAAGTAATATAGTTTCTAATACCTTTATGGAAAATAATATCAGTATCAATGTCAACTCCAATTATAGCTGAATCACTTGGTACTAATGTTGTAACTGTAAACTTTTTGTAAGTTTTTGTTGTAACTGTAGTAAAAGCTGCAACTAAAGCTTTAGTAAAAGTATAAGTTCCACCGCTTCCTGCTGTTGTTGCCGCAGATAAAGTTAAGACATTTCCTACTTTATTAGTTACCGTAGTACTAGCTGCAATTCCTGTACCAGCTACTGTGCATCCAATTACAATATTTGCATTTGCTGCAGTTAAGGTAATGGTAGCCGCTGCTGCGATAAATGTATCAACCGCAATTGCTGTTTCGTTAACAGCTGGGACAGCTGCTGTAACTACTGATGCCGAAGAAATTTCGTCTGCTCCAGCAACTGAAACAATTTTTAAGAATCTTGAACGTTTTGCTCCATTTGCTTTAGCTTTCACATAGTGATTAGGTTTAACAAATTCTGTAACGCTAGCTAAATAAGCAGCATTGCTTGCGGTTACGGCTGGAGAACCACTTCCTATTGTTACTGAGGTTGAGCTAAGAACTTTCATCTCAATTTTATTAAGAGCAGTCTTAGTTGTAGTAATTTCAAGACCATTATTGTTTGCAGTTAATTCAGTTGCAAAATCAAATATCTTTGTTGTTGTGCTAGTTCCATGAATATCTAGTGAAAGCTTAACAAATGTATCAACTACAGTAATTACTGGAATAGTTGCGCTTTGATTAGTTAAGGCAACGTTATCGAAACATTTAATTTTAATATAGCTTTTAGTAACTAAGTTAACAACTTCAGTAAATCCAGATTCAACTTTAAGATATTTAGATGCAACCGTTCCGTTTTGCGTAGTAATAAAACCATTACCAGTTACAATAAATCCATCGTACCATGCGTTGTAAAGTTGAGTACCTTCACGAGCAATAATAATTTGATTACCGTTTTCTGTTACGACTCTACTAGAATCTGAAACTCCAGTTGTAACTTCAAATACTGCTGTGTTTTTAACTGGTGCTTTATAACCAAGTACATCTAATTTAGCATTAGCGTCGGTGTAGTCTCCAGTAAAACCATTATCAATAAAGTAATCTTGAAAATCTGCTGCAATAAGGTCTGTATAACCATGACCAGCTAAATCGATTCGGTGTGAATCCATTGAAGCATTTGCAAAAACAGTGTCAAGGTCAATCAATTCAATTTTGTTTTCGTCTAGTGCACAAAATAATTCAGTTTGAGAAAATAATCGGTTGAATACTCTGTCAATTGAAATATCTGAACCAGCTGCATCTTTAAATTGAGGAATAATTGATCCGTTTACTCGTGCAATATTCTTAACTTCTCTTAAATTTAAGAAACCATTAAGTTTAGACATAATTAAACCTTTTTCATTAAAGTATGTTTTATAAACAGGGTCAGTTGAAAGTCTCATGTTATCTGACCAGTCGCCTTCTACTGCAATTAATTCAATAATATAGTCAGCAACAATATCATCTGGGTGAAGATAACTTGGAATAGTTACTTTGTCTCCGCCTGTAACCTTGTAGTATTCTTTAACGGTTACATCGTATCCGCTAACGTCTGCAAGTTTGGCCCAAACAGTAACTGGGCGTTTTCCTAAGTTAACAATAGAAAAAATCTTATTGTCATCTTCTGAACCTAACGCGTTATTTTTAGTTCTGTTGAACTGGTCTTCGTCAGCATACCATAACTTCTGGGTATTAAAGAAGCTAGACAGTGGTTGCTCGAATGCAGATGCATTAAAATCTGAATTAAATGATGCAGATTCAGTGTTGAATGTTGCAAATGTTACTTTGTCTAATGTATCGTCAGTTGGCAATACGTTCAAAGCATAAACTGGGCCTTTTCTTAGAGCTACTTCTAAAGTTCTATGAAAATAACTACCCTTGCTTTCAAGTTTAGTGTCTCTTTCACCATAAACTGCTAGCGCGCTGTTTAAGTCGCTTAAAGCCACAACAGTATTGATTGGTCCTCTTTTACTCGATCCGATAACTAATCGGCCGGTTCCTAAAGGTAATGCAATGTTTTGACTCTCATCGATTTCAACTGTGTAAACACCACTTGATTTAAAGCGATTGAGATTTAATTTTTGTGCCATTTCGGTCCTACTATTTTTAAGTTATTTATTTAACTTCGGACTCAAGATTTTGTCTAGATTGTCCTTTGCTATCATTATTTATCATCGCAAAGATCTTAGTATATCTAAGACAGTATAAGAAATTACGAAAAATCAAATTACTCACCATGAATTCAATGAAAAGAACCCCAAAACCTCTATCTAGAGGAGAATTAATTAGATTTATTAAGATTAGAGACGTTAAATCGCCCGAATACGGAACTCCCGGTTCAGCTGGAATAGACTTTTTTGTTCCAAATGATTTTGAAGGCGTAATACTTGAGCCAGGCGAAGCCATTTTAATTCCAAGCGGCATTCGTGCAAGATTACCCTTACATACAGCACTAATTGCATTCAATAAGAGTGGAATTGCTACAAAAAGGAGACTCCAAGTTGGTGCCCAGGTAGTAGATTGCGATTATCAAGGAGAGATCCATCTACATCACTATAATTGTGGAACAATAGATGCGCTAGTTTCTCCAGGAGATAAAATTGTACAGTTTATTCTTACCCCAATTATTAAAGCAAAATTAATTGAGTGTGAAAATGAGTCTGAGGTATTTCCAACACAATCTGACAGAGGTTCTGGCGGATTTGGTTCCACTGGAACAAATTAATTGGTATATTAACCCAAAGTAAGATAAAATGATAATAAGCTCTGAATTTAAACAAGAAGATTCTAAACTAGTAGTTTCATATTATGATGAAGCTGGTAATATCGCATACGCAGTAAAGCATATCCACGATGCTGATCAATTCAATTGGAAGCTGACGGGTCGCCCTTCGGAGTATCGAAATTGGGATAATAAATTTGTTGATAAAGGTAAAAGCAAATGGCTAAGCCGCTTCCGAATCGAAGAACTTATTCAAACCAGCTTTACTAAAGAAGAGCTTGATCAAATCTATTCTGACTATACGCCAAAGAAATATTTTCTCGATATTGAGATTCAGTTAACTTCAAACGAGTTTCCTGATCCAGCCAAAGCTGCCATGCCAGTAAACTTAATTTCATTTTGTGGTCCAGATAATGTAACCTATATTTTATCCACAATGAAAAAGCTAGATAACGAAGCTATTTCTAAAATGGAAGCAGAGATTAATGAATACCTAAGTGCACAAGGCCAGGTATTTACACTTAAATATATGTTTTTTGAGAAAGAAGAAGACTTAATGTCAACCTTCTTCCATCGAATACTTCCAAAGCTTCCATTTATTACAGGTTGGAATGTAATTGAATTTGACTGGAAATACCTAATTAATCGTTGTAAGCGCCTTAATATTAAACCAATGGAATCTATGGTTTGTGATAGGCTAATCGGTAAAGGTCAAGCTCCAGTTCACTTAGGTCTACTCGATTATCTTGAAGTGTTTATGAACCTTAAGCCAATTAAAGTTGTTGAAAATTATAAGCTTGATTATATTTCTCAATTAGTGCTTGGAGTAAGTAAATTACATCACGAATATGGTTCAATGATGGAAGCTCAACAAGATGTTGAAAACTTCGTAAAGTATAACGCAATTGACGTAATGCTTGTTAAATTAATTGAAGATAAGCTAAGTCTACTTGATGTAGCCTTTGCTATTTCCAAAACTGCACAAGTTGATGTATCAAAAGTCTTTAGTGCAGTGTTTATTACAGAATCCCTAATGTGTCGCCACTTTTTACGAGATGGTAAGAAAATGGCCTCAGACAAAAGAGAGTTAGCCGAACAGGTAACATACGAAGGTGCCTATGTAAGTAAGCCTATTCCAGGTCACCATAAATATGTTTCATGCTTTGACTTTTCGTCAATGTACCCTAACGTGCAAATCCAGTTTAATATTTCTCCTGATACATACTTAGGTAAAATGAAACCTGGTCATATTCTTAAAGAGGATGAAATTTATACAAAAAATGGTACCCTTTTTACTAAGAAGAAAGACTCAGCTGCTCGAGTTATACTAAAGCAAATGTACGATCGACGTATGGGTATTAAAGGGCATATTACTGAATTAAAACAGGCAGCGAAAAAAGCCGCGCAATAATGATAAAATGGTTAAAAAACAAAATAAACAAATATATGTACGATATTGATGCACTCGCCCAAACTAGAGATTTTATTATGGGCAAAGATTACCAATGGGTAAATACCCCAGATAATACCAAAATGTCAACCATTACCAAGGTAGTTGACGTATTTAGTAGAGGAGGCCTAATGGCTGTAAAATTAGCCGATGGATCTAGCATAAGTTTAGAAGAACTTAATACTAAATTAATGGCAATTATGGATGGACAAGAAGCTTTAACTAGAGCCGAATGTATGTCTATTAGAGGGCCAGTAATTGATCCAAACATAACTAATGCGGAAGCCTTACCTAAAGTTAGTCAACCTGTCCAAGCTGAGGTCCAAGCTACGTTAAAATCTGCAGGCATCTTTGAAATGTTTGCGACTGAGGAGTCTTTACTAAACCTAAATTTAAGAGTAAACTTGCCTTCACTTAACTTATTGAAGATGATGTATAAAAACTCACAGAACAAGTCAGAATTTTTAACAGAGTTAGCAAACCATATAAATAATCAAATAACAGCAGATCATATTAAAGATGCCTTGCTGAAAAAACTTGATTCTAAATAGTGGAGCTAATTATTTTACCAATTGAAGTCTCGGATTCAGAAAAAATACGAGCAATTTACTGTAGGCCAGATGGCGAACCAGTTACAATAAAAATTGATCATGCTAAAGATGCGTCGAGTTTTTCTGCAATCAAACGCATGTATCAAGAGATTGGGGTAGAAGACTTAGAACAATCTAGAATATTTAAATTAGGAAAAATAGACAAGGACCTGTGTTTTGCTGTTAATGTTAGCGGGCTAAAAACCGACTCAGATTTAACCAGAGTACCTTTCTATAAAGTAATGCAAGGCGAGCATTCAAATTCAAAATTACTTGCTGCAAGCTTCCTAACTATATCATACTTTGCCTAAGATCCTTTATCCCCTTCTGTGTAAAAGAGGATATAACAAAAGGATTAAATATTTATGGCAAAATCTACACTAGATGCATTCGCAAAATTTAATGATTTACTTGAAAAGAAAGTAAAATCTAAAATTGAAATTCGTGGCTTCTCCGATATCGAGGAGTATATTCCAACAGGCAACTTTTTACTAAACGCACAAATGTCCGGCTCCTTGTTTGGAGGTTATCCAAATACTCGAAGTATTGGAATTGCTGGAGACTCTGGTGCTGGTAAAACCTTCCTCTGCTTAAATGCAGTTCGTGAATTACAGAAAAAAGATTACATGGTTATCTACATCGATACCGAAGGTGCAATCGATTCACATGACTATGTAAAATTTGGAGTAGACCTTTCTAAATTAAAATATCTACGGATGGGTCTTATTAGCGAGGTAAAATTCTATATTAATGACCTAATTGACACAATCAAAGAAAATCCAGGTCTTAAAATCGCGCTATTTGTTGACTCAGTTGGAATGTTAGACACAGACAAGAGCAAACGAGATATGGATGCAGGTAAAAATGCTTCAGATATGGGTCTTCGTGCAAAGGAGATGCGATCTCTTTTTAAATCTTTAACACTAGATCTTTCGAATTATAAAGTTCCATTCATTTTTACAAATCACACCTATGCGTCAATGGATCAATATACGCCAAAGGGTATGTCAGGCGGAGGTGGTCCAGAGTTTTCAGCTTCAATTATTTTAATGCTAAGTAAAGGAACACTTCGTGACGAAAACAAAACTACAACTGGAATTATTGTTCGCAGTAAAACCAAAAAGAATCGTTTAGCCCGTCCGCTTGATATTGAATTCCATATCTCTTTTCATAAAGGTATGAATCCATTTGTTGGATTAGAACAATATGTAAATTGGGAAAACTGTGGAGTTGGCAGAGGCGTAATTATAACTCAAAAAGAGTTTGATAAGATGAAGCCAGAGGAGCAAGAAATTGTTTCACCATTTGAATTAAATGGAGAGGCTGTCTATTTTTATCCTAAAAAACTTGGAAAAACTTATATTGTAAGACACAATGGAGATGCCGTTCCAGTTAAAGAATTTTTCTCAGCTAGGCTTTTTACAAATGAGGTTCTACATGAACTTGATGAAAACATTATTAAGCCAACCTTTAAATTCCCTGAAACTCAAGACGGTATTGTCGATATGGAAACTGATGAACTAACAGAAATTACAGATTTAGATGGAGCCGAAGATTAGTTTTAAACTTAAGTCGGAGCTTCCAATTAAATATGAGTTAGGTTTACACAGAGTACTTCCGTCATATCCAACCGAAACTGATTTTATGGTTGATATTATTCAATATATTATTAAGGTTTGTGAAATAAAGGATAAAAACTTCAATCCAGCTGATTTAAAATTTTCAGCAAAAACCCTTAAGTATGTATTTAATGAAAACGAGGTAACTCCAGGTTTCAAAGATAAACTACGAATTGTAATTAAAAAATTAATGGATGCAGAAACTCTGATTAAAAGAGGAGAATTTTTGTATATTAATAAAGCAGTATTTAACGAACTGTATAACTAAAAAATATGATAGACTTTAAAGAAAATATTGAGTTACTGGAGAAAGTTATTCTTAACTTCATTCTAATGGATGATAATAACGAAACACTAATTCGCCCAAAGAATGTGGAGGCTCTTGATATACGGGAAGTAATTCCTAAAATGAAGACCCAATACTTCAATAATGATGATCTTGGTAATATCTTTAAAGTAGTAAAAAACTATTATAAAGAATATCATAAAGTTCCGTCTAAAACAGAAATTCGTCAACTACTTAACCTAGCTAGTTATGAAATATCTGACGAGCATTTTGATACTCTATTGAGTGTAAACTTAGGAGAATACAATTATGAATTCTTAACTAAATATACAAAGTCGTTTATTTTAATTAAGAATCTTAACTCTTCAATTATTGATATTTTATCATTTTTAAAGACTACTGAAATTAGTCCAGAGAATGTTAATATTATTACAGATCAAGTTAGGACTAAGCTAAATACAAACCTAAATGTTTCTTTTAGTAATGCTGAATCTGGTCTAAACTTCTTTAATGCGGTAGATCACGTTCAAGTTTCTAAAATAGGTACTCCAACTGGATTTCCTTTTCTTGATAAAACGCAAGGCGGCGGCTGGAACCCTAAAACCCTAGTTGTTTTCCAAGGTAGACCTAAAGTTGGTAAATCCATGGTTCTTTCTAATATTGCAGCTCGTGCATTTATGACAGGTTGTCAAACTGGAGTTGCAACACTAGAATTATCCGATACTAAATATATGAAACGACTAGGTTCGAATATCTTAAATATTCAATCTAATCACTATAATGATATTACTTCAGCAGATCGCACTCAATTAATTGAGGCTAAAATCGAACAATTTAAACAGAGCGGCTCCAATCCTGGAGAACTTTGGATTAAAGAGTTTGCAACAGGTAGTGCAACCGCTGTTGATATTGAGAATTATTTCCTAAAGGTACAGGAAAGTACAGGTCAACACATGCAAATTATAATAGTTGACTATATTAATTTAATGAGACCTATGCGTGAGCAGGGAAATACTTACGAGAAAATCAAAGTAATTTCTGAAGAACTAAGAGCAGTTGCTCAACGAAATGAATGGACTATTATTACTGCAACTCAAATTAAACGTGATGCGGTAGATGATCAAAATATTGGAATGTCAGATATTGCAGAATCATTTGGTCTTGTCCATACAGTTGATTCTCTTTATGGATTGATGCGAGGTCCAATGGAAAAACGAATTAAAATTAAGGTTATTGCTAACCGTGATGAAGGCTATACGGAAAGCTTTAAAATGTATCGAATGAATTACGATTTCTCTAGACTTGTCGAAGAAACTGATCCAGCTAGCGAATACTACTCAGATGACGATGATATTTCTGCAATCGAAGATGATCTACGTCTACAGTATGCAAATGTCCAGCCTAAACCGCAGTTAACCATTGCGCCTACCATCAAGCAGTTTGGAGAACATAGCGACATTTTAGAAAATTTATAAAAAAACTACAATAAGTTATGTGGAAGAAAAAAGTTAAAGAGGAAGAACTATTTACAAACGAAGGCGACAATTGGTCAGCCTTAGATGGAGAAGATAGTGAAGTCACTAGTCACGACGATTTTGAAGAAATTGATTCAGCTGACGACTCTGAAATTGATGATGGTGATGAAGCAAGGTATCAACAACACTTAAAATTAAAGAGAGAAGATAAAATCTTTAATAACTCTTGGAATAGTGGAGATGGTGGTAGCGATGAAATTTATCAAAACAATGGAATTAGGTTAGATCCAAGTCATACTGATAGTCATCTACTGGATGCAGCGTCATTTGATCGATATACTGATAAGATGATTATCGAACGAGACCTAAATAATATTGCACTAGCCGATGAAGTTATGGTTGGCTTAATGGAAATATCTTCACAGGGTCGCAAATTTACTAAACCTGAATTAAATCTAGCGTTTGCTAGACTATGCGAACTGGTTAGAACTAATAGAAAAACAACATTTATTGGACCTATTGATGTATTAGATTTTGTGTCAATGATTTCTCAACTAGATTTTAAAAGACTATTTGAATCAATGGAATACGAACATAAAGAGGTTCTTTTATTGGAACTTAATAATAAATTTGGAATACTAGACGGTAAGGTTCGATTTAAAAAGTTATTTTAATGAAGTTAAACAATATAGACAAAATCTTTTTAGTAGGTGATCTCCATCTTGGAATTAGAAACAATTCTGTAGAGTGGGCAGATATTCAAAAAGAATTTTTATTGGAAGTTTTACCAAAAACTGCAGCTGAAAACGGATTTAATCCAGAAACAGATATTCTTATTTTAGAGGGCGATATTTTTCATTCTAGAGAATCGATTAATGTTAGAATTCAAAATGATTCAATGGAAATTTTTGAAAATCTAGCTAAAATATTTAAAAGAGGCGTCTTTATTATATTAGGTAATCACGATGTCTATTATAAAGATTCAAATCAAGTCAACTCAGTTCGCCACCTAAAACACCTTGCTGAAAATATCCATGTATTTGAGAGCCCAGAGATTTTAACAATTAACGAAACTGAGAATTGGCTAATGCTACCTTGGGTTGAAGATACTAAAACTCTAGGCGGCCATGTTGCAGACTATGCAGGTATGTGTAATCGTATTGTATGTCATGCAGATATCAAGGGTCTTAAATTTAATAGATGGACCAAGGTTGAACATGGATTAGAAATTACCGCCCTATCCCAGTATAACAGGGTTTACTCTGGCCACATCCATCACAGACAAGAACAAGATAATATATTGTATACCGGAACGCCCTACCAGATGGACCGTGGTGATCGAGGGAACGCTAAGGGGTACTACATAATAGATGCTAAAAACAATTATGCAGAAACCTTTATTGAAAACCTAACATCGCCAAATTATGTCAAATACGATATATGCGAGTTATTAGATATGAATATTGATCAGCTAAAAGGATTATTAACCAATAATTTTGTTGATGTTATGATTGAGATTAATCTATCTAATAAAATTCCGCTTAGTCAGTTCTTAGCTGTATTAGAGCAGATAAAATATAGAAAAATTGAATTTTTTACCTATACAAGTAGTGATTCATCCGAAGCTAAGCCGGCTGATATTTTGTTAGACCTATCAAGTTCAGATAAGTTTGATGCGTTTGAAATTTTTAAAACTTACTTAAATTCAAAACAATACACTCCACTTATGAAAAAGGATCTTATTACAAAATTCTTTGAAATACAGGAAAGAGCAAAACAAGATAAAGACTATGTTTAATATTGGAATTACAAATAAAGTTAAAATACAGCTTGACCCAGTCGAAGGTTTTCCTAAGATTATAGCTACCAATAGAATTTTACAAGGCGAACCTATTGAAACAGTTTGTGCACACGATTTAAATATGATACAGGCAAAACTTGTATTTAGTTTAGCACCAGCATTTTCAAATACAATTCAGACCAATCCAATCAAATTAAAGCAATTAAATTCTGAGATGGATAAGCTGGTTAATGATTTAAGAAATGACTTGCTTGAGTCTAACTCTGATGCTACACCCGAAGATCTTAAAAATATTCAAGATGATCCACGATTGGTTGATAAATTACATGCATATCACTGGCTGGACTTTTTAACAGGTAATATTTCAAGCTATACTGTATCAGACTATCCAAACGCTAGTATTGAATGGAATGATCAAATTAAAACTTGGCAAGTTATTGCTTCTACTGAAATTTTGACAGATCAGGTAATAAGCTTGCCTAAACCAAAGGACTTATGAAAATAAAGGAATTTGCATTTAAAAATATTTGCTCATATGGAAATAAGATACAAACTTTTAAATTTTCAGATGAGCCAAATTTAATTCTTGTTCAAGGAACAAACGGTTCTGGTAAATCCAGTATATCGGATGCCTTGACTGTTTCTATATATGGAAAATCTGGTATTAGAAAAATTAAAGAGATTCCAAACAGAATCAATAAAAATGCCTATACTTTAGTAAAGTTTACCGCAAACAATGGTGATGAAGTTGAAATAGAAAGAGGCCTCGAACCAAATTTCTCTAAAATTCTAATTAACGGAAATGACTATAATTTACCTGATAAAAGAAGAGTTGATGAATTTATTGAAGAAGAACTTGTTAAAATTCCATTTAATGTTTTTTCAAATACAATTTCTCTTTCAGTAAATGACTTTAAGAGTTTTGTTAAATTGAGCCCAGCTGATAAACGAAAAATTATTGATAAGATCTTTGGATTAGATCTAGTTAATGATATGAATCAGTTGGTGAAAGAAGACGCAAAAACAGTAAAGGGCAAGCAATTCGCTAGCCAAACTGCTCTTACTAAAAATCAACATCTATTAGAGCAAGCAGTGCAACAATTATTAGCTCTGCAACAAGACTTAACTCAAGAAAAAGAGAGCCGCATTATTCAGCTAACCGATATTTTAACTAGAGCCACCTCTAAACAAGACGAAGTTAAGCTATCATATACTGACCTTAAAACCGAATTAGACTCTACCAAGAATAGGTTAAAAACTGCCAGAGAATCTAAATCTTCGTGCACATTTAATATTGCTGAGATCGATAAAAAATTAGCAATATATGCAAAAAACAAGTGTCCACACTGCTTAAGCGATTTAACTGATACTGTTCATATTGGAATTAAGCAGCAACTAGAAGATAATAAAGCCAATTTTCAAGAAGAACTTTTGCCAATAGCAACTAAGATTTTAGAAATAGAAGCTGGAGCTAGGGATCTTGAAGCATCTCAAGAAAAATTCAGAAACGATCATGCAAAACTTTCGTCAGCAATCGATTCCGCTAAAAGAGAATTAGATTCGCTAACGCAATCTCAAGACTCAGAAAAACAAACTCAATATCTACAAAAGATTATTGATCAGTTAAATGAAGATATTGAATCGACTAACACCGATCTAGGCGAATTAGATAAGGAACTTTCGGTTAATCAAGAGCTTGAAGTAATTCTTTCAGATAATGGAATGAAACGTATCTTAATGAATCAAATTATTCCTCTACTTAATAAGAATATTTTAAGGACTTCTAAAATGCTTGAGTTTAAGTTTGCATTTGAATTCGATTTGGAATTTAATCCAATTATTACACACCTTGGAATGCAAATTTCGCCAGAGTCACTATCGGCCGGCGAACAAAAGAAAATGAATCTAATTGTACTATTGTGTATATTAGAATTAATTAAAATGAAAAATAATAAAATTAATCTACTTTTTCTAGATGAAATATTTTCTTCGCTAGATTCTGTAAGTATTTACAAAGTAGTTGATTTATTAAAAACCTTTGCCAAGAAACACAATATGACAGTGTTTGTTATCTCGCATGATCCATTACCGGAAGAGTTTTTTGATATTAAGGTGTTTGTCGAAAACAAAGACCATTTTTCTGATATAAGAGTAAATTAATATAGACCTATGCATACTTACAAAGGAACATCATTCGCAGAAGCTTACCAAAAATCATTAATTGATTTATTTGATAATGGCGACTTGTGTGAAACCCGAGGAACTACCAGTAAAGAATTACTAAATGTTTCATTAGAAATCACTGATCCAAGTCAGTGTATGTATACCAATATGACTAGGTCAACCCAGACCAAATATATTGCAGCTGAATTATTATGGTATTATGCCGGACGTAATGACGTTGCGTTTATTTCAAAGTATGCTAAATTTTGGGAACAGATACAAAATCCAAATGGAACTGTAAACTCAGCATACGGTAACTTAATATTTAAGCCAAAGTCACTCGGCGGCCTTACTCAGTATGAATGGGCAGTTGCCTCCTTAGCAAAAGATAAGGACAGTCGCCAGGCGATACTCCACTTTAATACGCCAGAACATCAATATAACGGAAATAAAGATTTTGTTTGTACAATGTATGGAATTTTCCATATTAGACATAATAAACTAAATTTTAGTGTCTATATGAGATCTAATGATGCAATTTGGGGTACTCCAACTGATGTTGCATTTTTCTGTTCTCTTCAAATGCAAGCCCTAGCCCATCTAAAAGAATTTTATCCAGAATTGGAACTTGGTACATATACTCACCATGCAAATTCATATCACATATATGATAGACACTATGAGTTAGTTAGTAAAATGCTGCTTGGCGAGTTTATCCCAACTAGACTACCATCAGTTAAAACTAATCTAGTATCAATGTCCGGCCATCCAACCCAAGATTTTACAGATATTTTTGAATTTGTTGAACAGGACCAAGATGATATTTTAATTTTACAAGAAAAAGACGATCTTTTAACCTGGATTGTAAACCAATTTGAAGTATGATAACTAGATATGATATAGTATACATGAAAATGGCGTCACAATGGGGCCAGTTATCCAATGCTCGTCGTAAAAAGGTTGGAGCGCTATTGGTAAAAAACAATACTATTATTGCAGATGGTTATAATGGAACCCCGTCTGGATTTGAAAACGAGTGCGAAACTCCAATCTTTGATAAAGATAATAACTTTTTAGACTATGAAACTAAGTGGTACGTTTTGCATGCTGAATCAAATGCCCTAGCTAAAGTTGCAAAATCCACACAATCTTCTGAGGGATCTACGCTTTATGTTACAATGTCTCCGTGTAGAGAATGTAGCAAATTAATTCTACAAGCTGGAATTAACCGAGTAGTTTATTCAGAAACGTACAGAGACTCTGCCGGTCTCGACTTATTAAAAAAGGCAGGGGTTGATGTAGTTCAGATTCTAACCGAATCTGAATAAAAAAAGTTATCCACATTTTGACAGAAGATATTGCAACCAGAGAATTAACTATTGTTTTCGTAAGAGATTATAAAACATTTGTTGAACGCTTTTCTAAAAAAAGTAAAAGCGACTATGTTCTTAATATTAATAAAATCGTAAAGGAAAAATTTCAAACTGAAATCTTTATTCCAAATAAAGTCCAAGCGTTTCTATTAAATTATGAAATTTCTAAATTAATTGATAAAGTTATTAAGATAAAGAACCAGAAATATTCCAGGCTAATTTATTTAAATACTGAGCTTTCGCCAACTGGCATCTTAAATTCAATTAATTTCTTAAAGACCACATATACTTGGGTCGAGTTTGATTTTACAGTAATTGATCCAGACCAAGAATTTCAAGCCGTTCTAAAAGACATAAAAAAAGGAGATCATTGATCTCCTTTTCTATTTAAGTAAATTTAATATTATTCTTCGTCTTCGTCAGTTAATTCTTCTGACTCTTCCTCTTCTGGCATTTCTGCAACTCGTTGAATAGCTGCTTTAAATATTTCAACACATTCGTCTTTTTCGATTTCCATTTTTTCGCAAGCAATTTCTAAAATTTCTTTTAGTTCATCGCTAAACTCTTCCATAAACATTTCAAGAGCTTCTTCGTCGATTTCTGGAGTTTCTTCTATTTCAGTGTCTTTAATTTCTTCGTCTTCTTCAAACATATAGTTTTCAAATTGAGGAACATGACTTTCTTTTACTATTGTAACGCCCATTGCTGGAGTCGTATTTAAAGGTTCTTCGATTTTAATTTTAGCTGCACGACTTGGTACATCACTGTTAAAAGCTTTCCAATAACTATCGTTATTATGATTCTTTCCGCCATTTTCAAAGTTAGCGTCTCTTTTTGCAATATTAGTCCATTCTTTTAAAGACTTTCTTTTAGATTTATCAAATGACTCAGTTTCGTTAGGTCCACCAAACGACGGAGCCTTTATATCCATAAATCTTTTAAAGTCTTTAACAGCGCTGCTTTTTAGGTTAAAAATATCCATTTAGCTTTAGGTTTTTAATTTTTAGAATTGTCCGTTTCTGGTTTCAGTATAGCTATCTGCAACGAATTGGAATGCTGTTGTATAAATTGCATCACCTTCGTATTTCAAATCCATTTCACCAGTTAAATTATCTCCATAAACAAATACTGGAGAGAATGTAAATTCTCTATAGATATCGCCGGCTCTGTTGTGAATACCTACATAAATGTTGGCACCATTTGGAGCATAGTCCTTTTTAAGACCTTGACGACCAGTTAATGGATCGTATACTAGGTTACCCCATGCTCTAAATTGATTGTAAACATACATTTCATTTGCGTCATTTAAGTTGACTTCAAAATCAATTGTAAGTTTTGCACCAGTTTCCTTAGGAGCTGCTGCTGCGAAATATCTTTTAGAGAATCTGTACGCTTGTGTTGCCAATGTACCGGTACCAGCTTGTTCTGGTAAACCTTTAATTGATTTTACGTGCTCAACCAATAATGGGGTAATTGTATTATTGTTGATTGATGCAGGAGGAGTAATAATTACCGTGAACTGGTTAAGGTATAACGGTTCAAATAGATTACGACCTACTGTTGAATTTTTAAAATGTGGTAAACCTGCCATTTATATTGGACCTTTTTGTTTATTTATTCTTTGAGTTATGCATTATCTCTACGCTCGTCTTCCTCCCATTTGGTAAGAAGCTTTTTAAACTCAGTTTCTTTTTGTTCTGGAGTCATGGGTTTTGTTCTATTGAACTCTAACTCATTTATTCTACGCTTTAACTCTCTTGCGCTAACTTCGTTATAAGTCTTTGCAGTTTGAGTTGATGGTAAAGATTCGTTTCCAACAATATCTAAATCTAACGTTGGAATAACTGCAACAATTAAGTTTCCAGCATAGACTGGATCGTCGCTTTGAAAATCTTCAAGCTTCATATCAAAGCTTGCACCAAATAATTTAGTTAATCTAGTAGAAGCTGGTGTAATTGAAATAGTAAATTTATCAGCGTTTGCTATTTTATCGCCGCCTAATTCCTTTAACATGTTATTTGACATTAAATATCTAAATTTAACGTTTTTTTCGCCAGAACCTTCTTCAATCATTCGTAACTTATTTGTTTTAATAGTTACATAATAATTGCAGCAGTCTTCTTCTGGTTTTTCTTCAAGTGTACACTCTTTTTCAACTTCCTCTAGCGTTTTGTATGGGCCAGACGCAAGTTTTATCTTACCCTTAGCTTCACTATCAGTTCCAATTAAAGATTCTATAGTTGGAGCAGTTTCGCCAGACTTAACCTCGATTGTATGTATTACTTTATTCTCGTCTTCCATTGTTAAACAATAAAAAAGAGACTCGGCCGGAGCTGGTAACAATTTTTGATCTTCTGGATCTTCTTTTGTATACTGAGCTGCATCATATGGAATAGTTGCAGGCAAGCCTGGTTTTTGTATAACAGCAGGTAGTCCTGGTTTTTGAGTAACTGCAGGCAATCCAGGTTTCTGAATAGTCGCAAGTTCCTTACTTCCTTGAACAGCAGGTAGATTAGATCCTCCGGCTGGAAGCTCAAGCGCTTCGTTTTTAGTAGACTTGCTCTTCTTTTCATTAACATAACCACAAATAACTGCATGTATTGCAAGTAAAAGGTCACGTATTTTATCTGCACCTGTATACTTTACATAGGTAGAATTTCCATAGGCATCTACAAAATCTAGGTCAGGGTACACATTAAAGTTATGCAAAACGGTTTTTTGATCGTTTTGGTTCCAAACTGGCTCGCAGTCTTTAACTTGCCATTTAAGTTCGTGACTTTGAAAAATTTCGCAGATTACTCCCATTTAATTATGCTTGTGGTTTTTCTCCTCTAAAGGCTTTACCTTTATTGGAATCTTTTCTTTCTGGATCAACTGTTTTATAGTTTGCCCAAATTTCATTGTATATTCGGCAGCTTGCTCCCATAAAATTAATAATGCCGACAAATTTCTTACGATCATCGCCAGTCATCTTGGAAACTTTTCTTCCAATACGTCGAGCATCATCAAGATCTAATTCTTCTTCGTCATCTTTACCAACTAATTCTTTAAGAGAATTTCTTTTCTTTTCATTTAGTTGAATAAAAGACTCAAATGTCATTGATCTTGAGTCTTCAGCATATGCTGACTCGTGATCGGCTGCATATGATTCAAATTTATCAAGCTCGTCGCCAGTCATTAGACCAGTTGCATACATAACAAATCTTTCATAAAGATCTGCTCTTTCCTGCATAGGAATACCTGCTTCATCCATATATTGAATTATGCTAGGAGGTACGCTTAGTGTAATCCTCATCGAGTTTTTAATTATTTTTGTTTGCTAGCCATCTTAGGATCAACTGACTTAGTGATAGCTGTACCTTTAATAACTAATTTGCCAAATGCTGGATCAACTGACTTAGTGATAGCTTTACCTTTAGGCGCAGCTTCTGCTAAGTTTTGGTTAACTGACTTAGTGATTTTAGCACCTTTAGCAGCTTTAAGATCAGTCATTTTAGTGTCAACCGATTTTTTAATGCTAGAACCTTTAGGCATATCTAATTTAGCCATTTTAGGATCAACGCTTTTTCCTAATCTAGAACCTGCAGCAGGCATAGATGCTAAGTTTTGGTTAACTTTTTCAGTTAGGAATTCTGTGTAAGACAATACTTGGTTTGCCATTTTATTGTTTCATTTTTTTAATTACTCGATCTTCTCTGATCACTCCTGGTCTCTCCAATCCTGTAATATGAGTATTCATATTAAAAATAAGTTAAGGCCGTTAGGGGGTCTCAGATTAAATAGTTGTTATAATTACCTAATTAGACAATTATTTTAGTTATTTATCTGACCTCTTAAAATAAGAAAGCCCTCCGAAGAGGGCTTTACTTTTATTATTAAGTCAATTAAGATTAACCTAAGTACTGTACACCTGAAGCGTTACCAGCTGCATTCAATATGTTGAATTGAACATATTGAGTTTGTGGATGCCATCCAGCTTCAACCAAAGCATATCTTGACTTCATACCGATTTTCGGAGAGAATGTACCCTCAGAAATAGTTTGAAGAGATTCTGCCATGATGTAAGGCATAAATTTAAGTCCTGGCTCTTCGTCAGCACCTTTACGACCGATAAGAATAGTGTTATCATCGAAACGTAAGTTTGGATCAACATAGATAGTTAAACCGTGAACTTTACCAGCAGGGTAAAGAGTTCCAGCAGCAGAACCTAAATCATTGTTGAATGGAGCGATAGAGTAACCAGCAGCATCAGCCATAGCAGATGCAACTTTAGCAGAAACTACTGCGAAAGTACCAGCACCGAAACGAGCTCTGTGGTAAATTAAGTTAGCAGATTCAAGAATCTTAGTAA